GTCGTAGGATTCTTTGTCGTTAATCGCCAGAGCCAAGATGTTCTCGATTAGTTCGGGACTCAATCCCGTTTTCTTGGCGCAATCGACCTCAAGCACATTGAGTGCAGCAATCGAACCGGAGTCGTAATCGACGGCGACGACGCAATCCTCTAGATGAATCATCATCGGCTCCCTGTTCTCCCTGATTTGGTCAGAAACAACATGCGATGGAACCGCAAGAGAGAAATCGACGGTTTTACCCGTCTTAACAAACGTTATCTGAAGCATGGATTAACCCTTTCAAGGTTAAGAAGATTGGACACATAGGAGTCTCACCTATCACCGCCACCCGGTGTCTCTCGTAAATCGAGAAAGTGTCCTGATTTGGCTTGGTACTAGTTTCATCACCCGTGTCATCGGTGAATGACCCTTCCGCCCAGGCTCAATCTGTCTATGATGGACACCGGCTCTACTGTCGATAGAGCGGGCTAATGTCGCATTACAGATTGTGCTTTCTGATGAAAAAGCACCACGTTACGCAGCTAGGCTAGGATGTTTACTCACCCCGTGGATTTGTGCCACAATTGCCTGCTATCGTCGCCTGTCGGGGTCATCCTAGAAATAAATCCGGGGTAGGTTGCCCAACATCGTTACGATAGGTTCTTATTGCCCTAACTGTCAGCGCTATCTCAACGTCCCTGCTACAATGCCGTCTAAGACATCCTAGTGTTGTGATTATTGCCATCCTGACAACAATAGTTAGACCGCACAGTTAAATCTGTGTTCGTCACCACAACACCATATACATCGACTGCCATCGTGGACCTAGGCTAGGAATAAATCCCTAACTTGTCTCCGGGGTCGATATATAATTGGCAAGTACGTATCGAGTGTAAGACACAGCGATTACAGCTGTATCCCTCACGCACGCAACGTCTAATTGTCAAATATCACCGTATCGAATGCAGTTTGAATCGCCCCTACAGGTATAAGAGGTCATCTCAGCTATGTTGATTCATAGCCATCGTCTATCCCCCTCGTGCGGCTACTAATCAGGTCCACATCTAGAACAGATTCCGCCAGCTATCTGCACTTACGATTCTCAATCAGGTTTTACACTGACCAAATAATCGCAGCCACAGACATCCGACGGGAGCCGTATCTAAAGCAGTCCTGATGTTCGCACATCAAAGTTTAGACCGGAGTGATTACGCTAAACGCTACAATCTTCGAGTCGAATGTTATCCGGCACCATTGGCACTAGGCTAGGCCAATCTAATCCCCTCGTAAGGGAAGAAGAAGGTAGGATTAAAACCCCATGGTATCAATCCTCGCCGAAATATCGTCTCGCGTCATGCAATCACTACCACGGCAAAAACACCGAAGAAGATAGCAATCCCGCTACTGTGCAAGGTTTCATCCGTCCCTTGCGCCAGCCGATACGAATTGTGAAAGAACATCTCGCGAAGATACGCGAGCCGTCCCGCGCGACCCGCGCGATAGCGGGGGCCGCATCGACCCGCGCGGACGTACCGGCGGGCCGAGCCTTGCCTAGAGCGAACCCCGTGCCGCGCGTAACTCCTTTGTTTACGTCGCCTGGGCCTGCCATTTTGGCAGTTTTGGCCGTTTTGCCTGTCAAATCTGCCATTTTGGCAGGGAATTTGGCTTGATGAGGGCATAAATCCTATGATTTTGGGCTATTTATCCATTAAATCAGGGCTCCGTTAAATATAAACGCACCAGACGCACAGAGAGCGCGTAGTTTAATCGCTAGACTTAGGATGATGTAGGTGTCCGATAGGGGGTAGATAGGCTCGTGAGCGCCACCGTTCGCGCCGTGACATAGGATAGAGAAAGGGGTTTGTTTACTAGCATATCCCATAGAGATAACCCCTATACAAAGAGAAGGTAGGATGGCTCCCCACTATAGCTTCGTCCCTAGGGATATATAAGGGAACTTTACGGATAGATAAGGAGTTAAGTCTCATTTGCTATCTCTCTACATAGCTGATGTGCCTAGCTTAATATTTAATGCCATCCAACCACATCCCACCCAGAAATCCCAAATGCTCTACATGAAATCTTTATTAAATCTTCTTGTAAGTCCTTTATATATCTCCTGGGTTCCATCGTATCGCCCCGTCGGAGATACCAGGGCCTTGTCTGGTATCTGCGCGTGTATCCTTTGGTTGAACACGGCCCATCCATAGGGAGTCCAGGGAGTGATGTTATCCATTGGCTTACACCGACCCTGGGACAGAGAAGAGATTTCCACGGGGTTCTTCTCATATAATCTCCATAACATCTTTATATACGTAACAAAGCCCCCCATACACTGAGAGGTTCCTATCCATATATGCAGCAATCGAGCGTGGCTCTGTAGGATACATGCAATCCAAGAGGCGTTAGCAGAATCTCACAGGAACTGGGAATCCGTTTTTTACTATCATATCGGGCGTGCGGCCGAGATACGATTGAACAGGTCAACCGCATCTCGGGGTGGTCCGCTACTTCTTCAGTTCGTGATACTTACCAATCAGGGCGACGTGGAAGCCGAGGATAGTGACCTCGGTGTAAATCTCGTCACCGTATCGAACCCACCTCTCGTTGTGGATTTCGTGCCTGCCGAGGAACTCCGATACGGGGTATGGCAGGAGGTTGACGATGCGGCAAGAGAGAGAGGCGATTCGAGGGAACATTAGATATTCCCCCAATCGTCAGAGTCGTCCTGCTGCTGAGGCTTGATGTCGTAGGCTGATTCCTCTGGCCCGCACTCGGGACAGGGGTAGATACGGCCTTTGTAGTGATGACCGCAATACATACAGTCTGGCATGATTAAATGACCTTCCAAGTTAGCTGGCTGATGGTCCCGTGGTGAAGGATACCCTCGCGGTTGCCCTTGAGAATCTCGTTCTTGATTTCTCTCTTCTCCGATTCGCGGACGGGTGTCTCGCTGACGTGGATAGGTATGGTGATATCGACCTGGCAGCCGTCGATGGTCCAGTCGCCTTCCATTAGATGACCTTCGACGACCAGCTGATGCGCTTGTCGCAATCAACGTGGTAGGTTTCGTTGTAGATGAGACCGCCACCATTGAGGCTCTGGGTCTTCCAGCGGATAACAATATAGCCATTGGCATCCATCGTGACGTTGACGCCGGGTTTGGTAAGGATTGGAGTCTTGGGCATGATTAATTCTTCTTTCTTTCGATGTTGCAGGAGCAGTAGGTAAAGGAGCCGATGTAGACGTGGTCAGGAACCCAGATAGTCACAACGTGACCGTCGGGATGTTTGAGGTGATAGTGATTCACTTGGTCCTCGGAATCTTGCGGATTGCGCGCTCTTTGTTGGAGGGAGCGAACATCAACCACGATTGGAAGGTGCGAGCCATTAGGTCGCGAGAGCCAGATGCGCCAGGCATCACTCGCTTCCATAGACGTGTTCCCTTCGTGCGTTCGTAGATACCCATCTTGGGCGTTGGTCGGGCAGCCATTAAATCGCTCTCGTTTCTATCATGGGGTGTTCGTCGGACGGATGCTCGTAAATAAGGTAGATGTGTTCGGTCTTGATGATTACCCTGGGGCGGATAACATAGTTAGTCACAGCTATGCAGCTCATCAGGAAGAACATGATTTGCCAGAAGATTGTGCTGTGGCTTATTCGATGAAGAGTGTCCATTATCTTTCTTTCTTATCGCAAGGATAAAGGTAGAGATTAAAGAGGCAGGCAGGAGAGGGACGCCCCCGCCCGATAGGGCGGAGACTAGGTGTTGAATGTCTTCGGGGATACTCACGGCTAGCAGCCGTAGAACGAATCGCGGAGTTCCTGGAGGTCCTCGGCGTTATCCATCACCATGGCGTAATACATACCCATCGCGCTAATGAATCGGACGTCATGGTTGTGATAGCCGTGGGCGTGGGTAAACTCGTGGACCACAGACGTGACCATCGAGTTCCAATCGGAGCTGGGTCCGGTGCCGACTAATCGGTCAGTAACCTGAAACGTCTTGTCATCTATGTAGAGAGGATTGAGGAGAATGTGTCCGCGCTTATGCATCGCTGTGGTGCCTGGACTGAACACCCAGCCCGGAGTAATCGGTCCGTTGTATCCGGTGACCTCTCCGACGAACTTGATGAGGGCGCACCACTCGGCCATCATCTTAATCGCCTTCTTGTCCCAGGTGCCGGGGAGGAATCGCTCGGGAATCTCGTGACCCTCCATCTCGTTGTGAACGTGGATGTCGAAGCTATCGTGCCCAGCGGAACCGCGCTCCTTTGAGAATAGCTCAGTCAACATCTTGACCAGGTCGATTCCCGATTCGAGGAGGAAGGAGAGGTCTGCGCCCGAACCGTCGCAAATCCCAATCTCAATCGCACCCTTGCCACCCCTGTAATCGTGGCAGATAGGAGTGTCGAGCTTGGAGATACGGTTGGGGTTGGCGAAGAGTCTGTCGAGAAATCCTTGAATCTCGTTTCTGCTCTTGGACCTCAATCCGTCGCGATTCGACATGAAGTGGTCGGTGCTCTTGCCAATCACGTCAATCACCACTACGTACTTCTGGTCATCGCTCCCGCTCAGCGTGCTCATCATCTGGCCGTTGGCCCGAATGATAATATTTTGACCAGAGACCTCAGTCACGGTCATCTTGGCCCAATCGACGCCGGGGATTGGGCGAGTCCCCTTGACTGCAACATCGGCGAAGGTTTTGAGGACGCGACCATCCAGCATCACTGTTGCGCCCTTGGTATCGGTCCAGCAGAGCCATTTCTCGATGTTCCGCCGAATCCGCCAGGTCGCTGCCGGAACGCGAATCCGCATCTTCGTTCCCTCGACGTACTCAAGATTGTCTTCGGTCCAGTATTGACCACCCTCCCCGTGGATATGAAGGGTGCCGGTCCTGATGTGCCACTCGACCATCGCGAAGCAGATGAGCTTCTTTGCCCACCCGAATCCCCCGGTGTCGCCATCCTTCTTCTGCGATGCGCCCAGGGTGAGGAACTTGGAAAAGACGATTAGGTTGCCTTCTCCGTCGTCCCTATCCATACCACACCCATCGTCCTCCCACACTACCCAGCACGTATCTGTCTTCCACTCGTTATCGGGGTCTCGTTGAATATCCTTTGCCGGAGTCAGAGTGATGTTGATGTTCTTAGCACCAGCATCTAGGGAGTTCTGCCCTATCTCGCGACCCCAAGCGTAGGGCCAATCGTAATAAGTGGCAATCTCCTTTTGCCAGTAATCGTTCGGTGTCTTCACCGAGAAAATCTCTTTGCCTTCGCTGCCTTGCATCGTATCGCCTTGCCTTTCGGATTAGAGCGGGGAATTCCCGCATCACGATTGTAACACTATCTTGAGGGGGAAGTGTCACAGAAGTGTAAAATGTTTTGATAGATGTTAATAATGGATTGATAATATCATATCGCGATTTTTGATATATCTCCATCGTCCATGGATTCCCCGTATCCAGCCGTCCCATCGGACTGACCCGGCTTTGCGGGTCAGTGGCAGGTGTGATACGGTTGAACGCCCGCACGCTCTATCATATCAATCAAGGCTGGGGGCGGGGGCCGTATCGGCCCCCGCCCCCGTATCCCCTATTCCTTGCGAAGCGAGGTCATCCCATCGTAGGACCGTGCGTGATTCAGAGTCTCGCAATCGTTCTCGACAGCGAGGAGGAACTTGGTCAATCCCTTATTAGGAATGTATCGACCAGCGCCGGTATCCCCAGCGGGCCAGTAGCGGGTGCCACCATCGTCGGCTGCCTCTAGCTTGAATCGCTCGCCACCATCGATGTTCTTGTTTACCCACTTGTAGGCGTTCATCAGGCTGATACGCCCTTTCTTCGTGCCGCCTTTGCCGCCTCCGCTGCGCGTGCTGACCTTGCCAGCAATCACCTTGAAGGCCGCCTTTGCGGCGACCATATCGTTCCCCTCGCCGGTGCTGGGGGTGTACTCAATCACGACGGTCAGCTTGGGCTTGTATCCCGGTGTCGTAACCTTGTCTTCCGAATCCTTGACTTCGGCGATAGTGAAAGCCTTGACGTGGTCGTGGCACTTGTTGAGGAGAGCCATCACCGTTTTGGTGACGGTTCGGGTTGCGGCGAACTCGTTGATTGCCGTGATTGAAGACTCCTGCGCCGCCTTGGCGCGATGGAGAGTGAAGGCCGCGAGGAAATCCTCAGCAGTCGAGCCGGTGACCTTGGCCACCATATCGGCGTAGGCCGCGAATCCCTTCGTATCACCTTTGTTGAACTCCTCAGTCGCCACAGCAAACATATCAGAAAATTTAGCCATTTTGAAAATCCCTTTTCAAGCGTATCAGCGCCCCAGTGGATACCTGGCGACGCGCGCCGCCCCCGCTTGCGAGGCGACGCCCGTCTAGCGTAACGATTCCAATCCGGAGAATTGTCACAGAAGTGTACCGTCTCAGAATTTTTTTTGGGGGATTATACCCGACCCCAGGGGTGAAGTGTCACGGAAATGTAAAAGGAAAATGGCGAACGTAACCATAATAAAACGGCGAAGTGTCACAGAAATGTAAAACCTTCCCAGGTTGCGGAGGTCCCGTCGGAGAGCAAGGTTGGCGTAGCCAACACCAACACGGTGCAGGCTCCGGTTGAACACCGGAGCCTGACCTGATACCCTAGTATCGACTTGGGGAGATGTTGCTGGGACGCAGGGAATAGAGTATCTGTCTCTGATGACGAGCCCAGCGCCAATCAGGGGCGCCGCTCACGGTGACCAAAGAACCGATGGCGTTCTGGACATCATCCCAGTCATGATTGGCGACACCAATGGCGCACAAGGCGGCGACAGTGGCGTAACGTGCAATCGTCTGGAGATGAGCGTGTTTGCTGAGTCTCGCCTTTTCGGCGGCGTATCCATCGGAGTACGTCCGATTGAGCAGCTTGGCGCAGAGTTCAATGATGCATTTCTTGTCTAGGTCTGGCCAATCGTCTTTTGATTTGTCTCGGGCGCGATGCGCTTCGAGTCGAGCATCGGCGGCGACACAATCAGCCTCGAACTTTTCCATATCCATTATGCCGCTGCCTGAATCACGAGGGTTCCACGAGTCGTCTTTCTGAACATCACATATCGTTTCCGCTTGAGTTTAATCACGTACTGCTTGGCGATGAACAGGTCGAGATTCATGTCTCTTGCAAGTCGGTTGATGGTGCACTCGCCGTAGATAGTGAGAAGTTGGATTATATCTTTGGCGATGCTTCCCTCGATGTTGATGGAGAACCTTCCTCTTTTATTGACCATCTCAATCTCTTTTATCCTTTCATTGATGACGATGCGAATTCCTTTGACGTAGGGATTGGACTCGACGTGGATTTGGCAGAAAGGCTTGCTATTATTCGTGGGCTTGCCGCAATCGAACTCGTTGCAGTATCGAGTATGCCTACTCTTGTTATCTTCGAATCGTCGGGCTGTTGGTATCGGAGTGGGTCTTCTGTTCATGATAGCCTCCTAGGCTTTGTTGTTGCTTGCGAGATAGTAAAGAACGGCGGGAGTGATGACCAGTAGAAACACTCCGATTAAGAATAAGAAGATGGTCACTACGCCCACCACGTCACGATGTCTGCGCCATCTTCGAAGGCGACCTCCACGTAGCCCTGATTCGAGCAGAGGGACTGAATCTTGTCGTTCGCCTTCATCCCGAATCCCGTCTCGACCATGAACGTGATGTTGTCGTCGTACCCGATGGACAGGCTGTGGATACGGGGGTTGCCATCAAGCCCCATGATGAAATCGAAGATGTCGGGCTCTTGGGTCCTGAGCAAATCAGCCAGAGCCAACATACCCTTTGATGCGTCTTGCGTCTGGGGGACACTCTTTGGCTTAGTGCCCCATCTCGCCAGGCTCATCACTTTGTCGTACGCTTCTGCCGGTGTCATATCGTGTCTCCTAGGCGGTTGGATTGGGTTGAACGTCTTGTTGTGATGACCAGTTATTCATGAGATTGAGATGTTCTTCTTCTGTCACGTTGAATGGTGGCAGAGCAGCAAGTGATGAGCAGGTCATCTCTGTGCTTACAGGACATCCCTTGCCATCATCAGCAAGGAAATGTACCCTGAGTATCATGGACGTATCATCCTGCCATACGATACAAGTGACTAGGTCACTTACTTTGATGATGTGTTTAGTTACTGTGATGTTCACGCTCTACTCTCCTCTGGGGTGTTTGCTTGGCTTGCACGACTTGGACATCATACGGATATTGCTGGGCTTGATGGTGATGGTAAGACGACGCTTGGTATCAGGGTTGAACTGATGACACTTGGAGCACACAGTATTACCCTGTGTGATGTTGACAACGATAGCTGCCGTACAGCAGACACTATCAGTAGCATATAGATACATCATTCTCTTGTCTCCTTGATACGATAGTATAACATATCACACGCACGTGAGTGTCACAGTAATGTAAAACCTTCCCAGGATGCGGAGGTCCCGCCGGACTGTAATGGTGCGCTTCGCGCACCCACACTAGCGTGCTACCTCCGCTTGAACAGCGGCAGCACAGGCAGCACAGGCGGAGGGGGGGGGCTATCCCCCCCCTCCCTGTATCCTACAGTTTGCCGTACTTCGTGAGCATGGCGTGAGTCGCGGCGTTGGTGGGCGCCATATCCTTAAGCGTCTGCATGAACTTGCCAGCGGGAACCTTCACGCCGTTAATGGCGTAGTCTTCTTTGCTGCTACCAGTGAAGGTGTATCCGTCCTCTTCGTGGCAGTTCTTTGCAATGGTAGGCGCTGCAATATGGCTGCCAGCGGAGACAGTTCCGCCCGTGCTACGCTTGCGAGCCTTACGAGCCTTAGCGCCAACAGTCAGGCATAGGCTGTATCTTGCGCCGTCTTCTGACAGAGACAGAGCCAAGACAACGGGAGCACTGTCGCTGTGCGCCTTGTTGTGAACGTCAATAGACGCGAGCAGAGCCAACGTCTTGCTTGCCTTGGCTGGCTTGCTTGCCTTGTTGCAGGCGTGCTGAATGGCGGTGTACGAAAGCGTCTCCGCTTGCTCGGAAGCGAAGGTAGCGTAGGCGAGAGAGAACGTCTTGGCGTCAGTGACACCACAGGAAGCGACGTTAGCGGCGTGCTTTGCCAGCGTGCTACCGGCCGCAATGGCAGCAGCACAAGCGGTGAAAAGGTCTAGGGTCATTTTGAACGTGGACATGGGATACTCCTGTTAGCGGGAAAGAAGAAAGGCAATGGCGAGAACATGCAGAATGCCAACGTAGCAGCCTGCTAGAACGCACAGTATACGCTGTGCGGTAGTGTTTGGGGAGTCTAGTTCGGCGGACTGAATAGCACGGAGTCGCATAGTCTTTGGAATTGTGTCAACGTGCGACTCAAGGTACGCACAGGGGCATTCGACAGTCAGACATAGACAGTCTGGGCATAGGTCATAGTTCTTAACGCTGGTCTGGGTTGCGCTGTCGTTCGTCACTGTCATGCCTCCGTGGCTTCCCGAATTCTACTCCGTCCAGCAAGACAAAAGCAAGACCCCGGGGCTTTTTCAAATCCCTGGGATTGCGGGAGTTAGCGAAGCGCCGGGGTGGTCCAGAGAAAAATAATCAGCAAAGTAATAATGTTCAAGCATAACTAGGCCGCCATTGACTTTACGTTCTTCTTAAGTCCTTAATAGACACGCCTTAAAATCTATACTCTACATAGACAGAAGCCGTGAGAAGTGCGGTGTATAATTATGCAACAGGAGTACCGCACATGACACCAGAACAATTCTCAGACTGGCAGAGTGATAGACCAGAATGGATTAGTCAGGAGACTGCTGTACTTGCAGCTTGCATTAAAGATATTAGTGACTTTATTGACTACGATATTGGCCCTGCTATTCGTGCGAAGCGCAATGGTGACGCCATGTGGTATGCACTTACAGATGAACCAGGAGAAGCACTTTTGGTAATCATGTGCACTGCTCATGCGCTATTCACAGAAACAACGATGGGAACAGATGATGTCGAGTATGGTATCATTGATAAACCCCTCACGTTCTTAGAACATCTGCAAGATGCAGGTATCCGTCGTCTAACACCAGATGAGATGGATAACTTTATTGGCGGCATGTTTTAAACCCCAAATAAAATCAGCCCCTACCTAGCAATCGGGTGGGGCTATTTTCGTATACACACTCATCCATGGAGGATTAACCCATGTTCAAGCTCTCTCCTCTCTTTCTAACTAAGTATGAAAACAAGCAACCTGAATGGGGATTCGGTGACCTATCGTACTTCGTCTTTAAGCGCACCTACGCGCGCATAAAAACGGATGAAACCCAAGAAGAATACTATGATACATGTAAGCGAGTAACAGAAGGAGTATTCAGTGCACAGAAGTCTCACTGTAGTTCCAACAGATTGCCCTGGAACGCATATAAGGCACAGAAGAGCGCACAGGAGTTCTTCACGCGCATGTGGGAGTTTAAGTTCACCCCGCCTGGTCGCGGCTTCTGGATTATGGGTACGCCCATGGTGGACAAGGTTGGTTCAGCAGCCCTAAACAACTGTGGCTTTACATCTACGAAGGATGTTGCGGTAGACCTCGCTAATTCGTTCGCTTGGGCCATGGACATGCTTATGCTCGGCGTTGGCATCGGGTTCGACACTAAAGGTGCAGGTCGCGTTACAATTAAGAAGCCCAAGGACAAGGTAGAGTTCTATGAAATTCCTGACAGTCGTGAAGGCTGGGTTGAGTCTGTCTATCTAAGGATTAATTCGTATATGGGTGGTCCGACTATGGAATATGGCTACAAGCTAATCCGCAAGCGCGGCACACCAATTAAGGGATTCGGGGGCACAGCCTCCGGCCCTGAACCACTACGTGAACTACACGCAGCCGTAGACTATATCCTAGCCCCTCTCGTGGGTCTTAAGATAACCAGCGTAGCCATAGTGGACCTGATGAACTTTATTGGCAAGTGCGTGGTCGCAGGCAACGTTCGTAGGTCGGCAGAGCTGGCAATCGGCGAGATAGATGATATCAATTACGTCACGATGAAGGATGGAAAAAAGTATGGCAAAGAAATGGCTGACCGTAGATGGGCTTCTAATAATAGCGTGTTTGCTAGCCGCTTCAGCAGCTTTGGTGGTGTTACTCCCAATATTGCTGCTAACGGAGAACCAGGACTCATTTTTCTGGACAATGCGCGTCATTACGGAAGATACAAGGATGGGTACCATGGCTTTGAGAGCGACTCCTATGATAATGTCGATGGGTTTAATCCTTGTGCTGAACAGTCTCTGGAGGACAAAGAACTGTGCTGTTTAGTGGAAACCTACCCGGCTAATCATGATAGTGCAGAGGACTACTATAGAACATTGAAGTTCGCCTACCTGTATGCAAAGACAGTCACCCTAATCCCAACCCATGATGAGCGCACTAATTCCGTCATGATGCGTAACCGCCGTATCGGTTGCTCAATGTCGGGCATCCAGCAGGCAATAAAAAAGTTTGGTCTTCAGAACTATCTAAGGGACTTCTGCGACAAAGGCTACAAAGTCATAGGTTCACTAGACCGCATCTACAGTCGTTGGCTAGGCGTTCCTCGCTCAATAAAGATGACCACAGTAAAACCTTCAGGAACCGTGAGTTTGCTTGCAGGAGCCACACCAGGCGTGCACTGCACACATAGTGAGCATTACTTAAGGTCCGTCCGAGTCCCAGCTACCAATCGCATGATGGACAGGCTCATAGCTGCGGGCTACCAGGTTGAATATAACTTGAACGGCAGAGACTTGGACATGCTGGTTGACCTCCTAACTCACGCTGGCCATTTAGAAATCGACACTACAGAGCAAGAGAAACGAGACTGGATTAAAGCTAACTTTCGTGATGTCAGGCAGAACGAGTTCATCTTTAACAAGTTTAAAAAGGCGGGTGGAACAGCGGTAGTATACTTCCCCGTCAAAGAGGCGAATTTTACAAAGAGCAAATTTGACGTGAGTATTTGGGAACAGCTCGCTTTAGTGAGAGAACTCCAATACTATTGGAGCGATAATAGCGTTAGCTGTACTGTCACGGTTCGTGAATCAGAAAAGGCAGACCTTGAACGCGCCATAGAGTTCTATGCTCCGTATGTTAAGACTCTATCGTTCCTACCGCTCACGAATCATAGTTATGACCAGGCACCGTATCAAGAGATGGATGCGGAGACATTCGAAGAATACAGCGGTAGCTTGCTGCCACTTAATTTTAAAGGCGCGGATGAAGCAGAGATTGCCGGGTCTAAGTTCTGTACTAATGATGCTTGTGCAATATAATGTTTGAGAATATAGAGATAGTTGAGGTTTGCTATAGAGGAGCCAGAGCCGGGGATGATAAGGGTTATGAACTCTATGTCAATAATAAGCAGTGGAAGTTCCCCTGCGGTGCAACAAGAGGCAGGACGGAAGGGGAGATTCTTAAAGACTTCCTTAAAACTATGTCAGAGAACTTTTCCGAAAGGCGAGTAATAGAATGACAAAAGAAGAACTTATTAAAAATACCATGTTTGAGATAATGCAAATGCGTGACTACAAAGGGCTTAGGATATTATTATCCGAGCTATTTGATTACCGCACGATGACCTGCGATTATTGTGGGCTGGAAATAAGGAAGCATGAGGATGCGCGGATTGCCGCAAGGAGTTGTGGTGAAGATGAGTAGAACTATTGAAGATGAAGCGTGGGATATCATATGTGGTGGAGAGACCGAGTCGGTAGAAGCTCTGCTGAGAGAGATAAAGTCTTACAGAGACCAGCTTTACTGTGAGTGCTCACGCGCCAAGGTGGGGCATTTAAGTTGCATCCAATGTGACCATGAAGATTAAATGTTTTGGACTTGCTCTTGTCTAATGTATTGGTGGTTGGAGAGTGCGAAAAAATTGTTGAGAAAAAGATTAAATAAAATACATTTAAGTAGTTCTAGGCTCTTCCTTTATTAGAAGAGTCTTTTTTTATGGTGTATAATTATTGGAGGTTACAATGAAAAAGACAGTTTTTTTATTGTGTGAAGAGTGCGATAACATCTTTCTGTCTACTAATAAAGTGGTAGCTCAGAAACAGCTTGCATGTGGACAAGGTTGTGGTGGAGAACTAAAGACCATCGAAAAGTCTGATGCATATAGATACTTTGAGGAGAAGCGTCAAAATGAGAGACAAATTTGACATAGAGTTTACTACCGGATTAACAGCTAAAAAATCCCCTGACTTTGTTGACGTTATTCATAAGACTGTCGCCGGGGTCTCACAAAAGGATTTAATTGAGAGGAATACAATTGGCGAAGTTAAAAACTCAGAAGACCAACTCACAGACGAAACAGAAGAGCAAGAAGAACCTAACGTATAAAGACATAGAATCTATTGTAGAATACCTGGTAAAAGTAAAGTCAAGAGATAACACATTCGACTGTTTTGAACCAGCGGATATTGGTCAAGAGATAAGAATAATTTGCTTTAAGGCACTGGACCACTTCAACTTTGAGAAGGTTAAGGAAAACAAACTCGTTAACTTCTTTGGAAGATGTGTGGACAATAGACTTCATAATCTAAGGCGCGATAGATATATCAGATTCTCATCCCCTTGCAATTCAGATTGCGATATGCTTCATGGTGGAGAGGCTGACGTTGACCTTAGTAAGATGTGCAAGCGATGGCTCAAGCATCAAGAGCGTATAGAACAACAAAAGATAATCAAGAACCCCGTGAGTATTGAAGTAGTAGGGGACTTAAAAGATAACAAATTCGAGAAACGAATAGAGGCCGAAGACATTAAGAGATTCCTCATTGACAACATAGAGGATAACTTACGTCCAGGCCTTATTAAAATCCTAACAGGCAACAGTAAGAAGGTGCCTGTTAGATATAGAAGAGAGATACAGGCTTCTGTCAGACTTATAATGACAGATTGGTGTAGCTAACATTGCATTGTATAGTTAGCTTCGGTTCAAAATAATCATAAGATAAATCTATTGATACGAGGTAAAAATGGCAACAACAATTGATTGGTTCGGCGGAGACGCCATCAACGAAATTCTACCTGCCGAATCCGGAAACAACGATACGCTAGGATTCTTTGGAGCTAACTTTGGCTTCTCTATTAGGGTAGGAGAATTTAATAACACAAACTATGTAACCGATGACATCGGTACTACTAACTTTGGACAGGTTCCAAACCTTAGATGGGCCAACGTGTCTGGGGCGTATGTAGCTAGTGAGCTTACTGCTACTGAGCTTCTTGAAGTTGATAACTCAGAATCTACACTTAGAGTTCGTCTAAGTACAGATAGCTCTGTTGGAACACAGAACTCTGCCTTTAGGGCATTTGACAGAACAACTATTGATAGCGGCCCTAGTGGCGTTACAGTATTGGCCGCGGAGATTATTAAACCAAGTCCATCTATTCGTGGTTCTGGAGATATAAACTGGACCACTATCGCAGGGACAACAGACCTGAGCTTTGATGACCAGGTAGCAGCCAGCAGTGTTCACGTTTGGTATGTAGGACTTACTGTCAGCCCAGATAGCATTGGCGAAAAGACTGAACTAGGATTCTACTTCGAAACAGAGTTCCTGTAATATATGACAGTCACAAAGAAAGTTACAAAAAATGTTAGTAAGGATAGATGGATAGCATCTTTATCTAATGGGGAAACTGTCTTTGAGGATAAGTTTAAAAATACACTAAGTGCCTGGAAGCGCCTGGGCACTTATGTAAAACAGAATAAGCTAGCAATAACTAACATGCGTCTTCAGATAGGTGGTAGACAAGTAGAGTTACCATCTAATCAAGAAGGCTATATAATGAAGGGCAAGGTGTGCAGTACCGGGGCGTGGACTCGCTTCAGTGTTTGTATTGGGTATGCTCAAGGTGGACTAGCAATGATACATGAAGTTAGTGCCGATGGTGCTAGCCATACTGTTTATTGTAATGACCCTGGGGAGCCCTTTACTATCTATAGATGTAACAAGGAGTAATTATGACTAAAAGAAGCAAGCCTGTTTCACTAACTCCTCAAGAGATTAAAGCTCTTAGTGCTCTATTGAAAAAAGAGAAGAAAAAAGAGAAGAAGAAGACAGATAAGGATTACTAATGTCTAAAAATTATCACTATACAGATGAAGAGTTAATGTTCATAGAACATAACTGGAAGAGTCATACAGATAAAGAAATTGCTCAAATTCTAGGACGAACTGTTGAATCGGTAGGTAGACAGCGTAAAAAATTTGGATGGATAAAGCAGAACGGTAGACCATCAGTTGCTTCTAAAAAACAGGCAGCTCTAGATACTAACCATAATTTTCAATCATCTGATTTCATTAGAGAAATCTCTTTTGCTAATATGGATAAGAATCAAAGACTTGCTATCTATAAGGAAAACTTTGCTGCGAACCCTAGGTATGCTACAGTTAAAAATGAATTAGCAGAACCAGAAATAAAAGTATACGTTCATAAGTATGTTGACTTTATGGACTCAGTAGATACGATGACACCTCAAGAAGAGGATTCACTTCATCATATGATAATGACTGATATAAACATAAGCAGAGTTCGCAGGCACATTAAAAGAACAGAAGAAGAAAGTGAGGATGGTAATCCTCTTATTTATGGCCTCTATGATACTCTTGAGAAGGCAGAGAAGCGCTTTGTAGAATACCAAAAGATTCTCAGCGTTACTAGAGAGAAGAGACTACAGAAAGATAAGGAACAAAAGGAAACTATCCATACTATTGTTCAAACATATAGAAATAAGCTGGCTCGTCAAGAGCTAGGTAGACGCGCTGGCCTCATGGAAATTTTCAAAGAGAAGTGCCAAGAGGATATGAGCAAGTATCGTTATCTATTAGGAGGGCCGGATGGCAAGGAAGAAGTATAGTAAGTTTACTATCATAAGAGATAGCAGAGAAAAGAAAGGTTGTGGTTGGAGCTTTAAGGCCAGTGCAAATTGCGATGGCATGGTTATTAAGAAGCTGGATACAGGTGATTATTCTATAGAAGGATATGAAGACCTGATTATGGTAGAGCGCAAGACTATTCCTGACTTATGGGGTTCTCTTGGTCAATGGCGAGAACGCTTCATGAAAGAAATGGATAGAGCACTGGAGTTTCCTGTGCGCTACCTTATTATAGAGGGAACACTTAGTGATATTAATAAGGGCTTTAGATATAGCAAACTAAGACCAGAATTTATATTAGCATCACTCATCTCTCTAGAAGTTAAATATGGGATACATGTTATCTTTACAAATAAGAGAAAGGATATTGCTAGAACCTACGTTAGAAAACTATTAGCAAAGCTATTTCAATATTGTGAAGACGGGGTAATTACAAAAGATGTCAGAAGAGTCCATTCTAAATAGACCAAGGTTACCAGTTATATATGACCTGGCTAAAGACGCAAAAATAATAAATCCTTTTCATGCACGATTCGGCAAGTTCGAAAGTGCTTATGATGAGTTTGTAGATGTTTGCTTTAACAATCTAACATTTGCAGTATATAGCTTAATGAGATGGAAGAACGGCCCGCTGGAACTAGCACCTTTTCAAAGTGTAATACTACAGACTATATGGGATAAAACCTTCCCTATACTATTAATGACTCGTGGTGGCGGTAAGACATTTATGTTGGGTGTCTACTCTCTGCTTCGGGCCATTATGGTACCTGGGTCTAAGATAGTAATCGTAGCAGCCTCCTTCAGGCAGAGTAAGTTGGTATTCGACTACATAGAGCAAATATATAATTACTCTCCTATAGTGCAGGCTACCGTTACTAAAATTGCTAGACCTAACGATGCGCGCGAAATGATAATAGGAACCTCAAGCATCCGGGCTCTGCCACTGGGTAATGGTGAAAAGATTCGTGGTGTTCGTGCTACCGATATTGTTTGCGATGAGTATGCATCTATTCCTGAAGAAATTTTCCAGGTTGTTGTTCGTGGTTTCGCAGCTGTTGCTGCTGACCCCATTGAGCAAGCCAGGCAAATTCATATGGAAAACGAGATGATTAAAAAGGGCATCATAAAAGAAGAAGATAGAAAGAAACTATCGAGCAATAAGATTATATATTCAGGAACTGCAAATTATCAGTTTAACCATTACTACAGACTTTACTCTATACATAAGGCGATAATTGAAAGCAAGTTCGTAGGTAGCGCCGAAGACATAAACGATTCCTTTACTTCATCAGATAATGAAGAGAGCTACAGACTAGAGGGTGACCTAGACTATAGAGACTATGCCATCATTCAGGTTCCTTATACTGGACTACCTGAAGGCTTCATGGATGAAAAGCAAATCATTCAAGCGAGAGCTACTATGCCTCGTGCACTCTTCTCTATGGAGTATGAATGTATCTTCCCTACAGATTCTGATGGGTTCTTTAAAAGAAAACTTATTAAGGATACAACACCAGGATTAGATGATGTAAGAAAGCCATTCTCTGTAGAGCTTGTTGGCGACCCTAGTTTCGAATATATAATGGGAGTAGACCCTGCGAGAAAGACTGACAACTTCTCTATCTCTATATTAAAACTTTTAAAAAATGGAAAGGGCTACAGGAACGTATATTGTTACTCTATGAATAATAAGAATTGGGTAACTAGTGTTAGAAAGATTAGAGAGCTATTGAGTAAATTTAATATTGTCAGGATGGCTGTTGACTCCGGCGGTGGTGGCTTAACTGTAGAAGACCTTCTGCAAAACGTAGAGATTCTTAAAAAAGGTGAAGACCCAATTTGGAGATACAATGATGATGAGCATAGAAGATTTGATGGTCGTCATATTCTTGACATGGTAAACTTTACTCCTTCATGGATTGGAGAAGCCAACTATGGTCTCATGGCAGACATTGAACATAAAAGAATACAATTTCCTTATAGAGTTAAGAACAGTGTAGATATCGTAGATGAGAACGATACCATTAAGGGTAAAATATTTGAACCGTGGGACGAGATTGAAGAACAAATAAACGAGCTGTGTAAAATAACGATGACCTTTACAAAAACAGGCATTCAACACTTTGACCTGCCTAACATCCCCACAGCACAACAAACAAAGATAAGCTTAGTCCAAAGAAAGGATAGGTATTCTGCCTTATTGCTTTCATCATATGCCGCAAGGTCTTACATAAATCAAGGACAAATGACCTTTGAACCTTTTGTTGGCGGATGGATAGAGTATCTTTAGGTGTATAATGTAGTAGGTAATCATATTGCAATTACATTGGAGGAATAATGGAAGAATATCCAGACATTAAAATAAATCCTGTAGGCATTGATGAGCGCGTTGTTGCTGACGTTAGCAGGTCTGTAGCTGCAGCTGTAGCTGCTACTAAGAATGTAGATAAAACTGTTGCTCTTAATATAGAGAAGAGAGGACACACATATAATGGCGACAACCACAGGGGTTGGGGTCTAAGCGGACAAGGGTTTGGTATTCATGGCTTTACAGGAATTACAGGACAGTTCGGAAGAGGCAATGGAGGCCTAGGTGGCTTCTCTCTACAGCCATTCGGTATTGGTTCACACAGCTTGCTTAATGGAGCAGGTGGTCTAACCAGCATATTTAGCAATAGTGGCTCTTCTGTTGCACTAAATAAGAATACCAGGATAGCTCATGTTAAAATGGCGTTTTCAGTCGAGGCATATAAAGGCTTTGGAATAATTAAGAACGTTATAGACCTTATGTGCAACTTTGCTTCAGAGGGGCTAAAAATAGTTCATCCTCGTCCAGCAGTTCAGAAGTTCTATGAGAGATGGGCAAAGTCCGTAGACCTTTCCGGTGTTGTTAAAAAGATACTGAGATACTACTACAAGTATGGCAACGTATTTATTTATACTACTATGGGCACTGTAAGTGACCTGTCTCGTAAACAAATGATGTCAACGAGAGGAGATAACTCAGACCCAGCATCAGATGAAAGAGTTGATTTTGTAGAAGACCAAAAAGCAAAGCCAATGGGAGAAAGACAGATTCCCTGGCGCTTTACTCTTCTTAATCCTTTTCAAATGGATATCACTGGAAGTAAATTCTTCGGAGAATCTCAGTGGATATTTGTTATTTCTGAGCAGACATTAGTTGAGATAAAAAGTAAGGGCTCAAGAAAAGCAGAGCATATTGATATACTAGATGAAACAGATATTAATCTACCTCTTGAGTTTAGGAATCTACCTAGAAGTAATGATAAAGTAGTTCAGTTAGACCAGGATAAATTGTGGACTCTTCATTACATGAAGGATGACCATGAGGACTGGGCAGACCCTATGGTATGGCCAGTCATGAATGATGTCATGTATAAGAGAGACCTACGAGCAATGGACCGCTCTGTTATTAACAGCACAATAAATGCAATCACTATCTTTAAGCTAGGTGCTATAAAGGATGGCTTCGTTGCTCCTCCAGAGCACTACAAGCAATTTGCACAGATGCTTAGGACTCCTACTCATTCTCATAATATCGTATGGAATGATGCTATATCAATGGAGAGTAATTATCCTCCTATTGAAAAAATTCTTGGTATAGAAAAGTATCGCTCTGTAGATAAGGATATCCTAGCAGGATTAGGCATTCCTGGTATTCTAGTAAATGATGAGAGTGGCGGAAGCTTCTCTAATGCATTCCTACAAGTTAGAACGCTACTTGAGAAACTAGAGGACGGAAGAACAGAGGTTCTCAAGTGGATTAATAAACAGATGCGTATTATCGCTGAGATAATGGGACATAGAGATGTTCCTCAAATTCGCTTCGGACAGATGTCTCTAAGAAATGAGGAGGAAGAGAAGAAGTTAATTATTCAGTTGCTGGATAGAAACGTTATTAGTGCAGAGCGCGTTCATGAAGTATTCGGTATTGAAACAATGATTGAACTAGAAAGAATGCGCAGAGAAAAACTGCTTGCTGAAGAAGAGGATATTCTTGTTAAGCATGGTCCATATACTGACCCAATGAATGATTTGTCTCAAGAAGAAATGAAAGAGATGGATTTTGAACAGCAAAAAGAAATGATGGACCAGAAAGTAAAACAAATAAATAAACAGCAGAAGCAGAATAAACCTCCAGGGGGAAGACCTGGTGGCTCTAAGGGAATACCTCAGGATAAAAAAAGAGAGACCAAACCTCAAGGAATGGGCCTAGGTATACTTCAGTTCTATAGTGGCCTGAAGAAAACATTGGCTGCAGATTATTCTTATATAGAAGATGCGCTCACTAGTAGGATGTTAAACCTTAGGGATGTTAAATATAAGAAGGCCTTAAGTAAGGAAGATAGAAAAGACCTGGAGGTATTAACCTTTGCTGTATTTTCTACTCTTGTAGATGACCAAGCTGTTGTAGATAATATTTTTATTGAGGACTGTCTACAGAACCCCACTATTAATCCTCACGTGAACTTTTATGTACATCAAATTAAAAAACAAATGGCGGAAGATTTGTCCGCACAAGATAGAAGAGATGTTAGAATAATGGCTTTGGCCACATATTTTTATGAAGGAGACGCTACAAATGCCAATTAAAAAAGAAAAGAAAGATAGGCCACCAAAGAAGGCCCCAGCTAAAGTAAATAATTTTTTAAAGAATAAACCTACAATTGCACAGTCTAGGAATGTGTATCCTACTTATAGGAAACCACGCAATGTAGAAAAGGCGCAGCCAGTTGTCAATGGGAAGGTTGCGGATGAGAAGTTAATTCATAAGCCGGCGCCTGCTGAGGCTGAACAATTTTTTCCAGTAATTCAAAAGGGGAATAAAGATGGACCTACTAAAAAAAGCCCTAGACGCCGCAGCAAAAATTCTAAGGAATAATGCAGTACACAAAGCTCTAAAAGAAGATGAAACTTTATTAAACAAAGAGAGTGAAGGCCCGGGTCTTCATATCCATGATGAAGGTAATCCTCTAGGTATACATAAACATAAGCAAGGAGAACCCTCAATGGGCGCACACACGCATACTCCAGAAAATCCTGGAGGAGTTCATGCTCACGGAGATTTGGCTGGACAGCCACCTGCTGACGGAGAGCATATGCACAAGAATGGAGGCCTAGGTGGACACCATCATAAGCAAGAAGATTTAGGTGTAACTCCTAGCATTCGTAAACCTGGCCTTACCATATAGTTAAGTTACAAAATTCATTTAAGATACATCTGTTAGATAAACTCTTAAGAATTTGGTGTATTTATTTATAGTAAAAGTTTTTAGGAGAGGTTATGCAGGAACAAATTTTTATATTGAGTCCGCTTAAGGTAGTTTCTACAAACAAGGCAACTGCTTCAGCCTCTGCGACAGAACCACAACAAGATTGTCTTTATATGAAGTCAGTCTTAGTTAGTACTGGACAAAATTTAAACGATGACGTCTTCCTTCCAGAAGAGATGTGGAGAGCAAAGTCAAGTCCAGAGAAAAAGCCAGTCAACTGGGAACATAATACGGGCTATGAGATTATTGATACCCCAGATGGAGATGGCAAAAGGGTTGTAGCAGACAACCAGATTATTGGAGTGATGGATAGTTCTTATCCCGCCTACAAAGATGGCTCCCCAATAAATACAGAATCTGCTCTAGCAGAAGACTTTGAGATTCCTCAAGACTTCGATATTATTACAGAGGCCGTTATTTGGAAGTATCTATTCCCAAAGACCGCCGCCAAGCTTGTAAATGAAGCCAGCGCCAATAGGATGTTTGTTTCTATGGAGGCATGGTTCAGTAGCTTCGACTATAGAGTTGGTTCAAAGATTGTTGCCAGAAATGAACAAACAGCATTTCTGGACAGACACCTAAGGTCGAACGGCGGAGACGGAAATTTTGAAGGACAAAATGTTGGTAGAGTTTTGAGAAATATAGTATTTGGTGGAGTTGGAATCGTAGCAAATCCCGCAAATGAAGATTCTGTAATACACTCTTTTACAAACGCAGATTTAAATGAAGTAAAGGCTAGCACAAATAGTGCTATTGCTTCTAATACAATTGGACAGTTAAGTCCAAAAACTTTTAAGGAATCCCAGGAGGTATGTGATAATATGGCTAACAGTAATGAGCTAAATACCTCTGCGAATACGCAAGTCAATATCACAAGCGACGATTACAAGCAAGTAGTCCAGCGACTTGTCAAAGCAGAGCACATTATCGAGACAAAGGACGCTGAACTTGCAAAAGTAAGTGCAGAGATTGAAGCCCTTAAGTCAAATGCAGACAACGCAAAGTCAGCATTTGCTAAAGGAGCTGACGCTCTGGTCAGTGTTCTAGGCGACGTCTCAGCTAATAAGATTTCAAGAACTGATGCAGAGAATTTCTTCGATGTATTGGTTAGTGAAATTGGTGATAAACTAGGTCAAACTGACCAAATTAATACAGAGCTTGAAGAAGTTAAGGCAAAGCTCGGAGAGCTTGAGAATGAGAAGCGCCTTGCTTTTCGTTCTAACGCAATTCGTGATTCACTAGGTCTTACCTCAGGTGATAACGAGCGCCTTGGCAAGCTAGTTGCTTCAACAGACAGTCTTAATGATGAGTCTTTTGATAACTGGCTTGAGAATACCAAGGAACTTTTCATCTCTGCTAAAGAAGATATGAAAGATAAGAAGAAAGAAAAAGACGAGGAAGAAGATAAGGATAAGAAAAAGAATCCGTTTGCCAAGAGTGCATCTGATGAAGATGGCATTACTGATACACGCATTCTAGATAATGTTGTTGCTTCTGCTGGTGCGCCAGCCGGAACTGACGATGCTGTCCAACCTGTCTCCCTTCCTGAGAGAATGCAGACCCTTGCCACGGCTCTTTGGAGCACTAAGCAAGATACTTCACAAGGAGGAAAGTAATGGCCCTTGGACCAAATAGACAGGTCTTTCAGACCACAATTGATTATGCAGTTAATGCTGCCGCCGTGCGCGGAGGAATCCTTAGCTATTCTGCTACTGCCGGCGAAGCCGAGTATAATGTAGATGGTTCTGGTGCACTTCCTATCGGTATTCTTCTGGACGATGTCGAAGATATGAATTACGACCGTCATCCAGAGTATTTGCAACGTAATGTTGTTGACCTCGGTTCTGTTGTAGGAATCGCCAATGAAGGTGTCTTTGACACTGACGCAGTGGTAGCAGGAAACACGCCTAGTCAGGGTGCTCCAGCCTACCTTCATCCAGATGGTGAGGTTTCGACCGTCCAACTAGATGATGGCGTCGGCAATGTGTCACCTCGCGTTGGAACCTTCCGGTCGTCTCTCGATGCCAATGGCTTCGTTAGACTACTAGTGGACCTATAAGGAGATACTGATGAGTTACGATAAATTTACAGATGAACAAATTGCTCTTCTAAGAGCTACAGCTTCAGATAATATGGATGAGGCCATTGCAGCACAGCGAGCACTAGCTGCGGCGCTGACCGAGCCACTCCGTCAGGGTATTTTCGATGAGGATAACCTTGGTGGAATCTATGAGCGTATGGTTCTAGCACCAGGCGCCCAGGCCAACTTCCAGCTAGACTTTGTCAAGCCAGGTGAGGAAGATATTAACTTCACTGCTGTTACACTACCTAAGCAGGGTAGAATTCCAGAGCGTCACGTTGAAGGCGATGAGCTGTGGGTTCCAACATTTAGAATTTCTAATTCTATTGACTGGAGTCTGCGCTATGCAAGAGACGCCCGCTTTGATATTGTAAAGCGTGCTCTTGATGTTTACCGCATGGGCTTTACCCGCAAGATTAATGAGGACGGTTGGCACACACTACTCGCTGCTGCTGATGCTCGTGGTCTTGTAGTTAACGACCCTGTTGCTCAGAACGGTCAGTTCACCAAGGAGCTTATCTCCAAGATGCTGACTGCTATGACTCGCAACGCTGGTGGTAACGGTCAAGCTGGCAAGCTAACAGACGTTTACCTATCGATGGAAGCAGTTGAAGATATCCGTGCATGGGATATTACTGAAGTCGATATGTTTACACGAAAAGAAATTCTTCAGAATGCAGGAACAAACCTGCTTAATATTTATGGTGTTACCCTACATCCAATGACCGAATACGGCGTTGGACAGGAATACCAGCTATATCTGACGGGTATTCTCGGTCGTGCTGTTGGCGCAGTTGACCCTGGTGATGCTGAGTTTGCAGTTGGTCTTGACCTCAGCACCAATGACAGCTTTGTCCAGCCAATTAGGCAGGAGCTGCAGACTTTCGAAGACCCTGCACTGCACCGTCAGCAAAGAGCTGGTTTCTACGGTTGGCTAGAGCATGGTTACGCAGTTCTTGATAACAGACGGTTGCTACTCGCTACCTTCTAAGTCATTTATTTGGCTGCACATTTAAAAGCGGATACTGGATATTTCTAGTGTCCGCTTTTTCTTTATTTATTCACTTTGGTGTATTATTTAATGGAGCCTATCTAAATGTTGGTATATTTAAAAAACGAAATGTCATACACAATTATGGATAATAAAAGAGTTTACGGCAGAAAATTTGCCTATGGCTCCTTTGGTCCTACAGATATTTCTCTGAGTATTTTTAAACAGAAGAGAGATATATTAGAAGAGGCTGAATATACTAAGATATGGCTAGAGAATAAATATAAAAAAGATTTTCCGAATGCCTCTTTTAAACTATCTCAACTTTATAAATTAGATATGAATATTTTGACACAGATAGCCAATGGTATCGGAATAAAGTATATTCGGAATCGTAATACAAATATTCAAGAAAAGCGTGCATTATGCAGAGCCATACAAAAAGTAATTTGTTAAGGAGCTATAAAAATGGGAAGTATTTGGCAAGAAAATTATAGGCGCTCCGCTAAGCAAAATAGTGTTGGGGCTATGGATGACCACGACCTTCTTAGGCTGGAGGATATAATAGCATTAGGATTAGGAGGTAGCGGAGTCTATCGCGTAACTAACCTGACTACGGCAGTCACTGTGGTTGCACCAGGTTCTACCGAGGCTATCTTCGAATTTGTTGTCATGGCTGCTTCTGGCAGTTATGACGTAGTTCTACCTACTGATGCGCTAGTAGGAAAGAGATATGAAATTAAAGATGGCGCAGGAGATGGCTGTTCAGGTGCTACTAAAAGAATAGTAGCCAGCGGAACTCAATTAATAGAAGGTATTTTACCAGAATTTCCACTAAGCAATTGTTACCAGTCGTGGTCGTTTATCTATGCTGGTTCTGATATCTGGCGCTTGGTCTAAGGAGGCACTATGTCGTTCGCAGGATTCCCCAGTCCTCCGGGGTCAGGCTCATCACCAGCTCCAATTACGCATGACCTATTATCTGCGTCACATAGTGATACTACTCCAGAAGCTCCGCTAGCTGGAGATATAATAATTTCAGCTACAGGAATCTTTTGGAAAAGACTCCCAGTAGGTTCTGAATTAGACCATCTTGTGATTGTTGCAGGAGTTCCTTCCTGGACGGCTCAGGCCGGTAGTGGACTAGGAGATGTAACTGGCCCTAGTGCATCTACAGATAATGCATTAGTTAGATTTGATGGAATAAGTGGAAAGGTTATTCAAGAAGGTCTTATTTTAATAGATGACCTTGGCAACATAAGCATAGAAGGTAATACCTTTGTTAGTGGTGACCTTACAGTTCTAGGAAATATCGCAGGATTAGATTTAGCAGCTAGTGGATTTGTTGTTGGACCAGCTCTAGCTACTGATGACGCCCTAGCGCTCTATGATGGCATCACTGGTGAGTTGATTAAGAATAGTGCTATTACTGCTACAGCAGGTGGAAGCGGACTAGTTATTCCTGGTACATTAACTGTTGCCGGAACTACAAATATTACTCTTTCATCTCTTGACTTAACTGGAGCCGTTGGAGACATTCTCTATGCTTCTGGAACAGATGAGTTTGGCAACATAAGCATTGGTGCAGTAGGAGAAGTTCTAACGGTTGTAAGTGGTATCCCAGCTTGGGCCGCTGCTGCTGGAGGAGTTACAGACCCACTTACCGTTGGTTTCTTAACCGTTGTCAGTGGAGCTACGCTTCCGGCTTTCGATTCACTAGTAGTTAAGTCTAGTGGAGTATCGGAGCTTGGTCTCGTTACTGCTGGCTCATGGCAAGGTAGTGGAATTACGCAAGAGTATGGAGGAACTGAACAAACATCATATAACCCCGGCGACATTCTTTATGCAGATGGCGCTGGCAACCTACAGGTGTTGCCATCTGGAGATGAAGGACAAGTCCTAACAATCTTCAATGGTGGAATTACCTGGGTATAAGGAGTTTTAAATGACACAACCATTTTTATACATTAGGCATAAGTCCAGCGTTCATGCACAGTGTGCAGTATTTCAAGAGATTGATGGACAAGTGGTTCAAGTGGGAACTGACTTTGGAACATCAGAAGATTCTGCCATTTTAACCATTGAACAAAATAGAGTTATACACTGGGAGAATGACCTATACGCAATTAATAGAGATACTATCTTTAAGTATGATGTGGCTAATTCTGGTGATTGGGGCGTATGGTATACATTTGCAAGTCCAAGAGTCACGGAGTTGACCAAGGGATTTAAGATGGGATTTACCGTAGCATCTATTGAAGGTAGTGGCGTATTAGTGTGCGCTTATTCGCCGGTCACCGAGCCCGGCATTAGATTTGTTTTAATTGATAAAGACCTTAATGTAACCGAAGATGAGTATTTCGATAATGACTTACCTAATCTTAATGATGCAAGAACCCATCTTGCGAAGGGTGCGGTATCGTGGAGAAACTCTATTGTTTTTAGAAGCACCACTGCAACTGTCCAAACTAGAAATTGGGACTATAACCTAAAAGAAAAAACTTTAACACAAAATGGTACCACCGGTTATAATCCCGCCAATCCTCTTCTTGTTATTGGAGACAATATTTACTCCATGGGATATGGAGAGTTTGACGATACGTGTAGATTCTTAAAGAAATTCGGCCTTTCGTATCTTAACCAAGCGCAAATAGGAACTCAAGAACGAGGAACTACTGGTAGTAATGGAGGCATGGTAGGAACCGCATGTGAAATTGACGGCAAGATATTTTTATTTCAACCAGGAGGAAATCAAGGCGATGGACCAGGTTGGCAGTGCCACGAAATAACTCTTGATTCAAATGGAGATTTTCTTTCCCAGGCGAATGTTACCAGTGTTGTTTTGCCAACATCACTTAGTTCTTCAAATGGTTCGGAAACCTCTATGATGATAAGGATAGATGGTGTTACGAATAGTGGAGTAGACCCTATCTATGAATTTATTAATCGTAATAATCAAAGTCAAGGGACAAGCTGTAATCTATATAGGTGGAATAATGCTCCATCTGGAATACTGGAACTTATAGATGCAACAATGAATAACAGGGCCTTTAGTGATGTCGCTACATCTAATGGAACTGGTGGCGGATTTATCTGGTCTGGTAGTGGAACCTTAAATGCTGCCCAATCTTGCTTGTCTTACGTTGCTCCTCTAGGTAACCAGCCGCCTTATAACATTAAATGTAAAACTACTATCTATGGAGTTAATCAATCCGGTGTTGTACTGGAATTGTTGTATGATAAGAATGGCGAGAACACTATAACGCGTGGAACTATTCTTTCAACAACACATGGCACGCTCATAAATAATTCAGCTTCCGGCCTAGTAGCAGATAATACAACGGAAGTAACTCTCGTATGGGATGCAATTTCAGATGGTATTGTCGGCGGTGATAATCCAAAAGTTTCTGTTAGAGTATTTATACCATAGGAGCTATTATGACACAGAGATTTTTATATATGAGGCATAGGTCTACTGTCCATCCTAAGTGTGCTGTTTTCCAAGAAATAGATGGAGAAATGATTCAGGTAGGTACCGACTTTGGAGTTTCGGAACTTGATGCCGTGGCTCTACAACAAAATAGGGTGATACATTGGGAGAATGACCTGTATGCGATAAACAGAGATACGATTTTCAAATATGATGTTGCCAATTCTGGTGATTGGGAGCCATTCTATACGTTAGCGAATCCAGAGACGAGCGAGCTAAAAAGAATGTTTAAGATGGGGTGGACCCCCGCATCAGTCGAAGGTAGCGGAGTATTAGTCTGTGCATATGCGTCCCTTGACACCAGAGAAATAGCATTTGTCAGAATAGATAAAGACTTCAATATAACTGAGGAGCAATATCTTGGTGACTGGCAATTCTATCTTAATGACACTAGAAATACACTGGCGGTTAATGCTGTGTCGTGGAGAAACTCTATTGTTTTTAAGAGTGATAGGGCAACCGGCCAAGTCCGACTCTACGAATATAACTTAAAAGAAAAAACAATGGTGAACCTAGGTGGTAATGGATACCAGGCACATGACCCTTTGCTTGTAGTAAATGACAATATTTATTATATGGGATATGGACAATTTACAGATTCTGTTTTCTTTCATAAAAAGTCTGGCTTGTCCTTTATAAACCAAGCTACTATAGGAACTCAGGAGAGGGGGACTGTTAGTACAGACTTGCGTCTTTCAGGCACAGCGTGCGAAATTGATGGTAAAATATTCCTCTTCTATCCAGGTGGAAATCAAGGAGATGGAGTTGGTTGGCAATGTCATGAGATAACTCTAGATGCCAATGGAGATTTCCTTAGTCAAGCAAATGTAACAAGCGTTGTAATACCATCTGAACTTAGTGCTACAAATGGTGAAGCAGAATCTATGACCTTGAGAATAGATGGTGTAACGAATAGTGGAATAGACCCAATTTATGAAATGATGATACATGCAAATTCTAGTCAATCAACAAGTGCGGAACTATATAGGTGGAGTAATGCGCCAAGCGGAATACTAGAGCTTGTAGCTCACACCTTAAATAATAGGTCTTTTGATGACATTAGTACAGGAAATGGAACTGGTGGTGGCTCTATCTGGTCTGGTAGTGGAACACTTAACGTTTCCCAACCTTGCTTAACTGTGGCTGGTGCTAATGTTAATTGTGAATTTACTGTATATGGAGATGGCCAAGCTGGTGTTGCATTAGAATTATTTTATGATAAGGAAGGTGAGAATACCAGAACGCGAGGCACTATAGCTTCGACAACAGTAGGTTCAGTTGTAGGAAATCGCGTGATTGGTCTTGCGGCAGACAATTCGACAAAGATAACTATTGGATGGAGTGCTGCCTTGGATGGTATTGTCAGCGGCGATAATCCAAAAGTCTCTGCTAGGGTATTTATACCGTAGGTGAATTATGGCTAATGAAAATTTCACATTAGGATTTACAGTACCAGTATTAGCATTCTGGAATGAAGCTAGTGAAGGTAAAGTTAGTGAATCTTCAACAATCCTGCAGATTTTTGCTGTAGATGAGCAAGCATTAAGTGAAGCTGGAACTATTTACCAGCCCCTTACTGCAATTGAAGAAGCGCTTGGAGAAGCTGGAACTATTTACCAGCCCCTTACTGCAATTGAAGAAGCACTCGGTGAAGCTGGAACATCAAGCATGGCTGGCCTGTGTGCACTAAATATACTATCGTCACCCGGCCAAAGCACACTTAGCGGGCCTGGAACAAATACTATGACTTGTCCATAGGAGAACTATTATGCCACCACTAGATTGGGTTCTATACTGCAGATACTTTTGGCCACCAGCCGAGCAGGGCTCTAATAATTACGGAGATGAAAAATCAGGTTCTAACTGTAACACTCGTAATGAAAAAGCTCCTGTAGGTAGTCAAATAGATGTATCAAGAAATACATATGATTACTTCTCAAATGATACAAATGTCTTCTTAGGAGAAATTAGCTCAGGGACAGAAGAATCTTCAAACATAAATAAGCAGGCTGTAAATCGTGCAGTAAATTTCATGGGTAAAGACTATGTGCTTATAGGTGATGGTATTTATGTCTATAATGACGATACTTTAACATGGGACTTATCTCAAATAGCAACAGGAAAAACTCCAGCATCTACAAGTTGCCTTGGACTTTATCCAGCATACTTTAATGATGCTCCACATTTAACTACTGCATGGTCAGTTAGTGATACGTCAACATGGTTTTATGCAATCATGAATGGTAATACAAACGTGTGGGAAATAGGAAGCTTCGGTGCTGGCGGTAATGGATTAGCTCCAGATGATTCCGAGGGCGGTATCTTAACTGAGATACAACATAAAGATAGAATTTACTATCTAACATCTGCATCTGGAGAAATAGGATTTTACAATTATAGAACTAAAACTGGAGGAACCTTTTCAATTTCACAGGAGTCTCGTCACCCTATGGATTTCTGTTCATTCCAAAATAATCTATACCTAATAAATCATGACGGCTCTGATGATATTCAAATTTTACAAGTCAAACCTTCTGGTCTAGAAGATGGCGGCTCAACTAAATTTCAAGTTAATCTTACTACAGCAGAAGCAAGTGATATTGGTGGAGTTTTTGTTGGAGAATCAATTAATAATAATAATGATTTTGAGGGTCGCCCACTAATCTTTGTTGACAATATATACGACAGTGGTAATGTTGACGGACTTCATCCGGGTGGCCCTGGCCCTACAATGTGGACCTACTATGTAGCGGCTGCAGAAACGGCTGGCTGGGATGACATGACCGAATCTACTAATCAAACTAACCACGGCTTGCGTGCAGTGCCATTTCGATTAGATGAGAATGGAGACTTAGTAGATGTATCTGCTACCAATATGGTTACTGGATTTAGAAGTAAGCCATTTAGATTGGGTCAAGACCAAGAAGAAAGTCATAATTCAGACAATTTTCTACTAGAAATTCTGGGGCTTGATGAATACAAGCAAAGAAAAGATGAGAAGATGGTTCTTCGCGTCTTCATGGACCAAAAAGAAAGAGGGTCAGATGGGACTGGCAAGTCTGCCATTGTAGTTTCTACTAGATTCTCAGGTCAAAAGTGCGACAACCGTTCGCATGGAGGTGGTGATTTTACCAACCTATTATACCATGCATTCAGGGGTTCGGGAAATGTAGATGGCGGAAGTCATCCTACTGCGCCCTCAAAAAATGGACCGCATTCATTTGAGTTCTTAGGGCTTCCTGCTAAGGAAGCACGCCACAGAGGAGCGCCACATGGCATGCTTGGTGGTGGAAGTCGCCATTCAGAAGTTGATAATAACGGCAATAGACTTGCAGACATTGTATTTAGAGGAGCTATACCAACTAAGGTTGACGGTGAGCTTAGAGTTTCTTATTCTATTATTCCAAGTTCTGGAAATCCAGAAGGAAACTCTGTAGATACTGTTAGATGGTGGTATGATAATAATCATCATGCTCCAGAAACTCCATGTATAATAACTGCAACAAGCCATGGTTCAATCTCAGGTATAGAAATAAAAAATATAATTGTTGCTTCTGGTACAACCTACTGGTTCGAATGGAATGCAAAAGCTGCTGGAATTAGAAGAAATGATTATTTTCCACTTGTAGGTCAGCTTACACTAAATCCACCAGTGCCACTAGTTATTGATGACCCCACAGACATATCTAGTCTAGAGGGTTGGTGGAATGGCAATAATGCCGACATGATTATAGATATGGATGGATTAGTTAGTTCTTGGACAGATTATGCTTCTGGTATTTTCTTAGTACAATCTGATTTAACAAAGCAGCCTGTATTTCTTCCTCGTGGAGTTGGAGAACCGCCCGGAGTTGGTTTTATAGATGATTCACCAGGAGACTTCTTATTTGCTTCTGGTTCACCCATTGATGGCTCACCGTGCACTGTGTTTATGATTTATGAACCATCTGGTATAACTGGTGGCAGAGATACAATGTGGAGTCTATCTAATGACCATCCTGCTTCTGGTGCCATTACAGCTCACGAATATTATTCGGTTACACTTAGTGGAGTGTCTGAACCTTACGATATGGGCCTAGAAGATTTAGATACTGGTTCTACCTTTAGTGGTAAAGGTACAAGAAATCTAACTCTTCCCAGTGGTGGAGAAGCAAGCAAGATAAGATTCGCCGTATGGCGCAACATATCATTTGAAAGTGCTGGCCAATTATTCCCTGGTGGACATCCAGAATTTGAAACCAATGTTGAAGTAGATGGAAGTATTGAACCAACTGGTTTAGGCAATATCACATTTGGTAGATTTACTGGCTCATTAGATGTGTGGACTACTCCTCCTTCTGGCACCTATCTTGGTGCTGGTGATTATTTTAATGGAATAATTTTTGAAGTAGGATTTTATAGCAGAGCCCTTGCAAATATAGAAATTGATAGATTAAGAGTTTATGCTGAAGATAAGTACAATCTTGATATATAAGAGGGATTAAACATTTTCATCCAATACAAATGTTTATCTTCCCGGTTCTACCACAGTAGGAATAAGCACTGTAAGTTGTCCGTAACAATAATAAAATTGGTGTATATTAATATAGGAATAGCGTCTATTGACAAAGCTAAATACAAATATAATCTAATGGAATAACATAATGAGCCTTATAAATGATTTAAGACTTGATACTGGAGATGATGAAGATGTTATTTATGGCTCTGGCACTGTATCTCCTCCGGCGCCGATTCAGAATATTTGTGGACAAACGTATTTACTACTTACAGATATAAGAGTAGATATTGGAGATGATGAAGGAGTTGATTTTGGCATTGTAAATCCTCCTCTTCCGAACCCAGAAGCTCCTGAAATTTGGGGAACAATAATAGTTAATGCAAATACCTATACGCAACTCCAAGATGACGTGTGGATTTTTGTTAATCCTACTGTTGCTGGACCAACAACTATAACACTTTCCGATACGCCTATTTTAGGACAAGTGATTATTATCAAGGATATAAAAGGTGATGCTTCAATTAATAACATCACGGTCACAGCAGGCGTTAATTTAATAGACGGATTCAGTTCTTTCATTATGACACAGAATAAACAGGCCATTATGCTAACTTGGAACGGCACAGAGTGGAGTATTGTTTAAAATAGGAGATAAATTATGAGTTATCCAGGAATTTCTACTAGCGGAAATATTTTCTTCTCGCTAGGCGATGGCCCAGTATTAAATGACTATGGAGTCCTAGAGGGTGACGTTGCTGGTGGACTATTTAATACAATTGTAAGTGGTATTGCTGGCTTCCCAGTTGAGCAAGGCACACCTATATTAGACCAGATTTTAAAGTGGGACGGTAATAAGTGGGCCCTTGCACCAGACGCCTCTGGCGCTGGCGGGGCACCTCACGGATTGCTATCAGGAACTCACACCGACACTGCTACTGCGGCTGTCACTAGGGGTTCTATAATCTATGGAGACTCTACCCCGGAATGGAATGAGTTAACTCTAGGAACTAACGAGTTTGTTCTGTTCTCGGATGGAACAGATGTCGCTTATACTAGACTTGGAGCAGTTACTCCATTTAGTCTAGGAACAGAAGCAGCTCCTGCAATGACTTTTACCGGAGACTTGAATACTGGTTGGTCTGCTGCGGTAGGAGATGAGCTTGTTGGCTCGGCTGGTGGTTCTGGACTAATGACACTTGATGGTGGAAATCTAAGAACAAACTGGGTTGGTGGTCAAGCATATCATGTTACAAGTGGCGGTTCAAGAACATTAACAGATGCAGATAACGTGGTGCTAGTTGATTCTGCTCCGGCAACAATTACACTGCCTGCGTCTCCATTTATTGGTCAGCTATATTACATTAAAGATTCTAACGGAAACTCTAGTGGTGCAAATAGAATTACAATTGGTGGAAACGGCAACAATATCGATGGTAACACTCAGGTTCAAATCAAGAATGCATATGCAGCTTTCTCTTTGGTATATACTGGTGCTATGTGGAATGTTCTATAATCTATTTTAGCTAAGAGGAGGACATATGTCCTGGGCAGGGTACGCTCCAAGTGGTGCTTTTTGGACCATCAATATTGGCGGAGGTATTGCAAGAACAGATTGGGAATTTCCTAACGGAGATGTTACTGGTCCTATAGATAATTTACTAGTCATTGGACTACAGGGGCAGTCAGTTTCTACTGCCATCCCTGTGTTTGGTGATGTACTGACGTTTGATGGAAGTCAGTGGGCTCCGTCTGCATCTGGTGCAGGCGCTAGTGGAATTGGTCCACATAATCTACTATCTTCTGTTCACCTTGATACAGTGGTGGCATCTCCTGTAGTTGGAGATATAATTGTTGCGTCTGGAGCAGGGCCATCGTGGTTAAGATTTCCAATTGGAATACCTGGGCAGTTCCTCGGTATCTCAAGTGGAAATTTTCTACAGTGGAAGAAGCCTTCAAATGAGATAGAAATTTTTACATCTGGAACTATAATAAATCTAGATTCAGATAATAATAGAGTAATAGTAAAGACAGGTGGTCCTACAACCGTAAATCTACCTAGCGTTCCACTCTTCGGACAAGAATTAATAATCAAAGATGGAGACGGTAGTGCAAATACTAATAATATAACTATAGCCCCCAGTAGTGGAGTTACTATAGATGGAGTATCTACGGTTCTGTTAGCACAGAATTATCAGGCATACTGTCTTCTGTGGAACGGAACGGAGTGGAATATAATCTAATGACATGGCAAGGAGAAAGCGCAACTAGTGGACTAATGGCATTCACAGATGGTGATAGTACTACTGTAGTTGTTGGAGGGCCAGGCCAAGTGCTTGCTTGGAGTGACCAAAATAATCCAACGTTTGTGGACCAAGCTTCTTTAACGGGAGTAATAGCCACTGCAGTTTTAACCACTACGAATATCAATTGGGTAGACAAGGCTGGAGATAATGGAACAGCATTACCTAATCGGCTTGACCTTCCGTATTTGACGATTGCCGCCGCGCTTGCTGCTGCTGCGCCTGGTGATGCTGTAATCGTGAGACCAGGCACATACGCTGAGAGCGGCTTAAGTGTTCCTACTGATGTCGTATTGCAGTCTGAGGGTGGCTGGACGGTTACCACTATTAGCGGTGCGGCAGTTACTGGAACTAGGGTGACAGTAGCCGCAGGAGGAAAGTTAGACGGATTCACAGTTACGATGACAACTGATGCAGTGCCAGCGGTATCCGTGACTGCTGCTGCCGGGGTTGCTACGATATTAAATATAACATTGAATGGCGCTGGTGCGAATGGTGTTGGTTTGCGGCTTAGTGGCGCGGGCAAACTTATCGCAAGTGAAGTTCGATACGGGACCGGAGATTGTGATGCTATCATTGAGGCTACTGCGGGTGTTCTAGCACTTGATTCGTGCCATGTACCCGGAACTGCTGGAGCAGTGGCAGTAGGTATTAGGCTTAGTGGTGGAGCAAGAGGACAAATCATTCATCCTAATATGGGAGCCCCAACAATAACAACTGGCGTACAAGTGTTGGACGCTATATTTATTGGTATTGGTGTTAACCTATTTAATATGACAAATGCCCTTCGCATTTCAGATAATTCTGCGGACGTGCGAGTAACGGGGGGTTTATTTGAAGCATCTACCTTTAATATTCTTATTGATTCAGGATTAACAGGAGCTACGGGTACTGTTCGTCTATCTCTCCATATGGAGCCAAAGTTTAGTATTCCTGATACATGGTTTGATGCTGACCACGCATGGACATTTTTTACTAAGTCTGATGACACAGAAAATGCTACTTGGCAATTGTGGGGAGCAAAGATGGCCATCGGTCATCCAGAGTTTGGAAGTGGATGGAGTGCTGGAGAGGGAATTAGCTATTCTAAAAATAATACCGTGTTAACAACTGATAATACAGCAAGTCCAAGTAATAATGGAAGTACGTTTGTTGATGAATCAGTAGAAGCAGAAAGCAAGTCGGGTTCTACTTTTTCTTTTCAAGGCTTAACGGCGGGGCACAGCATTCTTTGGTGTACTAACCGGACAGATAATACGGGGAATAAACTTAAATCCTGGGGAGTTGAGTTAGACCAAACTATTGCAGGTGTTGGTGGAACTTATATTTGGGAAATTCAAACAGCAGCAAATACTTGGACAGAAATTAATGTAATGGCGGTAAGTAATGAAGAAGGGTATAGATATGCTAATAATGTATTTATTAGAGCAAGTAGCGATGAATCAATATTTGTAGGAATTGATGGGAGTACTACTTGGCCTGAGACGACTATTAACGGAACTTTAGGTCACTGGATGCGTGTAAGAATTGCCACTACCATAACTACAGCACCTGTACTTGAAAGGATGAAGCTGATACCTTCTCATACAACGATTAATAATCGAGGTAATCGTTTAGCTAAAGGTCTTGCTATGTGGACGAAAAATGTTGATGTATCTCAGGTAAAGTGGCAAGGCACTAATTTAACTAATAGTGATATTGATTTAGGAGCAGGAGGGACAGGGTGGAACCAGAAGCTTGAAAAGGGGAAGTTAGATAATACAGGAGATACGGTTGAGTCTTTTCTGATTATACCACAAGGAACATGTACGGCCCATCCTGTTACTATAAAGTTGTATTATGGCTTTCACTCTAGTGGTGGTACAAGCACTATCGAAATGCTTTATGTTCCGGCAGAGACAGTTGAAAATCTTATTGCAGACCCGGCAGGAGGAAAGGTTCCAATAGGAAGAGATATAAGTGTTGCTGCCCTAACAGATTCCCTTACACCTATTAATCCACCGAGTAGTCCTATTGTAACGCCAAATCCATCTACTAATAAGTCTAATGTTGTAGTCGCAGAATTTACAGGAGTTGATATTTCTGATTATTATGCAGGAGATTTTATTTTTATGGAAATGACGCCTACGTCTATAGGTAGTCAATTAACCATGATTGCAATGAGTATTGAGGGAGTTGGATTTACAGATGGTAATACTATAACTTAAAATAACAAAATGAATAGAGGATAGTAATGGCTGAATTTACCGAAAGATTTAGAAAAGGAGATGCAAGATGCCAAGACTTAGTGATGCACAACTACTCGCCATCTTAAGGAAGGCCGCAAGAAGAGTTAATAGAGAGTTGTGTCTATTTAATACAAATGATGAAATTGTTGTTGATGCGTCCGGATGTATTACACCACAGGACGGTACACTAGAAGACTTAGTTCTAATGCAGTCTGAGTGCTTACTATCTCAGAGAGACTTTAGCTATGATTTAAATAGTGACCAAATCGGCATTAGAGTTGTGGATGGAGAACAGGCGCTTGATAATAGAGGAAAGGGAGACGCTAGAAGTAAATTCTTTGATAGCGAATACGGCCCCTGCGCGACATACAAAAAAGAAATGATAATAGAAAAACTTAAAAGAACTTGTGGATATGATATCTGGTAATCCTTATGGCTATAATACCAAACTCTCAATCATTTCCTACTTTGCCATCTGGCAATCTAATTGACTTCAAACCAGCATTTCAAAACTCTATGGATACAGTGCTGGTTGGACTAGGAAGAGATATAACTATTCATCTTCCTGCTAGTAAAAGTGCATGCCCAGATGTAAACTGCAAATATAATTCAACCTACCAGAGATACATTGGAACAAACGGTAAGATTTGCGAGACATGTAAGGGTCAAGGATTCTTAGTAGAGAATAATCAAACAGTATACGTGGCAAACATTAGGTGGACAGAAGAGCCATTTAATGAGAGCACACGAAATACACAGGAGACTTTTGCACCAGGAAGAAAGGGGGCAAACTTTGTGAGAACAAAGACAGTTTACTCTTCGATAGACCACCTAAGACAATCTGTTGGTGCGACTATAGATGAGGTTAACGTAGAACTATTTAGAGAGCCTAAGCGCACTGGCTTCGGTAAAGCTCCTCTTCTCTATGCCATAACTTGGTGGAAGGTAGTTAATAGATAATGGCTAAGATACCTGAATCAGTTAGTGCTTCAATAAACTTGGACAGAGCAGAAAAAATCTTAAGGGATGCTATACTCGCAGGTCTTTCTTCTAGGAAGCTAAAGGCTTCAGTGGAGAACTTAGCACTAAGTCAAATAGAAAAGACTGTTAATAATAACCAAGATTTATTCAGACCAGACAGAGGTCCCGAAGGTGGGGATGACCTGGTTGGCTTTCTTGGAATTGGTCAGTCATCTACAGGAAGTCAGGCCGGCAGACCATCAACGCAAAAGTATGCTGGTGAAGATGCTGCCTGGACATTGCTTAGGCCTATTAAAGGAAAAGGAATCGCAGCACTATCGTCTTCTTTTAGAAAGGCTAGAGCTGGTAACTTCGGAAGAATTACATATACGATTAATTTAGATAGTTTCTTTAATAACTTTAGGTCAACATATATATCTCGAAAGAGAGGGGATTCAGATTTTCAAATCTCATGGATGCAAAATCTCATAGATGGCGTCCCCACTGAGCAGACAAGAGAATACCCAGATGGTGAAACAGAGTTTGCCTTCGTAACTGGAGGACCTGACTTTAATCCTAACTTCTCTAGAACCGGACTTGGACACATGGTCCCCGTAGGTAAGCTGAAGATTCCTGCACAGCAATTTACATTTCGCGGCAGGGGGCGAGCTAACACCTTTGGTAAGCTACTAGCTGAGATAGGTAAGTCCTTAAGGTCCGCAGCATTTAAAAACAAAATAGCAAAGAGTATCAGAAACAGTATCGTGGAGGGTTAATATGCCGAGATTAAGACGCAAAGCTTTGGTCAAATCAAACCTTGACCTATGGCTGAATAACCTATTCCTTAAGGATGGATTTTTCACAGACGTATCTACTGGCGAGACTGATGTTTACAGCAGAGATATAAGTGAGATGATTAATGTATCGGACTTTTCCTATGCAGATGGGAGGGTCTGGCAATCGGCATTTAAAGAGTGGGTTCACGAGAGCGGAATCATACCTACAGAGTCAACAACAACACCCCCTCTCGTCGCCTCAGGGGTCACTGTGGACGGTGTATTCTACCCAAAGGACTCAGCAGCCCCGGGCTTTAATCCGGCCTTCTCACACGCTCTAGACTACCGTAACGGACGTGTCATATTTGACACCCCCATTACCCTGACGTCGACTGTTCAGGGAGAGTTCTCCTATAAAGAAATAACGGTTGCCCTAGCTGCGACGTTTGAGAATGAACAAAAAGAATTCTATTTTGAAACTGCATATAAAGACAACCCATACCAGACAGGAGTTATAACGTTCCCAGAAGAGAACAGCAGAACTCTTCCTATGGTAATGATTGACGTAACCCAAATGAGCTATGACTCTTATGAGCTAGGTAACGCATCGAACAGGCTAGACCTACAAGGCTCCCTTATCGTATGGGCTAGGGATGACTATACTAGGGACCAGATAGAAGATTTGGTTGGTTCACAAGAACATGTTGTCGCCTTAGGCATAGACTTTAATACAGCTCCTTATCCCCTTGATTATCGTAACGATAAGAATCTAGCATTCAGTAGTTATGATACGCTTGCCAACTTGGGTAGTCCTCATTTCTGGAGACGCATCTATATTGACGAGATTGATTCCAGGAGAGTCACTCCTTTTTATAATATTGAAAGAACACAGATTAATTTTCTTATAAGGGTGTATCCGAACTTCTAGGCGGTGTATTATATAGTAGGAAAGGACGGTCGAATATTCTATGCGCGTTAAGAAATGCACGAGATGCTTCAAAGCAAAGCAGTTAGATAAGTTTGCTAAGAATGCTCGCAATAAAACCGATGGACGTCAGCCTAAGTGTAAAGCCTGCAATAAGGAATATTACTTAGCCAATCAAGAAAAGGTAATTGCTAGAGTTAGGAACCATTACCAAGAAAATAATGATGAGATTCTTAAACGTCGTTCTGAACTAAGACAGAGGCCTGAAGCTAAGGTAAAGAAAGCTCAGCAGGATAAGGCCTGGCGTATTAATAATAAAGAATATATCTCAGAGAGACATAAGGAATACGTAAAGCTTAATAGGCAAAGGATTAGAGATTACTGGAAGTCTTGGTATCATAATAATCTTGAGCGTGCTAGGAACCAAAGTAAAGCCAGCTCACACAGAACAAGAGAGTGGGCAAGAATAAATGGCAATAATACCCTGAGCTTTAAACAGATAGAAGAGTTGTTAGCCCGGCATCCGTATTGTGAGTATTGTGGAAAAGTTGAAGTTAAATTAACTATAGACCACATTATTCCTTTATCAAGAGCCGGCCAAAATTGTATTAATAATGTTACGATAGCATGTGAATCGTGTAACTTAAGTAAAGGCGCAAAGTTACTCAGTGAGTGGATATTAATTCGCGATTCCGTAGAGAGTAGACCTAGGAAGGAATAATTCCTTAGCTACCAATGGAGAAGATTAAATTCCAAATCAAAGAGTTTTCTATGCCATACACAGTGTGGCCTTTAAAAATAACGCAGGTGGTGGAGCCGACCCAACTAACGAAGTTGTGGTTATCCAGCCTGGCGTAGACGTAGAAATTACGGGAGTCAGAAACCAGCCCCTTTGGGAAGTTGCTCGTGGAGCACAGTCTGTTGGTATGACTACTACATTCAACTTTGAGCAAGTGTTTGAGCTTGGTCAGTTGGAGATTTATGAGTTCATTGAAGCAGAGCCTGAGATTGAGGTTACCGTTGAGAAGGTTCTTGATGGAACGAAACCTCTTTGGTTCATGGCTACTGAGCGAGGAACTACTCTACTAACAGATAGAACTGCTGATTACCAGACTGACGTCGCAATTAGCATCTATTCTGATACGCAGACTAGAGCTTCTGGAAACCCAATCTCGATGGTTCTTGGTTCCGGAATGTTCATTAGTTCCGTCAACTATACCTTCCCAGTCGATGGTAACTTCACAGAGTCTATTACTCTGGTAGGTAACGATAAGATTTGGGCTGATTACGAAGGTGTTACTGGCGCTGCTGATGCACTGCCTGCTGAGGGCGCATCTGATGCTGCTACTCCCGTGGGCTTCCCCGGTGGACTTCAGTTCCAGAACCTAGAGGATGCTCAGGTTATTGGTTCCGGTGTTCAGAGACGTGAGAGCTTTGACCTAGATTGTTCTAGACTACCTACTCAGATTCCTGGCGTTAGTTCGTCTGGAACACTGGCTGGTATTGTTGAGCACATTCAGACCATTACAATCTCTAGCGACCTTGGTCGTGAGGATATCTTCGAGCTTGGCAAGAAGAGACCATTCACTAAGTTCGTTACATTCCCTCTTGAGGTAACCACTTCTGTTGAAGTTGTGACGTCTCAGGGTGACTTCATTGATGCTGTCGCTTTTGAGGATTTGGATTGTAATAGAACCAACAACACGGTCAATGAAGAAATCATTGTTTGCTTGTGTGAGGGGCTGAACATTAACCTTGGCACCAAGAACCGCCTGCAGTCTGTTGACATGGCTGGTGGTGAAGCTGGTGGAGGTAACATGACAGTTACTTACAACTATAGTAACTTCAACGATTTGACTATTACTCATAGCACATTCAGCTAATAAAGAATATGGAACAGGGGGGGGCGAGGTGTAAGCTCGTCCCCCTTTTGCCTTTTAGGAGGCGGTGATGAAAGCGGAGACTTCGAAGCTATTAAATAATATACTGTGGGGTAGACGGTATGTTAGTATCGAGGACAGTAAGAATAGGAAAAAAATTCTTATCTCAAAAGACCTGGAATTACAAGACAAAATCTGGATTGAATTTATATACGAGCAAGCTTTAGCTGAGGGTAGAGAGAATAATCTCATGCCTTCTAGCGAGCTTGCTGTTTTTTTGGAAACATGTGGCGTCTGGACAAAGAAGGATAATAAGGAAATTCAGAACTTAAAGATTAGCCTCTCTAGAATTAATGAAACTTTAGGTGAAGATATTAGCAAGAGAGAGAAGAAGCTAAGCCTTAAGCTAAAGAACACACTAACAAAAGAGCTGAATAAGAAAGAACATATAAAGTCAAATCACTTCACTAACTCTCTTGAGACATACGCCGGAACGCAGAGAGTTAATGCATCAATCTTCTCCTCTCTATATAGGAGCCCTGACAAAAGATACTGGCCTGAGTGGGAAGACTTCCTAAATGAAATAGATGACAAGCTAATTAGGAATGCCACCATTGCCGTCTTTAATAAGAAACAAACTACCGTTGGTCAGATAAGAGAAATGGCGAGGTCTTCCAATTGGAGATTCAGATGGGCAGCATACAAGGCATCTGGGGACCTATTCGGAAAGCCACTAAAGGAGTTAACCAACGACCAGGACGCGTTAGTTTATTGGAGTCAGGTCTATGATGTTGCATATGAATCAATGGATAGGCCAAGCCAAGATGTAATAGATGATGACGAAGCCTTAGATAAATGGTTCGAGGACCAGGCGAAAAAGAGAAAGATGAAAGACACAGAGTCTGGCAAGAGCAATATAGGTAAGACTGGAAGCAAGAGAATCTGGAGACATTCTGAAGTTGGCATTATTACTAACCCTCAGGCTCAGGCGGATATGAATAGGTCAGCCAAGATGGGCATAGCAAAAGATACATATGTGCCCACTACCGCTGAGGTTAATGACCTGAATGGTCCACTGCAGAAAAAGTTCTTGGCTCATCAAAGAGGAAAGATTAAGAAGTACGGAGTAATATCTGAGCAGGACCTAAGGTCGGATGGTAATTCCAGAAGAGTAATAGGTTCGCAGGATGTGGTATTTAAAAAGGCTCGCAGACCAGATGGCTTTACTGGTAAGCGCGTAGTTGATAAGAAGCCGGGAGGAACCCTGCAGGGTAGGAGAGAATAACATGAGTCATTTAGAAAAACATACTGAAAAGAAGGAAGATAATTACTCTAAAGGTTCGAGACAGAAGTTGAAGGCTGCGATGAGACACAAGATTAAACGGACGTTTGTTGAATCATTAATTGCTATAGAGGATGAGTTCAGTGATGATGAGCAGGAGAGATTCAAAAGAATACGCAGCAAAATATTAAGTGTAGGAAATAACCAGATTAGAAATATGGAAATAGAATTAGAAAGATACAATATCGAGTTTATTCCGTATCAAATTAGATTCGAGCATCCGGATAATAGGCCGGAAGAATTAGGAGAGTAAGATGGCTGAGGAAAGGGTTTTCACAAGCAAGGACAAGGATGACAATGAGGTAGAGGTTACGTTCGGTAATCTTAACCAGGTTGTTCTAACAAGAGGCGATTTTATTTATAGAGAGTATTTCTCTAAGGCTATGCGTGCAGGAGTTATGACTAATGCCGAGGCCCTTAAAATTCTAAGAGATAGAGAAATTTGGGGAGATGAGCAAGAGAAGGAGGTAGTTGATTTGCAGGTTAAGTTGTTTGACCTTGAGAATCAATTAAAAGAATGTAAGAAAAAAGACCTCTCTAGTATTTCTCTCTATGATGAGATTAAGCAGACTAGGCGTAGCCTGCATCACTCTAATAGCGTTAGAAGTAATGTCCTAGATAATACCGCAGAATCGATGGCATCCGAAATGAGAACACAGTTCTTTGCCAGTGAGTGCGTGGTGTATAATAAGACAGGTAGAAAGGTCTTTGATAGTCTCAAGGATTTTCTCGCTAGGCTCGATGAGCAAATCACCACTGACTGCTATAAACAGGCTCTAATTATTAACTATGAGAAGGCGCTAGGTATTACGTTGCCTAAAGACCTGTCGGAAACTGCGCTGCCAGAAGACGAGTGGCTAAATGGTTTCATAGCAGAGACTAAGGTAGTCCCAGAGAAGGCTACAAAGAAACGTAAGACAAGAAAGAAGAAAGCGAAAGCTACCGCAAAGTAAAAGCTTTAAGGACTAAACAAAGCCATGCTTACAGTTGGACCAACATCTGTATGTATGGCTTATTTTTTTAGAGGTATATGATGGCTGAAAAACTTCCATTTATTATTGAATTCGACTTAGCGAAGGGTGCCCTTAAGGGCGTTAGGGATGCTCTAGATAAAGAGTTTGGTCGCCCCCTAAAGCTTGATGTTCAGACAGGAGGACGTGGCAAGTTTGCTCCTGGTGGAAAGTCTGGGCAGAAAAGCTCTAAGTCAAAAGGAATTGAATCTGAGCTAGCGATAGTAGCAAAGAAGGCCAAGGACGCCTCTATCAAGCTTACGGCCGCAGCGACTAAGAGGGCCGATAATTTAATCAAGATAACTGAACTAGAAGCTAAGGGTGCTTCTATTACAGCAGAGGAACAAAGACAGCTCAGAGCCGCCAACGCATCAAAGGGTGGACTTACTGGCGTTACAAATAGAGCACGGGCTAGCTTTGATAGGCTGTCGAAACAGGCTGATTTACTGCAGGGAAAATTAGCAGCAGTAGATGCTCAAACAGAAAACCTAGGTTTTGGAGACCTAAGAAGCGCGTTCGGAACAACCTCAAAAAATATGGTAGAGGTTTCTCGGGCAGCAGGAACAGCAGTCCAAAAATTAAAGAGTTTTTCTTTACCTGAGCGCCAAGAGTCCCTAGATACCGGAGGGGGCCTTAATACAGATATTGAACAGAAAGCTATTAAGGCAGCTCTTATACACAGACAAAGAGAGGTAGAGCTATCAACTCAGCTAGAGGCTAAGACTAGAGCTGTAGCTAGAGAGATTATTCCTCTAGTGACATCTAGGGCAGCCACTCAGGGGGCTCTAAACTCTCTCGCGAAGGAGGCTGAGGACCTAGCTACTCGCGCCAACAGAGCGTCTAAGGCCTATGCCTTTAGAGTTGAAAATCAAATACCTATTACTGCTGGTCTTACAAATAAGATTCAACAAATATCTAAAGAGTGGGGCCTAAATGTAAGAAAGGCTGCAGACCTCAATGCAATACAAGATTCTCTAAATAGCAAACTGAATGAAATAAAAGGCAACCAACAGTTGTTCGTTGCGGAAACTAAAGAGCAGCTCACAAAAGCTAGAAGACTAAGTCAGGGACTAGAGGATGTTGTTCTTGGGCTAGGCGCCATTGAGGGTAGCGAAGATGAGTTCGCACAAGTTAAAAGGTCTGCAGTATTAATTGCAAAGGCGCAGCAGAAGAGACTTGAAGAAATAAATATAGCTAACCAGTTACAATCTGACCTTGCTGTTCTACAAAGAAAACAAAAATCAATATCCTCTGAGCAGCTTAATAGTCAAGAGATACTTAATAGACTCCAGAACGAGAGAAGAAACTTTCAAACAAAAGCAGAAGAAGCTGACCGAGCAATCTTCTTTGCTCTAAGGGATGGCTCCTTGGTCACTCAAGAAATGGTTGCTGCCATATCTGATAACCTAGAGGGGGTCAGAAAAACAAAGGCAACAATCATTGAGCAGGCCAGGCTCGCTACAAAACAGGCAGATGCACAAGAGGCATTAGCTGTAGTTATCATACAGACAAAAGATGAGGCTCTTGCCAGACTTAATGCTACAAGAGATGTTCGTAAAAACCTAGAGGATGAAGCCAGGAATTCTGCAGCGGGCGGCGCATCTGTTCTTGGTATCTCAGACGATGATATAAATGAACAATTTAAAGAACAAGTAAAGAAGGGAACCGAGGCTGTAGTCAGATTTAGATTAGGACTCGTTGGTTCTACGGAGTCTCTGGATGGCTTTGACCTTGATGCCAGCTCTCTAGGAAATGCGTCCAGAAAGTTTAATAAAATACTAGAGGATGGAGCGGTAGCAGGTCAACTACTAAAGGACGACTTGCTGGCGCAGGCGAATCGTATCCGGCAAGGAGCTAGTGCAACAGAGGGGCTAAGTGATGCTCAGTTTGAACTAATTCAGCAACTACTGAATTCGGCCAAGTCTCTTTCGACTCTGTCGAGGCCTATTGAGCCGCTAAGACAGAGGATGGAAGAGCTGGCTGTAGGCTTTAGTTCTGCTACGGAGAATGTTGTCAGAGGAATTATACCAGATGGAACTCAAAAAGAAATAATTGATGGTGTAAAATTATTCAGACAAACTTTTTTAAATACTGGAAAAGACCTTAGGCAAACTATTAGAAGCTTTAGAGAAGGAGTCGATGGGGCAGGTACTGCTGTAGCAGACATTGATTCATCTATGGCTATATTTAAAGCTACAACAGATGAAGCTGCTAGGCAGACTACTGCGCTATCCGACAGCACAAAACAATTAGCAGATTCCAGAAGAGGAGAATCTAGTGCAGCCTTACAAAAAACGGCTAGTACAGAGCTTCAATCAGCACAAGCTGATTTAGCGGAAACTTTAAAAAGAACATTGTTCGGTATGAAAGGAGCCGGTGCTGCGGCAGCACAGTTCGTAAATGGTGCTCCATTCAAAACTCTTGAAGAAGGTCTCGCTACTGTAAGGCGTAATATACTTGCAGCAACTGACCCAGGACAAATCGCTTTCTTAGACCAGGCTGGCGTAGATGTTTCAGATATACTTGAACAAGCTATTCTTAGAGCTGGAACAACTTTTGAAACAGAATTTACTAAAGAAAGTAAGAACGTTGCTAGAACCTTAGATGCTGAAGCTCTAAGAGGAGCTAAGAGATTAGCTAGTAAAATAGCTGAGTCTGGCGGCGAAGCCGGCCAATTGTTAGACCCTGACTTTTTACAAAATGCTCTAAGCAAAATTACTTCTGACTTTCCTCGACTAAGTGAGGAGATTGTCGATGATGTAACTAAGCCACTAAGAAGACAAATTAAAAAGGCAGCCGGAGACCGCGCACAATCAGATAGTGCTATAGCTGCCATTAGAGCAAAAGAAGAAACTGCGGCACAAGAGCTTGTCAATAGAATTAATAATGCCTTCAATGCAAGCGAACTAGCAGGAGAGATTGGTGGTGGAGCCATAGCTAATGCCGGTCGTGCTATAGCAGATGTGTTTAAGAGAGCTGCTGGTGGATTGCAAAATGCATTTTCTTCAGAAGAGAAGGAAATACTAGCAAATAATGAAGAAAGAAAATCAGTTAATTCTGCGCTTATAGCTGCTTCAAAAGAAGCCGTAGTTGCATTAAGTGCTCAGGTCGCTGGCTTGAGACAAGAGGAAGGCGCTCAATCAGAATCTGTAAGATTCGCAGAGACTAGAAATCGTGAAGCTAGAGGCGTACAACAATCTTTAGTAAGGGCGATTGGACTATTAAGAAATCAAATACGAGACTCAATACAGTCCTTTGATTTTGATAATGCATTAGCTCTTGAGCAGGAATTAGAAGGTCTATTAGCTAAACGAGCTAGCGTAGAAGAATCCGTCCTTTCTTCTGAGGCTGCAATAGCTGTAGCTTTTTCGAAACAAGTGCAAGCTGCAAATGAAGCAAGAGCAAAGCAAGAACAAATAGTTAGGGCTGAAGATGATATATTTACTGCAGAAAATCGCCTAGCAAAAGCTACCCAAGAATCTGCAGCACTACAAGAAAAAAGAAATCGTCGCACAGCCACGGGCTCAGACAATAGAGTCGGAGGTGGTGGACCTCTGCAATCGTTTGACCTAAAGTCACTACAAAACTTTGGGCAGAAACTAGATGTTAAAACTCAGGAAAAATTCGTTTCTATTCTAAAACAAGAAGACGCCAATCTTGCTACTGTGAATACTCAGCTAAAAGCTCACCAAGGAAACATTGGAAAGGCAAACTCACGAGTAGATAGGCTAACCGCTAGCATGACGTCTGGACAGAAAGCTGCCTTCCAGTTTGGTTTTGCCGCAGCCAATGCTGCAGATAGATTGCTGGCCTGGGCTAGTCCTGCTGCGTTTATCTTCCAGGCAATTGGCTCTCTAAGAGAAGCTGTTCAGGTTATCATACGTCTAGATGAGCAAGTTACAAGAATTGCCTTCTTCAATCCTGAAACATTAGATAGAGCTGCTGCTGGCGTTAATAGATTAGGAACAGCATTCGGAAGTATAGAGGGGGAGTCAAGTGCTCTCGTTGGCTCTTTTGATAGACTAAACAATGTTACAGAACAGTATGTCGCTCTAACTCTTGCTGCCGCTCAAACTCAGAAGCTCTTGATAGAGCGCGCAAAAGAAACAGGCCTTGAAGTCTCTAAGCTTGCCGACATTGTATTAGTTGCCGGTCGTGTAAACAGAGAGGCTTTTTCTGAGACGGGAGAACTAAACCCATTCGCACAGGCCGTGGAAGGACTACTTCGTCTAGAGGGTCCACTTGGTAATGCTGAAAAGCTAACTGCTGATTTGAACTCTGTTCTAAACCAGTTCCAACTTGAAGGCTCTGAGGCCGTTATTGTAGCAGCACAGCTAGCTGAGGTGTCTCAGCGAAGTGCCTTCAGTGCTGGAGAGCTTGCAGAAGGCCTAACTAGAGTTGGTGGTGCCTTCAGTTCTGTGCAGGGCGCTACAGTAGCTGAGTCTCTTGAGTTCCTGGCTTCAGCTTCTAACGCTGCACAGACAAGTGTCTCCCGAGTAGGAACGACGCTTCGTCAATTAAGCATTGGTGTCGCTAAGAGTGCAGATGAAATTAAAGAGTTCGCCGGCATTGATATTATTGAAGAAGGACAGCTAGCTGGCCCCGAAGCTCTAGTAAAAGTTCTAGAGGTTATTAACTCCTTTAAAGGTGAACAGTCTGCGATTGATTTTATCTCGCAGTTCACAGATGAAAGAAACGCCTCTGTTATTCTTGGTCTTGCACGTAACGTTGATGAAGTTAAAGATTCCATCGCTAAACTTAATAATACAGAAACTAAAGCCATAAGAATTGAAAGAACTCTAAGGAGATTCCTGGCTGAAACTGAAGCACAATCAAGAACTGTGACAGCAGAGTTCGGAAAACTAAAGGCCTCACTAGAAGGGCTTGTAAATGATTCTGGAGTAATTGGTTTTCTAAAGGCTACAACCAGAGGATTAACAGACGTTATAGGCGGCGTCGATACTTTTGTTAATATTGTAGGCGGTGTTGCTCCAATATTTGCTGCTGCCTTTGCGGCATTAGCTCCTACCCTAAGGGCTGTATCTCAGGGTTTTGTTGCTGGTCTATTGCCATCTCAGAAGCTAGCAGAAGTCACTGACAAAATAATAAATAATATACAAGTTGAAGGGAATCTTTTAGAGGGAGCTAACGCTGCTAGGGCGCAAGGACTACTTACTGAGCAACAAATATTAAGCTTTAGAACATCAATAGTAGGCGTAACTAGTGCAATATCTGTAAAAGAAAGAGAGCTTGTAGTTAATGCTGCAGAGCTTGCTGCGATATCAAAGTTTGGGTCTGTAAACCAAAGAGATATAAATAAATTAAAAGCAAGAGAGGTTGCATTAGCTGTAGAATTGAAACTTCTTGAAGAACAAAGACTAGGAATTCAATCAAATCTTAAGTCAAGTGTGAGAGGTGGACAAGGGGTGCTTGGTGGAAAAAGTACTCGTAGAATTCAGACAGGAGTCGGAGCCGCCCTTATTGGAGCTGGCCTATTCGCAGCCCCAATTATTGGAAAAGCGATTGGTGGAAATGTTGGTAAAGAAGTAGAGACTAGTTTGCAAGGAGCTTTAACTGGTGGACTTCTAGGGTTTGCTGTCGGTGGGCCTATTGGTGCTTTTGTCGGAGCCCTGGTTGGCGCAGCCGCTGCTTATAACTCTCAGGTCTCTGCTGGTAATGAACTACGACTTGAGGAAGTAAAAATTAAAGCCAAGGTAAGAAAGGCTATTGAAAGAGATAGAGAACTCCAAGCAAAGGCAGATGAAGAAAAAGCTAAAGGTCAAGAAAAAATTACAGCAAGACAGGAGCTATCTCTTCAGCTACAGAAGGATATTGCAGATTTAGACATTAGAATTAAAAGAAATACTGAAGCCCAACTTAGTTCCGAAGGCTTAATAGAACAAAAGAAGATAGCACAGAGTAAATTAAATATCATACTATCTCAACAAAAGAGAGCAGAGGATGCACAGCTTGAGGAACAGATTAAATTTGAAGAAAGAATTTCAAAGATAAAGCAAGAGCAGAATACATTAAGTAAAGTTTCAGAGTTACTCAAGAAAGCTGAGCTTGCAACGCTAGATAAAACCTTAGCAATTACTCCAGTAATTGAAGCACAGATAAACGCAACAGTAGACGAAAGACAACTAGCTATAGAAAAACAATCTATTAAACGACAGATTGGTGAAGTCACCTTAGCTATTGTTTCTGCTGGTACTCAAAATCAAAATGCCCAGACAGTTAAGAAATTAACAAAAGACAGATTGGCATTGCAGAACAAACTAGCAAATATAGAGTTGGATGTAATTAATTTTAGGTTTGATAAAGCACAGGCCGCCCTAGATGCTAGAGAACAAGTTGCCGAGACTGAAGTAGATAGATTTAAAAGTATCTCATCTTCAGCCAATCAGCAGATTAAAAATCTCGTAGATAGTCAGGCAAAAATCGTTGAGCTTATTGGAAGAGAGGCAGATATATTTAAGGATATATTCCAGCTACAAGAGCAGGGAATTAAATCAGCAGAAAAGTCTACTGCTGGTGGAGCCGTAAGAGATATCACTGACCTCAATATTAAGCAACAAAGAGATATTATTAGGCGAAGAAATCAAATACTAGTTGATGGCGCGAAGAAGGCAGGAGACCTGCTACAAAGACAATTCGGACAGATAGGTATTGTTCCATCTCTAGAAGAGCTTGGGGCAGCCGCGGATAGCATAAAGGCAAACATAGCAGCCGTTGGTGGACCATTCGCTCAATTCAAAGATGGCCTAGATAGGAGCACAAAGTTTCAGCTAGACCAGATAACTGCCAGCAAGCAGCTATTGGATGTCCAAAAGAACTTAGCACAATCTGAGATTAGCCTTCGAAAGAATCTACTTAGCACAGAAAATGATTTTGTTAGACAACGTATTAGCCTTATTGGAGAAGAGCTAAGCGTCATGCAGAAGAGAATAGATTTGGAAGTTAAGATTGGCGAAGAATTAATTAAGACACCAAAGGAGTTTCTAGAAAACTCTCTCAAGCTATTCGAGTCTGAAGATGTATTGCAATTAGCGAAAGTAAATAGCGGCAATATTGAAAAGGGCCTACTAAAGATTATTACTACGGTAAACAAACAGCTAGGTGGAGAGGCTCTAAAGTCTATCTTTGAAGGGTTCGAGGTCGCAGAGTCTAGAGGAAAGAGCCTAGTAGAAGGAATTACTCCTGGACAATTGACATCTTTGTTTGCAAGACTTGCCGCAAACCCAAATGCAAAACTACTAGAGGAGCAGATTACTCAGGAACAAGCCCTTCTTAATGAAGTCAGCGAACTAATAAAAGTTCAACAAGATAATAAACTAGAATTAATCAAATTACTTGATGAAGAAAAAGTTATTTCAAGCCTCATGAATGACCAGAGTGAAACCTTCTTGAAGCAGTTAGATGGAATAATTTCAATTGTAGCTGCAACAAAAGGAACTGCTGATACAGCAATAACAAACGCTACTAATACTAAGAGAAATTTAGAAAAAGTGGCCTCTCAAGTAAGCCTTCTCAAAGATAGTTTCGATACTAAAATTCCGCAAGCTACAGAGGGAGATAAACAAATTGTTTCTTCTTTAGTTAATGTAAGTAGTTTACTTAAAGACATTAGGGATGCAAGAGAAGTGAAGGTTGGTGGTCAGCCAACAGTAATCAAACGTGCACTAGAAGAATTATTTGCTCTTAGAAAGGGAAATGTAGGAGAGTCCGATAAGAAGGCATTCGCGATAGGACTAGAGGCTCGGACAACATCTCGTAGTAGTCAACAAAAAAGAGATGCAGCTATTCTACAGGACTTATCTAAAACATTAGGGAGACTAGAGGGACAACAAAATACCATATCAAAGCTTGCTACAGATTTTGATGTGGGAACATTGCTAAAAGGAATCCCCTCAGCAATAGCTGCAGTAGCTAGTGGTGGACAGATTGGCCTCGATGGGACGGGAGATTCTCTTGCTCAAGTTGCTAAGCTTTTTATAGCAGCTACCGAATTAAAAGAAGGAAGAATAAATCCTAACTTATTAACAGATGATGAAGCGAAAGTTTTCTTTGAAGCCCAAGATGCATTCGCAGCGCTTAATAAAAGACTACTAGAAACAGCAAAGACTACTGAGCAGTTTGAGTCAGATTTTAAGAAATCATTTATTGCAGATAGAATCAAAGTACTAGAAAAATCACTAGCAACAGGTGGGGTTGACGTGATTAAAGCCATGGGTGGTTTTACTACCAGCCTAGCTACTGGTGCAGCAGCCGTAGCCAATGCTACTGAAGCAGCTAGAATAAGTACAGAATTAGGGGCCGCCGAAATTAAAAGAATAGCAACAGAAAAATTTAATATAGATGCTAGCGGAGATATAAGACTTAGTTCTGAAACAGACTCTGCCGTAAGGGTTGCTGCCGAAACACAGGCGACCGCTGCGAACAAAGCTTTTGCTGCAGCATGTGAACAAGCTGCAGCCGCAGAAAAAACAATAACCAGCCTGGGTGCCGTTAAAGATAATAATGAAAGACTAAAGGATGCAGGAGAAGCGCTCAGGGCAGCCGCCGCAGAGACCCTCTCTAAGGCAGACGCCCAAAGAGCCGCAGCAACGGCTTCAACAACAGCAGCCACCGCAGCACCAAAGGTTGAATTGTCTAGAGCAGCACAAGCAGCCATATCAACACAGAAGGCCAAGAGAGTAGACGAGGGTGGCCTCGTAGAACAGTTATCTAAGAGGCTTGGCTTTGATTTTGCCGAAGCTATAAAGACACGAATAGCTGACCCTGATGCTGACATAAGTAAGTTTGGAAGTCAATTTGAAGTCCTAGCAAATGACCTTGGGCTTAATAGCAAGGCTCTGGAGGCTATTGCTCAGAGGTCTGGACTAGTTAACAGTGAAGAAGATTTTAATAAAGTCTTAGTTAGCGCACTAGCTGGAGAGCTTCTTGATAAAACTAACGGAGGAGAGGGCTCTGCAGACCTAAAGACTGCTCTGTCTGAAATTCTTTCTCCTGGAACATTAGCTGCTGAAATTAATGCTGCTAGAGAAGCGGCTTCCAATGACGAAAAGGGAAAACTAGAACAAGCCCTTTCTAATGTAATGAACGACCCCCTAGCTAGACAGATTGCAGCCATGGAAAGAATCGTCTCGGTTAACGAGGGGCAGTTTGAAAAAGAGGGAGTATTCGGAAACCTAACCGCAGAAGCCCTAGTTGTTGCTAAAGAAAACCTAGAGCAATTAAAAGCCCAGTATTCACTACAGCAGGGAGAGAAAGAAAGGCTTGATGCTATTAAGGAAGGACTAATCACGGATGATAGAGACCCCAATGTTCTTATCTCTGCAGGAATTGACCACCTATTGGTTCAGCAAGAAAAAACATCTGCAGCAATAGCCGCCGCAGGCCAACAAACTGCGGATGCCAATAAGCCAGTAGTGGATGCAGCAAAGAAGACGGCAAACTTTATGCAACAGTTTAATGCAAAGATGGATAGCTTATTCAATGCTACAAGTGCACATAAACAAGAGCAGGCAGCACAGCATACACAGAACACAATTCAAAGAAAGAAATTAGCAGAAGCACAACAGGCTAAGCTAATTATAGACGAAGCTTCTCGTGAAGACTTTATTAATTCTTTCAAAGAAAAATTCGATGAGGCCTGTCAGCTATGGGTTACTCAGTTCAGCGCCGCACTTAGCGAAGGCCAGCTAGACGTAAATGTTGCCCCCATGGAGCTTGAGCTAAATGCTAAGATTGAAAGTATAATTAAGGGAGAGGAATTCGCAGAGCAGCTAGTGCAGGCCTTGATAGGAACTGGACTTGAAGACCAGGTAGAAGTAATTGCTGAGACTGTTTCGAAACTTGTTCAGACCGAGATAGATAGGGGTGGGTCTGCTAGTCTCGTTCACTTTTTGGATTCTCCTAGAACAGGAAAGCCTAATAAAGCAAGAGTTCGCGGAAGCAACCTTACATAGGATGATTAAATGATTTTTTCAATAGCCACTACGGGTTCTCAAGATATGAGACTCCCTCAGTGGGGCAGGGCTTTTTGGCAAGACCCCAATGATGATGAAATATTTCTAGCCTATGGTTCAGGAACTAGTGAAGTTGATTTTATAACATCTACTAATGGTGGATTATCATGGAGTGCTCCTGAGCTTTTATTCCCAGTAGAAGACTTTCATATCCATAATAACTTTGATACAGTAATGGATAGGAGTGGTCATATACATTGTGGCTTCAGGTTTAATGGCTCTGGTTGCTATCAGTTTGTAGGTAAGCTACCAGGCGGTGGTTGGACGAGAGCAAGCGGCATAGGTCCTATTGGGCTAGTTGCTGCTGGTGATTCTGGAAATTTAGCTAAAGGCTTTCAGGGCTCACTTACTATGCAAGAACATCCGTTCGCTAGTGAAGTAGCCGGCATTAGTTTCCCCGCAGTAAAAATGATTGTCAAAGATTCTGCTAATGACATGACTACTGCCGTATTGGGAACGCCGTATAATGTAGCCCCCTCTTTGGACCCTCTTCAGTTTGGAGATATCGCCGCAGGTGCAAGTGGCGGATTCCCTATTATATATGTATCGGAAATCTTCGGACTTAAAACATCGTATGCTACATACTATGATGCAGAAGATAATGAACTAAAAACATGGCATAGAGATTTTGGTGGCTGGTTTGGAACTCCTGATGAGAGAGCTATTGAATCAGACGAGGTGCGCTTTGGTCCCAGCATGGCCATTGGCAGCGGACTCAATGGAAGTCACGGCATGGCCGTTGTATGCTCTTCTGGAATTGGAGGGGTAGGTCAGAGTATTTATCACTGGACAGAAGATACAGATGAATATATAAATGTAAAAGATATAGCAAATGGAACAGAAAATAGTTGGGTAACAAAAGCTGGTAGTCTTAATGGTAGCACAAGCGGATTACTAATCCAATCTGGAATTGTGCCCACTGGCGATATGTATGGTATAGGTCCTAATAATTTTTCAGGAGAAGGTGTAACAAGACATAACTTCCCAGGAGAAGGAACTAATTGTGACTTCTCTTTTAATGATGATGGAGAATTCTTATTCTATTTTCAAAAGAAAAACGAATGGGGAAAACAATCAATAGGAAGATTCAAGGCTGACTTTGATGGAAGCAACTGGGTATTTCCTACCATGGATGACCAAGATAAGGGTCTTAAACATCCTGCATCTGTGGGCCAATCTCAAACTGGAGGCTGGAGCAATACATTATTCTGGGGAGGATTTAAAGCACTAAAGCATCCCACAGAGCCCGCGGGTGCCAGCGGCACAAAGCAAGAACTACTAGTTACGCAGGGACATGTTTCAACATATCCTTCTGGTGGAATCTTAACAGTATGGGATGTAGAACAATCTCCCGCATTAGGTAGGTGGCAAGAATCAGAATTTACCATTGACTATACTCTTACGTCCGGCACGGCCAATGAAATCTTTACAGGCATTGCTGCATATACTAACGTACAGTTCACATCTCATTATGAAGAATCTCCTAATCTTTTTGATGATGATAATACTACCTATGGTAGAGTCAGAGATGGCTATACATTAACTCTTGAATTAGACAAGATTAGAACTATAGAAAGAGTAGAGGTACTACAAAGAAATGGAACAACGTCTGCTCCCGGCATAGCTGTATCGGGAACACTAGATGGAATAAACCATGTTAGATTATTTACAATACCATCTGGTGCAATTAGTTCGCTTCCTCCACAAAATAGTTCATTAGAAAAATATATGGCTGGAACACAGACTGTTACAGAATCTTTAAACGTAGCATCGCTAGTTCCAATTTTTAACATTAACCCATTTACTGCAAAATTTGTAACACTTCAATTTTTTAACTCTATACAAAGTAGTTCAAGAGTATATGAAATTAAATTATTTGGTCCAGCAGCTACTAATCCAGAAGTTGTAACATGGTCTAACTCGACCTCTGACCCGCCCCCATATAACAGACAGATTGTAAGAAGCCCACTACAAACTACACAACAAACATTCAGACAAGAACAGGGGACTCTACCAGAAGGCTGGAGAACATCTGGAGATTTTGAATGGGGAATTGTAGCAAGTGGTAATGCCACTAGAACAAATTTCTTGCCATCTACTCCTCTTCCAGTTGATTTTGATGGAACTGTACAGAGTGGAATTTGGTCATTTGTATTTCCACAAAGAGGAACTGATGATGGATTTTCTATAAGAAGCGAGGCTATTGGAGATGCTTCTGGATTGGGTAGTCCACTAAGGATAGTACCGAGCGGAGGAATACAACCAGGACATTCTGCTATTCTGGAAGTAGATATTGATGTCAATATAGATGAAAGATTACCAGACGGCAGTGCTGGTAGAGAGTTTGGATTTTATATACGTTCGGATGTTCACGTAGATGATAAGATTGAATTCTTTATAGATAATGTTCTTCAAGAAACTTATGGAGATATGCATTGGCATACTCTAGATGCTTTTAACTCAAACATTCCTGAACTTGGAGAAAGAGAAACTTTTTCTACTAGTCTTGCAGGGGCTCAAACTTTAAAGTGGGTATACACAAAGGGCGTCTATGATATTCCTGCTGACAGACTTCTATATCCCTATGGTGCTGCTTGGATTGATGGTGTATTCGGTCTTGACCCTGTAGATATTGAATTTGGACCAAGACATCAGCGCTATGGATATTTGACTGGTGGAAGTCCGTTCGAGATAAGTAGTATAAATGGATATGTAATTAGTTCTGGTATTGCTACAGAATTTATTCATGGATATATTCCGTCTGGTCTACCACAACAATCATTTAGAGATGGTTATTTAGTAGGTCTTGGAACAGAAGCCTCTGGTTTAATTCATGGGTTTTTGCATGGACATGAATTAACAACCTCTCAAGTTCATAGTTATTTATTTGGTAATGTTCCCGTAGACCCTACTGGTGTTAGTTCTGTAATCGATGGCTTCCTAATCGGAGGCTTTGGCTCCGGAGATATGTCAAGTCAAGATAATATTCATGGATACCTAGAAGGCCTTACTGGGGCTCAGCTTATTCATGGTTATATAGCTGGTGAGTCTGGAGAGTTTACTAGTAAGTTTAGACACGGCTTTACTCAAGGTTGGGATGGAGGAATCTTTGGGCTCGGTCCAAACCAAAAGGCTATTTATGGATATGTATTGCCACCTATTGGGTCAGGGTCGATATCTGTTCATGGATATCTATTGGGTAATTATCCCAACTCTAGTATATATGGTTATCTAGGTAGTGAGGGGCTTGTTCCTTCTGGTGGTGGCCTAGTGGGTAACCCATCTACATCTAATGTAGTTCCTGGTGTTAACTTTCTTCATGGATATCTAAAGGGTGAGATTAGCGCGCAAGCTATTCATGGCTATGTTAAGCGGCCACCTATTGCAACCTCAACTATTAAAGGGTATGTATTAAGTGGAGCTGCCGATATGACCATTCATGGTTTTGTCGATGCTTCTGATGAAATTCCAAGTAGTATTCATGGTTATGCTAGTGGGTTGGGATTTAATTCTTCATCTATACATGGTTATGTATTCGGAGTAAGTGGAATTATTACTACAAGTATTCATGGATACTTAACTGGTGTTGGTCTTCCTAGTTCTGAAATTTGGGGAACATTAATCGGAAGTATAGTTGCCGAAAGTTCTTCTTCTGCATGTCCATCTCACAACTTCCCTCTTTGTCCGTTACTTTCAATCACATTACCATCTGGTTTTATTAATTAGGAGAAAATATGAGTGCGAATCCTAATGCCGGCACACAAATGTATTATGTAAGACAGTCAGATGGTCTAGCATATTGCTTTAGTCCAGTGCCGCTTATACAAGATAGCAAACAAACGTTAACTAAAATAAAAGACGGAGTAGAAACAAGACTAGGGGTTATACATTCTCTTACGTTTACTGGAACACTACTTCCTAGTCTACCTGCTCTATCTGGAGTAGACCCTAACGCCTCTTGCTTTGAGCTTCTTGATAGAAAATCTGACCAACTGTGTGCAGCTCTAGATGAAGATAGAGGCAACCTTCTAATTGTAGATGGCAGTGGCTATCCGATGTTGAGCGTGTTTCCAAAAGTTGTATCTATAGATTTTCCAGAAAGCCAAATGGTTCAGAAGAGAGATTACTCTATTCAGTTTGAGTATGAAGAAGGCTTCGATGCTAACTGTAAGGTTAGTGAGTTTGATGAGTCCTGGGATTTCTCTACACAAGAAGATGATACAATAGCTGTAAGCCACAGTGTAAGTGCAGTGGGTATATCTAACCAAGATGGAATGGGAGCCTTGGATAACGCAAAGACGTTCGTCCTCGCTAGGGTAGATACGCTAGATAGAACTCAGTATGCATTCCTGACTGCGCCATTCCTCCCCCCTGTAGTAGATGCTGACAACCTGTTTGAGTTTAATCATATTAGGTCGGAGAGTATCAATGAAACTAATGCATCCTATGCTGTTAGTGAAACTTGGATTATGGCCTCCGGAAACTATAAGGATGATAGAACTATTGATAGGTCTTATGAACTAGATGACTTAGGGGTGTTAGTAGAATCTCTAACTATTAATGGAACCGTTCTTGGTTACGGAGATACTACTACAGAGAAACTTAATAATGCATTAGATGGATTTAATAATGTAGTAGCTGTTGAGATTGGATTTCTTACCGCTAGTGACATAGCATCAAAATCTTTGAGTGAAAATAGATTTGCCGGCACGGTAAGCTACTCTATTACTTTTGGTGTAATAAACGATGACCCGATTGAAAGCCGGGCGATTTCCTATTCTCTACAGAGGAATGAAGATGGAACAGTTTCACAGACTGTAGCGACCTCCGCGTCGATAAGATTAGCTAGTGATTCAGGTATTCAGTCAGCGATAGATTATTGTTTCGCAAGTAACTTTCCTATTAACTCAACAGTTGAACCATTCTTTGATGCATCCCTCTCTGGTAATATTGAAGCAGTTAGTTATCAAAGAGATGAAATTGCAAAATCATTCTCATTAACCAGGAGCTTTAGAGAGCAAGGAACCGCTCTTTACAGAGAAGAATATCAGGTTGCTCGTGAGCAAAGTATAGAGAATGCATCCACTACGGTAACTGTGAATGGAACCATTCAGGGCTTGGCTGCTGAGCTAGGCACAAATAGCATTGAAAGATTCATTGCCGCATCTGGAGCCTTTTATTCTAGTATTCAGGGACTAATTAATAGTAGAGCATTGGAAATTATCCCACCTGGAACTTGTCTTGGGGCCTCCGCTGTTCAGACTTCTTTGGGGTTTAATAAACTAAACGGGACATTGACATATTCATCAAGGTTTGATAATAGATTTACTACAGCCAACCCAAGTATTCGAGATGAGAAGATTGATGTTAACTACACACTACCAGCAGATGTGGTTGCTGAAATTCCTATTCCTCAAAAGGCAACCGGCCCCATTCTTCAGGACCAAGAGACTGTAACAGGCTCACAAAAAACCCTCAAGATTACATATACAATGCAGGCTAGTGGTAACGATTGTGGCTCAGTAGATACTACAAACCAAGGGCTGCTAGAACTTGAAGCTCTTACAGAATCTAATATACTGATTAGTAATACTCCTCTTACAAATTCTAGAGGAGAACAACCTGTAGCGACTAAGACATTTAAAACGGCAGACCAATATTCGTTCAATAGGCAGACTCTTGTTTTTACTAGAAGTGTGACCTGGAAATACACTAATACATAGGTGATTAATGACGGCAACTGATTTAGGTGGTGGGGGAGCAAATAAGTTCCTCGGTTCATATATAAAAAACATATCTAATAGTCTAGGTCTTTCTACTAGTCCAAGTACAGCTTCTGTGACTATCGTAGAAGATGATGATGCATTATTTGAATTTCCGGAGGTAGGAACCTTTCAAACAATAACCCTGGGAGATTCCTGGAGCTTCTCTGGTGTGCTGACTAGATATGAAATAGATGTGACTAATATTTCCGGAAGAACAATTAGAGTATCCGTATCTGACCCAAGAGAGATAATGAAATCTATTCCTGTGATTCTTGCTCCGGGCTCTCAGGCAATCATAGATACAATAAATAATACTGGCTGTTCCGTCCTTGATATATATGGTCCTTATGGAGCAGGTCTTATTAACTTATCTGGATGGAATCAATCTGGTATGCCATTCGAAAGAATAGTTAGCGCCCTAAAGGGGGATAATGTTTTATTTGGAACTGCAGTAATTCCTATTCCTCAACAAATCGCCAATGTATTTGGAGAGCGATATGTATTTAATTTAGACGAGGTTGCAGCGATAGTAAATCCCAACCACAGAGTTAATACAAACCTAACGCCCATTTCTAATCTAATAGAAGATTTGTCACAGAGACATGCGTTTGATTGGTTTGTTGAATCGGAGAAGAGAGCAGATGGCATCATAGAGGTAACTGTAAAAGTAATTGATAGGTCTACTGATAATATAGACATAGACCTGCAAAGCTTCTTAGACCAGCATGATGAGAGAGTAATAACTGCAACCTCTGGGATAGAACTTAGAAATGAAGTTTCTTGTATGGCCCTGCAGGGTGCACCACTTGAGAATCTAACTAAGGTAGCAATATTAGGTATGGCTAATGAGCCAATTGACTTATCTATTGAAGGTGGATTTAATAATTATATAATGACAGAAGATGAAATGATAGCAGTAATAGCTGGAAAACATCAGTGGGAACTGTGGTTAGGAAATGAAAAATCTAAAACTACAGTAGAATCAAATGAAAGTTCTTTTGGAATGAGTAGATATGGTCCTGGATTTGGAGATGATGATATAGCTGGCATAGTAAGTTTAATTGCAGATTTGAATGATGTTGACGAGCCTAATGATAAAGATAAAGTCCCTACTTTTAATACAAAAAGAGCTGCTGCTTTACTTAAGCTAAAAATAGCAAAGCGGGCCGAGGTCGGAGCTGTATATAAAAAACTTGAAGCACATGCAAAATCTTCATATGGAAAAAGATTTGTTCATGATACAATATTAGATGAGGTAATTCAATCTGCGTGGACTAGAGATGTAGTAGGGGGAAACGATGACCCTAATGAATATTTTAGGCAGAACGATGGAAGAACTAAAGCTTATGTAGAATTTTCCTCAGAAGCTGCTGGAGGTGCATTCTCTCTGGGGCTAGAGAATTTAACACAACTATTTGGTAATCAACAATCTTTTGCTAGAAATTCTATTGTTTATGGTTCCACGTTTGTCAATAGAATTATTAATGCCGGAGAGGCTATTCTGGTATTAAAATTAGTTAATGCATATGACCCCAATGATGTAACTTTAGAGATTAAAGATACCGCTAGTTATATTTATAAGGAATCTGCTAGTCCATTTGGTTCTGTTAAAACGTCTCTGTATGTATCATGCACGGTAGATAAGGATGGTGTTGTAACTATTCCTGGAGGTGTTTTTGAGAAGACACCCCTAAAAAATAAATTAATGTCGGATGCTTTAGAAATCGCAGACGGCAGAGGCATAGGTACGATAGAAGCTCATGAAAAACTTCATGGTAGATACATAGCTTTTTATGGTTCTTCGTTTTTTGGAGTGCACGCTTTTGCTTATGGGCCAAGCTTTGCCTATATACCTACACGTTCTAGAAATATTAGATATGGTCCTGTGTTCTCAAGTAATCTTGGAGCTGATTCTCAGGGTAAGGTTCAAATTATACAGGATGATGGATTTGCTCCATGGGAATTTGGAAGTATAGGAGCAATGATAGAATCCATGCAGATAAAAGTAGATAATGCTACATCATTACAGAAGGAGGCATTCTCTGCTAGCATTCAAGTAGAAGGATTTCCTCAATTTAGCATTGGGGATTCTCTTGAAAAGAATTCAAATATAAACTCTATTAGTATAAGCTTTGGTGACGGTGGAGTTAAGACTAGCTATTCACTTCAAACATATACAAGAAAGTTTGGTGAAATAAGTAAAGAAGAGTTAGCTCTTATAGCTTATATGGTTAACAATGGTGGAGGCAGAGTGTTGCCACAACAACAAGCTGGTTTTATTAGCGGACATAATGTAAATGTGGATAAAGGATTTGGTTCACATATTGGGTTCTCTGATTCTAGTTTAAATGGAGGAGGGTTAGATTTCGGATAATGTCAGAACAAAAAAATATAGATGAGCTGCTCGGTATTAATTTACCCAGAGCAGGATACGCGATAGCCGGTTCCGACTGGGCCTTAGAGCAAGGCGTAGACGCACCGATGATTATAAATCTAAATACTCCAGGAACGCTAGAGACTAAATGGTCAGATACGTATGGTGCATCCTTGGATTCATTTCTATCTATAGTAGATGGATTTAAGATTGTAAATGCCATGAGTACAATAACGGTTCAAGGAATATATGCTTCCGCATTTCCAAATACAAATACAGACAATATATGGGCGCCAGTAGAACCTAGTCCTGAACTCGTGCCTGTCCCCAAGAAACAACAACAAGTTCAGTATGTAGTTAGTGGAGACGATATAGAGACTGCCAGAACACGGATTGGTACCTTCGGTGAGCTATTTAATATCAGAGGTCTCTGCATGAGAACGCCTATGATGGCGCAGGGCTACGGTAGAACAAAGGACATGTTGCCGTTATTTCCCTCTGCTGATGATGCAAGAAAGAATGAAGAGGATGCAAAATTAGATAGAGCACAATGGAAAGTAGGAACTGTTGATTTAAGATGGGATGAAAGACGTAATGTATGGGGTGCTTGGAATGATATTATCGTTGACCACGAAAGCAAGGGGCTGGGAACAACTGTCTTCAGTACTAATCCTGATGCAGGAGAAGGGTTCCCTTGGCTAAAGGGTAAGCTAGAAGATGTATGGTGGGTTCGCCAACCTACTGCTCTTAACGGGACTAATGGAAAACTAGAAGGTCAGAAAACAGCAGAAATAATGACTCATTTAGAACATAGTTTTTTCGATGAAGAAACAGATGGTTCTGCTAAATTAAAAACTGTCTTTGTTATTCCCCATAAGGAAGCATCTGAAGAGGATGATTCATGTCACAAAAAGGGAGAAGAAAATATCCTAGGTGGTGAAACCACAGGAGATAGTATCGGTATAGATATTAGAAGCACTGTTCACTTCTGGAAAGAAAACGAAATAGACGGACCTATAAAGTTCGGAAGAAGTCTGTCAGATTTAGGAGATGAAATTTGTTGTGATTCATCGTCATTAAAAACTAAGCCTAAATTGTTCATTGGAGAGATGGTCTTTATGGACGAAGAACTGCCTACTTGCGATGATGACCCAGGAGAGATTGGAGAAGCAGAAGAGAAACCCCCATGTGAATGGGTGCCTGCTGTTGCAATAGATGAGTGCTCTTTGATTGCTGGAGCCTGTGAAACTTTAGTTACTAATGATATAAATACCATCATGAGATTAGATGGCTTATGTACTGAGATTAGTAGTTACTCTGAAGATTTAAAAGGTAGACAAGATGGTAATAATGCTGCTTTAGTTGGTGGAATTGGTGGTGCTGTTGGAGCAGCATCAAAGCTTGCAGTCAGTATTAATGCTGCTTTTGCTGGACTAACTGCTTCTATTAATGCAGCACTCGTTGCTATTGCAGTTACTCATGGAACAGACCTTATTATATTAGTTCAACAGATTAATGCAGCTCTTGCTGCTTGTGAATGTGAGACATCTATTGATGGTATAGGAGGTGAATCATCAATACCAACGATTTCGCCCCCTGCTGTTCCTAAGCCCACAGGTTCTACAATAACCGTACAAAAACTTAATGAGTTTGATTGCGACCAGTGTGTTCCTGTTAAAATCAAAGCTCCTTGTTCTAATGCTCCTGATACAGAACTTAATATTGGAGTTGGTTGTGGTGGCGGTAATAACTCTGAACCAGATTACGAAGATACCGGACCATGCGCCGCGAATGAGGAATAAATGAATATTAAACCAAGAAAAAGATGACAACCTAAAAATAAGTTGTCAGTTGGGCAACCACAATACTATCTAACATGTGATGAACAAAGAATGAAAAAAGCTACACTAGTTAGAATTAGACAAGAAGCAAAAGAAACAGAAGAATATAGAGATGTTACAAGGATAAAGATTAACGCAGTTAGAAATCATGATATGTCTAAGGGAAATACGGTACTCTATGTAGTTCCGTTTACACCAGAGCATGGCGCATTTCTTGGAAGGCTTTTGATAAAGTAACATACAAACAATAAATTACGCGTATCATACTAGTAGAGGTTAGTAGTTATAGTAAAGAGATTGGAGAAGTACTAGTGCCTAAGAAAATTAAAGTGTTATCTCAAACCACAGATGGTCATAAAATGCAACTCAGGTCCTACATAGCAGAACTAATGCTAGTAAGACAGTATGGACTAACTAGTCTACGTCCATATTTTTGGAGACACAAGTATTGGAAGGGCCTGTATACAAAAGAAGTTAGAGCAGTGTCAAAGTTCCTTAAGAACTATGGACCTAAGGCTGTTGTGACAGTGGCTAACAATGTTCAAATTAATACCTTTACAGATTACGCACAGTTAGAATTTTTCCTACAAAAGGAATCGGCTAGGGACTCTAGGCTAGCTCAACCCAAAGACACTTCTGAAATAAAGAACGAGACTCGTGAGGTCGTGGACCTTCGTGAGCCTCGTTTTTCTATTAGGAAGAAAGGACTGTTTGAGAAGCTCGATGAATTTGAGAGATAGATTTAATAAGTTCCATGAAGAATACACTAAGTGGTTTAAGATAAAGAAGCCCAGTAACATTCTGGTATCTGCACTTAAGCTAGGTGAAGAAGCAGGAGAGGTTGCCGAGGCTGTAATAGCATTTACAGGTGCGAGCAAGAATAAGATAAAGAAGATTTTAAGCAAGGGACAAACACCCAAGCAGGCCGTCAAGGAAGAATTGGGCGATGTAATTGTAGTATGTCTTAATATAGCAACTCTATGTGGCATTAGTCATGATGAACTATTTGAGTCAGCAGGAAGAAAGGCAGGCGTGAGAGCGCAAAAGAAATTAGAAGAGGCAATTAAATGACAACTAGCGCAGAAGAACAAGTGAGTGAAATTATGGGCTTTGATATTAATGATTTCAAAAAAGAGTGGAGAGATAAGGTTAAGATAGGTAAGGAGTTTAATGATGACGAACTCAAACATATACCTACGGGGTCTATTAAGTTAGACTGGGCTCTTGGCAGACCATTCTTAGAGGGGCAGTTTGTAGAAGTCTTTGCTCCCAACGCTACGGGCAAGACCACCTTAGCACTAGAGGTGGCGTCCAACGCCATGAAGATGGGCAAGCTTGTTTTTTATATAGACTTAGAATATAAGCTAAGAGAAGCTCAGCTTGATATGATTGATGGATTTGATAGAACTAACTTCACTATATTGTATCCTGATACTGGCGAAGAAGCCATGAATATGATGTATGACTTAATGGTTGGACATCCCGGCTGTGTAATCGTGCTCGACTCAGTGGGTGGCCTCCTGCCCGAAGTAGAGGACGCTGAGAACTTCGAAAAGCAAAGTATGGGTCTGGTAGCCAGGCTGTGTCACAAGATGATACGCAAGCTTACAGGAATAAACGCGCGCAACAAGTGTGTTACAATATTCCTTAACCACCTAACCTCTACTATGGCTATGTTTGGCAAATCTACTACCACTCATGGAGGCAAGGCAATAAAGAATAGGTCGGCTCAACGCATAGAGCTATTTGCTCCAGCAGCAGGTAGAATTAAAAATGCCAACGGTGACCAAATAGGCCAAAGAGTAAGAGCAAAGATAGTCAAGAACAATGTTAATCGTCCTGAGATAACGATAGAGTTTCCTATCATCTATGGCAAGGGGATTGATTCAGAACTAGATATGCTAGAGTTCGCCAGAGACTTGGGGATTCTGCCCTACAGTAATGGTTGGTATATGGTGCCACAAGAAGATGGAACAGAGAAGAGAATCAGACAAGCAAAAGTTATCGAGATGTTTAGAACAGATGTCGAATTTAAAAAGAGTATTACCGATAAGATTAAAGAAGTATTCTAATGAAATTCCTCTCAACTGAGGGGCGTATTTACAAGATAGACCTCCGACCATCTAAATGGCCTCGGAGGTCTTCTGATAACTGCAAGAGTAATTTTCAGTTCTCCGTAGGAGAAGTTGTAGATAGGGTATTCCCCAATGAAGTAATACTAGAAGAATTCTATATCCCCGGTGACAGATTGTATATTGACTTCTTCTTACCCAGAAAAAGAATAGCAGTTGAAGCACAGGGCAGACAGCACTATGAATACAGCAACTTCTTTCATGGCTCACAAGAGAACTTTAAGTTAGCCCAAGCAAGAGATAGAAAGAAATCCTTATGGTGTACATATAACGACATTAGATTGGTGGTGATTAGAGCAGACGACGAAGAAGAAACAATTGTAAATAAACTCTTATCTGACTAACAATAATGTACGCGTATACTATAAGTAGAGGTCTATAACATGAGTAATAAAAGCGTAGCAGATTGGCGAAGAGAAGCTGGTCTAGTATATATAGAGAACCAAGAAGTTGACTTGGTTAAAGAAGCCATTCAGTTTTCGGGCCGTGAGGTCAGGTCAATTAACCTAGAGCAGTTTGACGAGCTTATGCTTGTTTTGTCCAACTATTATATTTACCTACATAGTCAGCTTGGAATTATTTCTGCCCGTGTCCGACACCTAGAAGAGTCTTTTGATATAGAGGTGGCGCCACTAGCTAGTAAGTATGGTGCTTCACATGCAAAGGAAAGACGAGCCATAGCAATCTCTAAGAATGAGATACTTCAAAAGAAGAAAATCATCCTAGATAGAGAGACAGCTAAACTAGAAATGCTCCGTCCTGTGTGTGATACAATAAAGAATAAGATATATGTAATGTCTAAGATATATGATAGGAGAGTAAGGAATGAGTATAGAAGCCCACGCAGCTGAGAGAGCTATACTTTCTATTCTTATTAAAGAACCAGATAGATTCTTTACTATTAATGATGTGTTAATGCCTGGTGACTTTGTTAATACAGGTGCAGCCTTGATATATGGAATCATTAAAGATTTAATTGTATCAGAAGAATCAATTAGTATTGATAAACATATCATTATTGCAACAGCTGAGCAGAATAATGTAGAAGGCTTCTACCACCACACATTAAATGGCGAGTTAATAGATGCCATAGTCGAACAGAACATTAATGCCAGTAACTTTGTTAAGTTTGTTGCAGCAGTCAAACAAGCCTCACTTAAGCGTGCTCTAATTAATAAGTGCGAGGACCTCAAGGATGATATTGAGGAATGGGATGGCAAGACTTCAGACATGCGCAACATGGTCGAGACTAGTATTCTAGATTCGCTCAAGAACCTTGATACAGGAGAAGATGATGTTAAGTGTTTAGCTGATGGTTTTGAAGAGACCATTAATAACTATGCTGACCTTGAGGGGGCCATGGGTATTGATATAGGTCTTCCTAGATGGCAGAAGGACGTTGGTTATATCCGTAACGGAGCCATAACAGGAATCTTTGCTAGCACAAAGGTAGGTAAGTCTCAGTTGTCTATGTGGTCTGCATTTCAAGCAGCGGTGATACAGAGGAAACCAGTTCTGTATTTAGATACCGAGCTTCAGCTTAGACAGCAGCAGATGAGACTATGTGGAATCATGACAGGCATTCCCTACAATATTATTGAAGGCGGCGAGTGGAAGAGCGACAGAGAGCAGATAGCTAAGATTAAGAAGGCATTTGATATAATCAAAGACGCTCCTCTATTCTATAAAAATATCGCGGGCCGCTCTGTTCATAGTGTTATCCCAATGATACGTAAGTTTGTATACAAGAATCTAGGTGGACCCATTATAGGAGATGAGGGCAAGGGGCTGGTTATCTATGACTATATTAAGCTTATGGATTCGTCAGACGTAGATAGATTACAGGAGTATCAGCTAATTGGATTACTGATGTCTAGCCTGCACGATTGCGCTGCGCATCTCAATATACCAATCATGGCCCTGGGTCAGCTTAACAAGCAGGAAGACATTGGCATTAGGCGTATCGTAGAGAATGTAGATTCCGCTACCATACTCAGACCTAAGAGATTAGAGGAGATGCAGGAGGATGGACCAGCGAGGGGCACACACGTCCTAGAGGCTAGGTTCGCACGCAACGGATGCGGCCACGCATATAACGAGTGGGTCAATGTTCACTTTGATAAATCATGTGGTCAGTTCAAAGAAGATAAGCGCAACTCGGAGATAGTAACAGTGGTTAAGAAACTAAGGCAAAACCTAGAAGACCAAGCAACAACAAGAATGGCAAACGTAAGTGAATGGTAATGAATAGAAAGAAAATTGAAGCACTGCGGTCTATAGCATCAGAAAGAATAGTCAGTGTTCTAGATGCTTTAAGAATTGACTATAGAGAACGCTATCAGTATGTTACTGCAGCCTGCCCCATTCATAATGGGGATAGAGATGACGCATGGTCCTGGCATTTAGAAAAAGGACTATGGCAGTGCTTTTCTCGTGGCTGTCATGATAGATTTAATAAAGATGTGTTCGGTTTAGTAATGGGTGTTTTAGATTGTAGTTTTCCAGATGCTTGTAAGTTTGTAGAAAGCATTGTTAAGGAAGATGGCATTAACATTGATGAGGCAGCACACCTTAGTGCCAACAAGAAGTTTGTGGAGAGAGCAAAAAAAGAAATAAGAGTGTATGCCGAGAGCGCACTTAAGAACCTCCTATACCATCCTTACCTAGAGGGCAGAGGATATCCCAAGGGATTAATTGAAAGTTATCAGATTGGAACTACCTCTGAGGATTACAAGCAAATGTCAAATAGATTGATAGTTCCAGTTAGAAATATCTATAGTCAGATAGTAGGGTTCACGGGTAGAACTCTCTTTCCCAACTGGAAAGAAAGAAAGATTCCTAAGTGGGTTCACAGTAAAGGATTCATTGGTGGAGAGAACCTATTCAATATAGATAGGGCCGCCACGCATATAAAGAATACAAAAGAAGTTATTTTGGTAGAGGGGCCATTGGATGTTCTTAGATTAGAGCATGCAGATATACATAATGGTGTTGCAATCTTTGGTAGAAAATTACACAACGGACAGATAGCCTTGTTAGCGAAGTGTGGTGCACAGAAATTAATAGTTGCACTAGATGCAGACACGGCTGGTAGGTCAGGCGCACAGACGGCGTTCAATACAGCAAAAGCATTCTTTAATGTATCAGTTGTTGACCTACAAAATGGAGACGTTGGAGATTTAACAGTAGAGAAGACGAGGGAGATTTTCGCATGAGGTATGGAGTAGATTTAGATGGAGTTTGTTTTGACTTCCTTGATGTATTTATAAATCGTCTTAATGATGTATTCAATCTAAGCTTAACAAAGGAAGACATTACTGACTACTATTGGTACAAGATAACAGAAGGTCTTAGCAAGGAACAGTTCTTTGATGAGTTTCACAAGTTCGGTTACTCTGGTGGATATAGAACCTTGCCTGTTTTGGCAGGAACAATAGATGCGCTTGAGAGAATTGAGAGTGGTGGTCATGAAATCTTTTACATTACCAACCGGCCAGAGTATGCTAGACAAGATACGATTGCTGCACTCAGAGAGAATGGATTCCCATCTAGTAAGAACCTATTCTTTACAGATGGTTCTAAGTCGCCACTGATTAACAAGCTTAACATTGGTGTCTTCATTGAGGATTCAGATGCTAACATAATGGATATTGCTGACCACACAGAGGCATACATCTATTGTGTAGACTATCCTTATAATAGAAAGATAGAACATCATAATGTTGAGAGAATTAAAGATTGGGATGATTTCCTATTAGCAGAGGCAATTTAATGCCGGTATACGGACCGGGGCCAGGGAACATTCCTCTGCTTCCCGAGGTTAGCCTGGATATAATTAACGAGGCCATTAGAAAAATGCAAACACCAGAAGGCAAGAAGACTAACCCCAAGGATTCAGTAGGAGTTAAGAAGGCTCCCATATCTACCGTGCCTGGAACGGTTATAGCCGAGATTGGATGTGCTATGCTGGAAGGAGCAAGGAAGTATGGAAGACATAATTATCGTGTTGATGGTGTACGTGCCAGCGTATATAGGGATGCTACCTTTCGTCATCTTAATAAATGGTGGGAGGGAGAAGACTTAGACCCTGATAGTGGCTTGAACCATATAACGAAAGCTATTGCATCTCTAGTTGTAATGAGAGATGGAATGATTTGTGACAAGTTCATAGATGATAGACCACCCAGGGCGCCTAAGGACTTCTTTAATAAGATGGATAAGTTGGCACTTAAGATTATAGAGAAGTATCCAGAACCAAAAGATTCGTTTACTTATCTTGGAGAGCAGAAGAAGCATGGGTTTTAAGGCAGAGATTATTCTTGATTCAGTTAGTATAGCAGGACCACGTCTAATAACTATGGAGCTTACTTATCCTCGTTTTATTCATGCTGAGTTTATGACACACAGAATGTTTAGTAGAAACGCAGCCAGCAGTAGAGCTATCCCTACCCGTAAGATGATAGATATGGTTCTTAATGACCCGGCCATGCCTGTCTATTGGGGCAAGAACAAAAGAGGTATGGCTGCAAAGGAAGAGATTAAAGAGGTTGAGCTTGCAAAGAAGATGTGGCTGAAGGCTAGAGACGAAGCAGTTCATCATGCACATTGTCTAAAGAATTTAAATGCCCATAAACAAATTGTTAATCGTATTATAGAGCCATGGAAAAACATAACAGTTATCTGCACAGCCACAGAGTGGGATAACTTCTATGGATTGCGTAGGCATGAAGATGCTCAGCCAGAAATTCATCATTTGGCAAACATGATGTTTGAAGCGAGAGAAAATTCTAGGCCAGTTCAGCGCATATGGCATTTGCCATACGTTCAGGAAGATGAAGAAGATGTGCCACTAGACGTTAAGAAGAAAATTAGCGTTGCTAGATGTGCTCGTGTTTCCTACCTAACTCATGATGGTAAAAGAAACATTGACAAAGACTTGACTCTACATGAGAGACTGCTTACAGGTAGTGGTCACGGACACTGGTCCCCATTTGAACACGTAGCGCTGGCCGCCAGGAATCCAGAACATAGGTCTGGTAATTTTGTTGGCTGGAAACAATATAGAAAGATGCACCAAGGTGAGTGTCAGTAATGAAAATTGAATATCTATCAGCCTCTAGATTGGACACATACATGACGTGTCCATTCAAATACTTTCTACAGTATCACCTAGCTCTGCCTGAGCTTAAGGGTGCTTCTATAGCCACACACAAGGGTAGTGCAGTTCACGAGGCTCTTGAGCTATATGTAAAAGAAGACAGCAAGGATTATGTCCAACATCTGAAGAATTATTATGAAAAGCACAAGGTCTGGGAGTGGGATGACAGAAAGCCGAATAGAGGATTCCCTCACCCCGTAGAAAAGAATTGTGCTGAATGTAAATGGCTAGCTAGTGGCAACACCTGCTCTATAGCTAATAGAAGCGTAGAGGATTTTGAGGGCTGTCCTAAGCCAAACTTTGAAGATGACCTTAAGCTTCTTGAGCATACCATTATTAGACCAGACTCGGTTCTGAATCGCAAGATAATTGGTGCTGAGGTTGCCTTTGAAAAAGAGTATGAGGGCTTTAAGGTCCGAGGCTTTATGGATTTGGTGACAGAGATAGACGAAGAAACCCTAGAGGTCAGGGACTATAAGACTGGCAATTATACTAAGAATACAGATGCAGCCTTTAAGGATTTGCAGATGCGTATCTATAGCATGGTAGCAAAGGAACTATTCCCACAGTATAACTATGTAGTTATGACACTGGATTATTTAAGGAAGGGACCTGTTAGTGTTATCTTTAATAGAGAGGATGATGAGAAGACTAGACAGTTCCTTAAAGATTGTTACGGGAAGATTGCTACGGCATGTAGCCCAGTCAGAAAGAAGTCATTCAAGTGCAGTTGGTGCATAGGTTATGATGAGTGTGGAAAAATCAAGCAGGAATATACAGTAAATGGTAGGTTCGTGTTGCCACCAGCAGTAGAGCGAAGCAAGAAGCTACCGACGGTAGGAGCATAACATGACAGAGATGGCACACCTTCACTTACATAGTTCATACAGCATACTAGATGCTATATCTAAAATTCCAGATATAGTCAAGAGAGCTGATGAGTATGGTCACAAGTCCCTAGCCCTAACAGACCACGGTACCATCTCTGGTGTACCAGAGTTCTATAAGGAATGCAAGAAGAGAAGCATCAAACCAATTCTAGCCTGTGAATTTTATATGGTAGACGACCATACTAAGGACAAGGCAAGAGCAAAGATAGATAAGAGAAGAGCTTCGCGAAACCACCACATCATTATGCTTGCCATGAATCAAAAGGGGTGGGAGAATATTAAGATTCTAAATACAAAGGCTAATGAGAAATACTACTACTCAGCCAGAGTTGATTACAATGACCTGGACCAATACGGAGAGGGGCTTATATGTCTTACTGCCTGCCTCAAGGGCATTGTGCCATGGAATATCAACGAAGGCAATTATGATGTTGCTGCAGAGCACGCTCTTAGACTAAAGGGCATCTTCGGTGACAGATTCTATCTTGAGACACAAGACGGTGGACTGAATTGTCAGCCAGAGATTAACAAGATGCTACGTCAGCTAGGTGGTCATCTAGATATTCCTATTGTTGGCTGTCAGGATGCTCATTACATTGACAGAAATGATGTTGAAGTTCATGAGGCTATCTGGGCCATTAGAACAAAGGATACTTTCGACAAGCCCGTTGGCTACGGCAAGGGTAAAGAGTTCCGCCCATACTATTCTACTAGAGAGTATTGGCTAAAAAATGCCGAACATATGTTGAGAGAATCTCTTACTACAGAAGACGGCGAAGAGCGCATGAGCACTGTGACTGAAGCAGAGCTAGAAATGAGTGCTCAGATTGCTGACCGCATAGGAGACGTAGAGATAAAGCACAAGCTACATCTTCCTAGGTATGAATTCGTTCCTAACATTAATCAAGGAACTGGTTGTGCTACAAAGAGCTGTGAGCACACAGATGAAAATGGAGAAGTCATTGACCTTACATCCTTTAATTATCTCGTTGAACTTGTTATGTCCGGATACGAAGTCAGGTATGGTACGCCGATTGAAGAAGCTTGTGAGGAGCATAAGGCCAGGATTAAGAAAGAGTTACGAGATATTAAAGACGCTCGTCTTGCTGACTACTTTCTTATTATCTGGGACATTGTTAATTGGTCCCGTTCTCAGCATATTCCTGTTGGTCCAGGCCGTGGTTCTGCTGCGGGTTCTATTGTTAGTTATATTCTTAGAATTACCGGAATTGACCCAATTAAGTATGGGCTTATTTGGGAGAGGTTCTACAACATAGGACGTAAAGGTTCTATGGCTGATATTGATATAGATGTTAGCCGCGCCCGCAGAGGTGAGGTAGTCAAATATATAGAGGACCGCTTCGGAAAAGATAGAGTAGCACAGATGGTAACATTCAATACTCTTGCTACTAAGGCAGCACTCAAGGACACTGCCAAGATTCTAGGAAGAAAGGGAATGTCTCACCAGGATGCCAACGTCATGACTCGTAATGTATTAACAAAGGTTAAGAACCTGGAAGATGCAGTAGAGAAGAATGATAAGCTAAAAGAGTATCAAGAAAAGTATCCCAGGCTATTCAGTATCGCCGGCAGACTAGAGGGTTGTCCAAAGAGTTCTGGACAGCACCCCGCTGGTATTGTTATTAGTGATGAATCTTTTGATACAGGTTCTATTCCTTTAAGATGGAATGCTAAAGAAAAGAAACTTATTACTGAGTGGGACGGAGAGACATTAGATTCTCTTGGATATCTTAAGGTAGATATTCTTGGACTTAATACAATGGATGTTTTATATCAAATTCAAGAAGATGTAAACAGGAGACATAACGGAAATGGAAAAGATGCAAAGTGATTTTGAGATTGCCGTGAGGAAAAACCCTAGCGTAAAATTAGAAAGAACACATGAGCAAGCTGTGTTGCCTGAATATAAAAAACCTGGAGATGCAGGAGCAGATGTAAGTAGTGTAACTGAGACTGTAATCCAACCAGGAGCTAGAGCTTTACTAGACCTAGGCTTTAAGATGGAGATAGAAGACGGCTGGGAGATTCAGGTGAGACCAAGGTCGGGTCTAGCTCTTAAAAAAGGCATCACAGTATTGAATTCACCGGGAACTATAGACTCTGGATATAGAGGCAAGTGTGGTGTAATTCTACAGAACAGTTCTAAAGAACCATTTCCAGTTAGGACTGGAGATAGAGTGGCTCAGTTTGTTATTAAGAGGGCTCCTCAAGCAAACTTTACATGGACTGATAGTATCTCTATCTCTAAAAGAGGAGAGGGCGGATATGGAAGTACAGGAGTTTCATAATGGGACACTTTTTAAAAGATTTAGAAGATTCAAAAGTAGCAGTAGATGTAGTAAAGACATTTCTTAATAAGCTACACAAGGGTCCGTATAAGGTTACTATAGCTGACCTGGAAAAAGAAAGACAGTCAGAGGGAGACATAGAGGTCACATCTAATAGCGGTATTTCATATCGAGTTGAAATCAAATATGACAAGATGGCTCAGAAGACAGGGAATTTATGTTTCGAAACTCATAATAAAAAAGGTAAGCTCACGGGGATATCTTCTACAGAAGCAGAAGAAGTTTTTTATGTAGTTCCCGGAGACAAAGGATTTACATTATACATGTTTATTACAGAAGACCTAAAAGCATATCTGTTTGATGATGCCAACATCTCTAAATTCAGAAGTGTCAATGGTGGAGATAGATTTGCCACCTGCATGCTATTAGTAAAGAGAGAAGTAATTGAAAAAGATGGCGTCGCATATAGAGTGGAGCATATAAATGCCAAACTATAAATATATCTGTGACCTATGTGGCGGTTCATGGACGGCAGCGATGCCCATCGCGTCTGACCCTAAAGAGAAAATTAAGTGCAGCTTTATGAGGTGCCATGGCAAAGGCGAAAGAAGAATTATAGGAAGTAACAATATTCAAATGAAGAGAGAAACTTTCGGCGATTGGTATAAGAATAAAATCGGAAAAGAATTGATGGGTGAATAGTGCTGACGGTCATTACAGGTCCTATGTTTTCTGGCAAGAGTTCTGTTTTAATCAGCAAGGGCGTAGCACACACAATAGCCGGTGATGATGTAGTTGCTTTTAAACCAAAGAATGATGATAGGTATAGTGTTGATAGCATAGCTACTCACTACGGAGATAAGTTCCCTGCTATAGCAATAGACACAGAGAATGTTGTTGGCGAATGCTTTGCTCAACTATCTAAATATCAAAGTATTGACGTGTTCTTATTCGATGAAGCTCAATTCTTTAATAGAAACCAATTGATAGCTACAGTTAGAGACTTCATGTGTTGGACTCATGTCATAGTCGCTGGGCTAGCACAAGACTCATCTGGTATGCCATTCGGGGCTATGCCAGACCTACTATCTCTAGCAGATAACATTGTGTGTCTGAAGGCAGTCTGCTCTAAGTGCAAGAAGATAAGCAGCGCTACTAGAACATATAGGAAAACTAATAATACAGACCAGGTAGCAGTAGGGGGAATAGATATGTATGAGCCCAGGTGCTTCGAATGCTGGATGGGTAAGAAATTGAAACTGGAGCGTCTCTAATGAAATTTGATTGTGGTTGTGAGTTTGAGGAGCTAGACTTTGAGAAAGTGAATCTGCAATGTCCCGCAGCCTGGGACCTGCTAGGTAACGGCTTGACCAAGGGGCTCTTTCAGATTGAGAAACAGCTAGGTAGAAGATTCTGCAAAAGGATTGAACCTAAGAATATAGAAGAGCTGGCCGCAGTCATCAGTCTCATTAGGCCAGGCTGTCTTGAAGCTGAGTATAGAGAAGACCCAGAGACTGGCAAGATATTAAACATTACAGACACCTATGTAAAGACGAAGACTGGGGAGCTGAAGCCAGAGTATATTGACTCTGTGCTGGAGCCTATATTCAGGGACACCATGGGCGTCCCCATCTACCAGGAGCAGATTATGAGAATCTGCACGGACTTCGCAGGATTCTCTCTTCAGGACGCTGACACGGCTCGTAAGGCAGTAGGCAAGAAGAACCTTGTTCTAATGGAGAAAGTAGAGGCCGCATTCATTGAAGGGTCTATTAAGAATGGACATAGTAAAGAGAAAGCAGAAACCATCTTCTCATGGATTAGAGAGTTTGCTGGCTATGGATTTAATAAGAGTCATGCTGTTAGCTACGCATTCCTTGGATATTGGGGAGCATACGCCAAGGTCCACTTCCCTATAGAGTTCTTCAAGAATAAGCTAGCGTTCTCGGATAGTAATCCGGATGAGTTTGATGAAATTAAACAGCTGGTATATGAAGCTAAGTTGTTTAAGATTAATGTCTTACCCCCTAGTGTAGAGGTTGGTAATAGTGAGTTTGAATTCACAGAGAAGAATGATTTGGTGTTTGGCCTGGGTCATATTAAGGGGGTGGGTAAGAAATCTCTGAAGACCATAAAGGAACTAAAGGGAATTGATACTAGCTACGGACTATTTAAGAAGCTATTTATTGACAAGTGTAAGGTAAAGAAGAATGTAGTTCAGTCTTTAATAAAGTGCGGTGCTCTCCCAATACCTATAGATAGAGTTAAGCTGCTGGCTAGGTATGATTTTCTCCTAACGCTAACAGATAGAGAAAGAAATTATCTGTTTGAAAACGATGGTGTTAATGACGTCCCTGTTGATGATATGTTGGCTGGGCTGATTAGAGATGGCGTGCCTCGTGGCAATGGCAGGATTGAAAAGTTACTGGGCTCATGGACAGGTATTAAAAGAGACCTTGGCGGCAACAGAAAACGCATGGCTCTGGCTTGGGAAAAGTTTCACCTAGGTATGCCACTCAGCGGTAGCGAGGTTGAGCTATACAATAACTGGAATGTGGATACCACATGTCAAAATTTCCTTAGTCTTAAGCATGGAGATAGAGTAAGTATAGGAGTTATCATAGAGGAAATTAGAGAGATTAAAGATAAGAATCAAAATCTAATGTGCTTTATGAAGGTGAGTGACGCCACCTATATGATGGATGGTGTGACAGTATTCTCTAGACAATACAATAAGCTGGGCTGGATTATTAAAGAAGGAAAGGCAGTATTGATAAGAGGAAAGAAGAGCGATAATAATAAGGGTACTGGTCTTCTAGTAGATTCGATTGAACATTTATAAGAAAGTAATTGACACCTTGTTCAATCCGCGTATAATAAGAACAGGAGAGCTAGATGTCAAGTAGAAACAGAATATTAAATTATCTTCAGTTATCGCCACCAAAAGCACAATGCGTTGTGGTTAGTGATATAAATGGTTATAGAGTAGTGTTGTCATATGATGGCACGAAGTTATTATGGAGATGGGATAATGGTCTGATTTGTCCGGGCTCACAGGTGCCGCTAGCCATAAGTCCGCTAGCAGCGGAGGCTTTAATAACAGAAGAGCTGTTGGCCTTCCTTAGAATGGAAGGCGTAAATACTGACGAGGTAATTTATGTTACCCCTGGAGGGGAGAAGACTGATGGAATTATTATCAATCCTCCAGAACTAGGAACTGTAAACTTTGATGTTATACTCAAGAAGCTTAAAGTAAAAGAGTTATACGAAAAGTTTATAGATGAGAATGATAACTTATCAGAGGATATCATCGGAGAAGCAATTTCATTTGGAGTTTTATCTCCATTTTTGTCTTTAGTAAATTTGAATTCGTAAAGGAAGTTTAAAATGAATGTAAATCAAGTAATGTTGGTAGGTCACACTACTAAAGAGCCAGAGATTAAAGAAGTTGGTGGAGACAGTAGAGTTGCCACCATCCGTCTGGCCGTTAATCGCTCATATAAGAAGGGTGATAAGTGGATTGATAAGCCAACCTTTGTAGATTGTGAAGCTTGGAATCAAAAGGCTGATTATATTGAAAGAAGTGTAGGTAAGGGAACCGAAGTATACATTAGAGGTCGGCTAGAAACAGACGAGTGGACAACTAGAGACTCCGGCGAGAAGCGCAGTAAACTTAAGGTTTATGTGCTAGAGCTTCAGGTGGGCAAGAACCGTAAGGATTCTAATGGTTCAAGTGCAGCCGTCGTTAGCGCCACTACCAGCAGCACCTCCGAAACAATTGACGACCTGCCGTTCTAGGATAGCCAGGAAGGGAGAGCAGTTTTCTGCTCTCCCTTCCGGAGTATATACGTGATAGAAGAATACAAAAGCTTAATTTATTCAGTCCTGAAGAAGGTTCCATACCACCTAAGAGATGACTGCTATCAGGCCGCATGTCTAGGCCTATTGCGTGCCTTTGAGAAAAGGGAAACAGCAAAAAACTTCAGGTCATATGCCTGGAGATGTATGTATCATGAAGTTCTGACTGTTGTTGCAGAGCTAAACTACCCCATGTCCCTTGATAAAATGACGTTCATGATGTTATGTAAATATAAGGCAGCCAAGCATAATAATAAGCCTATAGAAAAGAAACTAGCGAAGAGTAGAATAAGGTCACTGGACAGGCTTGCAAACTTACAAAAGGTTTCTTACCAGGTGATTGAATGAAAAAGAGAATTTTATTTTGTGGAGAATCCAGTTGGCTTTCAACTGGTTTTGCTACGTACAACAAAGAGATTATAAGAAGAATCCACAACACAGGCAAGTATACCATAGCAGAGTTTGGTAGCTATGGTAATTCATCAGACCCTAGCGCCCTCGCGCTACCCTGGAAGTTTTACGGTAATCTACCTAAGAACCAACAGGAGGCAGATATATACAAGAGTAAACCCACAAATCAGTTTGGTGTTTATAAGTTCGATGCTGTAGTAGCAGACTTCCAGCCTGATATTGTCTTCGATGCCCGAGACCCATGGATGGTAGAACATATTATGAAGTCTCAGTTTAGAGATAACTTTAAGGTTGTTCTTACTCCAACTGTTGATAGCGCCCCACAAAGAAAAGATTGGATAGATAATATATTCAAGAAGGCAGATGTAGTCACTACATATAGTAGGTTTGGCAAGAGGGTATTAGAAGGTCAAGGTGCAGTAGTCAAGACTGTTACTAGTCCCGGTGTAGACCTAGAAGCCTTTTCTCCTGGCGATAAGAATAAGATTAGGTCAGACTGGGGAATTCAAAAAGGCTTGAAGATTATAGGAACAGTGATGAGAAATCAGAAGCGCAAGTGTTTCCCCGAACTGTTTCAGGCATACTCCCAGCTACGTAAAGAGTATGGACATCTAAGAGAAGTTAAGAAGTCTGTTCTACTTTGCCACACCAGTTGGCCGGATGTTGGTTGGAATATACCTGAGCTAATTGAAAGAAATGGAATCAATCGTCATGTCATATTCACCTATAAGTGTGACGGCTGCCACAGGTGCTTCTTCTCTTGGTTCATTCCTAGTGAGGGAAAGAAAGGGCTAGGCAAGTGCATCTTCTGTGGAGAGATGAAGGCTCATATGCCCAACACACATAGTGGTGTCTCTACCGAGGAACTATCTGAAATTTTTAACATGATGGATATATATGTCCAGCCAGCTATTTGTGAGGGCTGGGCTCTTCCTATTGTTGAAGCAAAATCCTGTGGAGTTCCTGGCCTATATTCTAACTACTCAGCTATGGAAGACCACGTTGAGAATGGTGGAGGAATGGGCATAGACATTGGAACATTCTATACAGAAGCTGAGACGATGGCAGTAAGGTCACTACCAGATGTCCAAAGTATGGTAGATGGATTTAAGCTTCTGCTCTGCAATCCAAAGAAGAGAAAGAAGCTGGGCAAACTGGCTAGGGCTGTATCAGAAAAGCTTCATAACTGGAGTTCTACTGCAGAGAAATTTGAGGAAATCTTCGATGAGATTCAAATTGATGATAGAAACAAAACTTGGGATAGGCGACCAGAGTATAGAGTTATAAACAAAAGACAAGTTCCTGGCAATCTAAATAATGAAAACTTTGTTCTTGCTTGTTATCAGCTCATCCTTGGTAGAGAACCAGACCAAGAGGGATACACCAATTGGGTTACCTCACTGGCCAATGGGACCTCAAGAGCAGCGGTTGAGTCATTCTTTAGAAATGAAGGAGCCACACACAATAACTTTGAAAGGATTAGGTGGGAAAAGTCGCTTGAAGTTAGAGGATTCGACCCAAGCCAAGGTCTTTCATTTAACAACACCTCACTGGCAGGTATACTCCTATGAGTCCTAAGATTTTATATGCAGCACCACTAAAAGATTTCAGCGGCTACGCTACTGCTGCTAGAGATTATGTAAGAGCACTAGATAGTGTGGGCTGTAATTTAGTTACAAGAACATTAAGCTACGATGGCGGAGAACATCCGTTTTCTGCTAGAGAGGTAGAGCTTCTCAATAGAGATGTTCAGAATGTGGACATAGTCATCCAGCACACCACTCCAAATGAGACAGTTAGAAAAGATGGCGTGTTTAATGTTAACTACTTTGCATGGGAGACAGATAGAGTTCCAACAGAGTGGGTCGAGAAAATAAATACTATGGACCTAGCACTGGTTCCCTGCGATGAAAATGTCAGGGCCGCAAGAGTGGCTGGTGTTCACATTCCTATTGTTAAGGTTCAGCATACATTTGACAAGAGTAGATATATTGAAGCACAGCCATTTCAAATTCCCAATAGTAGTGGTAAGTTTAAGTTCCTAGCCATCTGTCAGATTAGCAAGAAGAAGGGATTGGACGCATTGCTCAAGGCATACTTCAGTGAGTTTAGAGCATCAGATAATGTGATGCTTATTCTAAAAGTATACTTCGGAAGCTCAGATGGTGCTGACCACAAGCAGAAAATGCTCAACCAAATTAATAAGGCTAAAGAGTTACTGCGTATAGACTCATATCCAAGTCTATACCTAGTGCACGAGGTATTGAAACAAGAGTCAATTGATAGATTGTATTCTAGTTCAGATTGCTACGTGCTACCTAGTAGAGGAGAAGGCTGGGGCATTCCTCACTTTGATGCGATGGGATTTGGTGTTCCTCCTATTGCTGTTAACTGGGGTGGACCAACAGAGTTCATCACAGATGACTGTGGTTGGCTCGTGGATTACGACATGAGTCCATGTTTTGATATGCCTCACCCACATAAGTTTATGTATACAGGAAATGATAACTGGGCTGAGCCCAGCACCTCTAGTTTGAGAAGTGCCATGAGGAACGCATATCACGAGTGGAACTATCACCAATTAAATAGCAGTAACTCCAAGTGGTCTAATAGAATTAAATCATGTAAGGATAGAGTCGAGGACTTTTCCTATGATAAGATTGGAACACACATGAGAGATAGCATAATGTACTACTACAAAAAATGGAAGTTGTCTAATGGATATTAATTTAATCTCACCCATCAACACATTAGGCTATGGTGTTGTTGGTTGTAATGTATTTCAGTCACTAGTAGCTGATGGTCACGACGTAGCTTACTTCCCACTTGGCAATGTAAGTTGGCCCGCCAATAATGAATTGCAAAAGAAGTTTGATGATGCAATAGCTAGGGCCCAGAGATATAATAGTAATGCGCCATCTCTTAGAATTTGGCATCAATATGAGCTAGATATGTTTCCGGGCAAGGGGCTTAGAATTGGGTGGCCTATCTTTGAACTGAACAGATTCAATGACAGAGAGATGCATAACCTTAGTAATGTTGACAACCTTATTGTATGTTCGGACTGGGCTAAGAATGTAATTAAAGAAAATGGAATAGATGTTCCAGTAACAGTAGCTCCTCTAGGTATAGACCCTAAAATCTTCTTCGTAGATGAAGCAGAGAGAGCCAAGAGAGCATACTGGCAGAAGGACACTACTATATTTATCAACATGGGCAAGTGGGAGAAGCGCAAGGGACATGATGAATTAATTGCAGCTTTCTGTGCAGCTTTTCAGCCAGGTGATAACGTAGAGCTATGGATGATAAACGACAATCCGTTTATTGGTCACGAGAACTTTCAATGGAAGCAGAAGTATGCCAGCACTAATATGGTTGGGCATATTAAGTTCTTCCCTAGACTAGATAGTCACGACCAGATTAGAAAAATCTTTAACCATGTAGACTGCGGTGTGTTCCCTAGTCATGCAGAAGGCTGGAACCTAGAGATTCCAGAGCTTATGGCTTGCGGTGCTCATATTATTTCTACAAACTATTCAGGTCACACTCAGTTCTTGACAGAAGAGAACTCTCTAATGTTAGACGTTACTGGAATGGAACCTGCTATAGATGGTAAATGGTTTAACGGCCAAGGAGACTGGGCTACTTTTGATTTAGCACAGCTAGTGGCTCACATGAGAACTGTTCACGAAAGAAAGCAGTCAGGTCAGTTAGGATTAAATATTGCAGGTATTGAAACAGCCAAGGGATTGACCTGGGCTAACACCACTAAGAGCGTCCTAGAATGCATTGAGAAAGAAGCCTGTAATGTCTAATCAAATGTCAAGGATTCTTACAGATGTAAACTATGCGCTGAATAATATTAAGCTTGTTAAATGTATTGGATGTCACAATGAAGCGGATTGGATTGAGCACGTTCTTAAAAACAACTATGATGAATTTGACATCATTAGGATTGTTGAGGGTGCTGTGGAGGGGCGTCCAGGAGCTACGCCTGATGGTTCTAGCACTGACAATACTGTGGAAATTATTAAAAATTTCCCTGACCCCGACAATAAGATTCAATTATATACGCTTAACCGACCGTTTAAGTCACTGGAAGAGCAGAAGCAAATCTTTCTTGAGGCAGCCACAGAAGGCGAATGGCTATTCATAGTAGATGCCGATGAGTTCTACATGGAGGGAGATATAGAGAGGGTCCGTCAGGCTATTCATAAACATCCCTCGGCTTCAGAAATCATTCCAACATTTCTGCATTTCTATAGAGACTTTTCTCACGTCAGGGCACCACATCCCGAATGGCAGCCACAGCACCAAAGGATAATCAAGTATGTTCCTGGCATGAGATACCATACTCATCCAGTTGCTACACTTCCTAACGGCAAGTGCACATACTTTGACCCAGGAATGCAGACGCTAAGGTTTACTATGCCTGGCCTCTATATATATCACTATGGTCACGCAAAGGGTGTTGAGTTTCACAAGATGAAGGCAGAGTTTTATCGCAGTGAGCTAGCTAAGTTTGAAGGACGTGGAGGTAATGCTGGTGCAGAGTTTGATATTAAGCTAGATGAGTTTGTAAACCGAAAAGAAGACCTTAATGAAATCCTCCACTATGATGGACCACATCCTGCAGCGATAGATGGTCACCCACAGAGAGATGCGAATGATGAAGGTTATCATTTGCTGGCTTCTTCGGCAGTCAAGAGAGGAATACCAATCAAAAATTGGAAAGAGGATAAGATTTACTCTAAGCCAAGGCTACCTAACATAGCAGTGTGGATGGAAGACTTCTGGGGCACAAAAAGAATGGAGCCATTCTATAATACGGTTGAAGTATGAAAATCTGGCTAGAAGCATGAAATATACCATGGATGAAAGAGTAAAATTATACAATGGAACCTTCCCTCATTATCCATCTATGTGGCATGATAAAGGATGGTTGCTTGGCATCTGGAATATAGGCAATAACTACAAGGGTAGTGGGTATCACGGAAGTTATCCTCCTTCTTACTTAAAAAGAATTCATTCTCTTTTTCCAGACGTAGCTAAATGCAGAACACTACAGTTATTTAGTGGCTCACTGGGTGATATGAATAGGGGGCTGAAGATTGATATTAATCCTGACCTTGGTCCAGACGTATGCTGCAACGCAGAAGAGATGTCTGAGCATGTCAAAAACGATTACTACGATTTGATTCTAGCAGACCCACCATATACAGAGTCGGACGCACTACGCTACGGGAACCCCATGGTGAATCGGAATAAGGTAGTGAAGGAAGCTTACAAGGTGTTACGCAAGGGTGGCTACCTATGCTGGATGGATATGGTCCTGCCAATGTATCGTAAGGAAGAATTTAAAAGAGTTGGAGAGATAGCAATTAGTAGGTCAACTAACCATAGAGTTAGAGCCGTATTTATTTTTGAGAAACAATAATGCATGGTATAGCAACACTAACAAAAGATTGGGATATATTCAAAAAGGATGATGAGTTTCCCATAACTGGATACCTGCCAGAGCATGGAGCATCTATCTTTGTAAAAGGAAAGCGAGGCTGCACAGTAATGCTGTTGTCTTGGGAGTGTCTTGATGATTTTAATACACTATTCGATGTTCATCTATTTGAGGAAAACTAATGCAACACGACGCACATTTTATGGGACAGGCGGGAGAATACCTAGTAGCTGCAGAGATTACAGCTCGCGGTCACGTCTGTCTTACCACACCGCCCAAGGTTAAGTATGACCTAGTGGCTGATGTAAATGACAACTTGATTAAGATTCAGGTTAAGACTATTAACTTGCCTCGCAAGGCTTCTAAGACACAGAAGCTAGTCTATGAATTTTCACTAAAGAAAAATAGAAACAAGTCATCTATCTATGAGAAGGAAGATATAGATGGGTTTGCTCTCGTAGCATTTAACCAAAGACAGATAGCCTTTATACCGCTAGGAGATAAGACATCCATTAATTTTAGAGTCCATGGTGTAGCCTATTCACAACAGGCCCAGGCAAAGTATATGGATGACCCACTATATTCCTTCGAGTCTTTTGTTGAACAAATATTAAAGCGCAAGGGTCTCCTAAGTGAGAAGTAAATTACTTGCTATTATCTTCTATATAATGCTAGTTCTCCCGGTCTTCGCTCATCACAACACAGAGTTTGTGGAAATTCTGCCTACTAAGTTTGTTTCCAATAATATCGTGTTTGTAATAGATGGCTCCAGCACCATGAGGAACAGCAAGGGGCTTAAGACTAAGTTCTATAGAGCGTGGAGAGTTATAACAAATAGACTTGTTTCAGATGAATGGTATTTCTCTGCAATTTTATTTGGAGATAAGAACAACGAGAAGTTCTATCCGTGGATTTCAGCCGGTGGCAAGAAGAGCGAGAAGGAATTAAAAAAACTTTACGGATGGATATCTAAAAGCAAACAGGTAAGGTCATACGGCAACAAGGCTATGTCTATGGCCATTAAGAGCAGCAATCCACTTAATAAAAATAATGCAATGTCCAGAACATTGACTATCATTTTAATTACTGATGGTGGATTCACTGAATCTGTTACGCGAAGTGGCTACCGTAGTTCCTACAATATAATTAGAGATGCTCAAGATTGGAGAAATGAAAAAGGATTATTCTCAGCAACAATACTCACAATAGGATTAGAGAATAAGGTATACTGGTCAAGCAAAGTAAAGAGACCAGACCAAGAGTGCCAAACATTCCTCAAGAACCTAGGTGATACCTACAACGGAGGCTATTATCTAGTAAGGAATAAAAAGAAGTGAGATATTTATTAGTTTTTCTAATGTTTTTTACTGGTTGTGCTACCCATATTACAAAGATAAATCACATCATTCCAATTAGTCAAAGACGAGCCCCTCACCACGAGACTGTAGACAGCGCTCTGCAGTATTACTTTACTGATGAAGCATATGATGCAGTTAAGGGCATACCAAGTATAGATGGCATTACGTTTGGTGGCAGCTATGTTGCTGGCGTTAATGTTTGGACCAGTCTGCTTGCTGTTGTAACACGATTAGGCTTGGGTCGCAAGGTTGTCATTAACATGAAAGGATTAAAGAACAACGGAGTTTATCTTCTTGCACATGAATACTTCCATCACATAGATGATATGACAAGAGATGGAGATATAGACCTAGTAAGTGTAGAAGAATTCAAGCCTGCGTGGGCTAGGTTTAAAAAAGAATATCCAAGCCGCGCTGCATATGTAAATAAATTTGCAGACAGAATTCTTACAGATTTATTCGGCGTTGGTGAATACTCAGAGCAAATGGCCTATACTTTGAACCATACCCTCAAGTATGGTGGACCTCAATACATGAAGTATGTTTATAGAAAGGTAATAAGGAACTGGAAATGATAGAAATCAAAATTGATAACGACAATCCGCTTGTTTCAATAATAGTTCCAGCGTATAATGCAGAGAAGTATATAGCTAAGACTCTTGACTGTTTAATCAAGCAGCCCATGGGTGATTTTGAAATCATAATAGTTAATGATGGCTCTATAGATAACACAAAGTCTATTATTGAGAAGTTCTTCTTTGACCGACGTATTAGGTATCTTGAGAAAGAGAATGGAGGAACAGGGAGCGCACTAAACGTGGGACACCACGCAGCCAAGGGTAAGTTTATGACATGGTGCAGTGCTGATAACCTGTATTTCCCAGGCTTCCTAGCAACATTATCTCAATGCTTGCAGGCCACAGTGGCTCAGGATGTTCACTTTGTTTATTCTGATTTTGTTTTTATCGACCACAACGATAGAGCCATTAAGGAAGTTAAGCATACTCAACCACAGCCAGCACAGGACCTAGTTAATGGCTACGATATAGGTATGTCATTTATGTATACAAAAGAATTATGGGATAAGGTCGGAGACTATTGTCACGAGATTTGTGAGGACTTTAATTGGTGTGTCAGAGCAGCAGAATTTACTCGTTTCGCCCTAATTAAGAATATCCTTGCTGGATTCAGAGTGCACCCCAACCAGATTAGTGGAAACAGAAAAGAAGAAGAGGCGGCGGCTGCACACAAATGCAAAGAGCTAGCTCTTGAATACATAAAAACAGGACGCTACGATAGTATGGCGCAGCAAGCAATGCAGTCTCAGTATGCTCCACAGCTTGTTAAGGCTCCTGATGCATAAGGATATTAGTGTAGCAGTTCCTACGCGACATAGGTCAGAAGTTATTTCTAAATTTGTAGAGACCTTAGATAAAAATACAAATGATGGAATCGCAGGAGTTAATAGACCACATCTAACTATTCTCTACGATGCACCAGAACCACCAAAGCTAAGTAGACCTGTTTACGAATATAAGCATAGCTTACAAGAAATAACTCTATTTGATAAGCACGGGCTCTGTGGATTATACAATAAAGCCATTATACATAGTCCAACAGACTGGGTTATGCTATGTAATGATGATATAGAATTCAGACCCGGCTGGCTTGAATATGTGGAAGAACAAATTGCCACTAATAAATATGATATGATTTGTCTATTCTCCTACGGTGCAGTAGTATTCCATAAAAGCTTAATCTGTAAGGTTGGTTGGTTTGATGAGAGGTTCCATGGAGGAGGATACGAGGACAATGATTATCAGCTTAGAATGTATGAGGCAGGACTAAAAGATAGAGTTGATAGGTCACATGACTTTACTCACAAAGAAGGAAAGACTGAAGTTGGTCACTTCGTTAAGCATACAAAGCATGAGTATAGCCAAAGTAATAACTGGGCTGGTTGCAATAATGCAGATTGGATACAGGAGAAGTGGTCCAATAATTTAAATTGGAAAAAGCCTGCATACAGAGCGAAGACTGAAATAGATTGGCACCCCAGGTATACAGAAAGATATTGTAAGAAATATAATATAGAATGCTCATGGCCTACAACAACTGGCACAAGCATTATGCATAAAATGGAGGTTTTTCACGGATGAGCGACGTATACAAAAAGAGAAAATCCTGTGCTATATGTGACAATACAGAAATGCTCTCTATACTAAAGTACGGAAGCGTCCCCCTGGCAGGATACTTTCCAGGTGAAGACCAACTAGAAGAAGAAGAGCTATTTAATTTAGATGTTCTATTTTGTTCTGAGTGCTATTTGGTCCAAACGGATAGCATAATTAATTCGGATAAGCTATTCAAAGACTATCGCTATATGAGTTCTATAGGACTAAGTGGACATTTTAAGAAAGTAGCTAAGCTTCTTAAGAATAGATTTAATTTAGATTCTAATTCTAGAGTTATTGAGATTGGCTCTAATGATGGAGTGTTGCTTGAGCCATTAATGAAACTAGGTATAGATGCGACTGGATTTGAACCAGCAGTCAATATATCTAAGATTGCCATAGACAAAGAGTTAGATGTTATAAATGATTATTTTAATCTAGAAAAGGCAGAGAGGTATATAGACGAAAGTTCAACAGACTTAATTGTTTCTAATAACTGTTTTGCACATATAGAAGATATCCGTTCTGTTGTTGAGGGAATCAAGTATTCCCTCAAGAAAAGTGGCTACTTTGTTTTTGAGGTGTCCTATCTTAAAGACCTAATAGAGAAAATTCAATATGATAATATCTATCACGAGCATATTTATTACTATTCTCTAAATGCTTTGTGGAAATTGTTTTCAAGTTTTGGAATGACCATAATTGATTATGATTTTATCCCAATTCACTGTGGAAGTATTAGAGTCTACGTAAAGAATGGTAAAGTAGAAAGCATACCAAAAAAAGTAACTAGACTTCTAATGAAAGAATTCGATACTGGAATGACTAGCTCTGAATGGTTTAAAGATTTTAGTGATGAAGTTACAAATCATATAGAGACAGTTAAGAATACAATAAAAGAACTAAAACAAGAGGGCGCCACCATTGTTGGATACGGAGCCTCCGGTCGAGCTAACATGCTATGTAATATATGTGACATTACTAAGGAGCAAGTTGATTTTATAGTAGATGAATCTCCAGAAAGAGCAGGAAGATTCATTGCAGGTAAACAAATTCCTATTGTGTCTCCTTCTGCACTAGAAGACAAAGATGTAGATTACATTATTATTTTTGCATGGAACTTTGCAGATATGATTATGTCAAAGCTACAAGATAAAGGATACAAGTTCCTTACATTCTTTCCTGAACTAAAGGTAATAACACATGAGCCGGAGTTAAAATGAAAGTCGGAGCACTCACCTGCTGCTGGAATGAGCAGACAACCATAGCTTATACGATAGCTAGTCTACTACCACATGTGGACTGTTATGTAGTGGTAGATACTGGTTCAGATGACCATACATTAAAAATAATAAAGACATTGTTTGAGAAAGACATTAAGTTTGGCAAGCTCATTTTAATTGAGTATGGTAAGCTCGAAGACTTTGACATAAGTAAGCCAAAGAACGAGGCCATACAGACCCTCAGAGCCGAAGGGTGCCGCCGCTTTATTCGTCTAGACGCAGACGACGTATTCTACATGAAGGGTGCTCAGAAGGCAGCTCAGGACGCCAGAGAACTACCAGACGACGTGACTATGTTCACAATTAACCACTGGGAACTATACCAGAACCAATATAATAACAGCCTAGACTGGACAGAAGGACTTATTAAAGAGGTGGCTGGAATTAAAAAGCCAGACTTCCTTTGTATGAGAATACCTCCTTCTTATGAGGGGAGATTTACAGGCTCATATGGTCACGCAAGAATCTACAGAACAGAAGGCGCTGTATCTTTAGGTAAGTGGACAGACGAAGCGTGGGGCACAGGACCAGGAGAAGATATTGGTCATCCGGGCTGTATTCGTAAGTGCATTGGTGACTACGATGAGAATATAGTTCACTACGGCTGGGCGCGTCCAATGGATAAGAAGCTGCGGAAGAATAATATATGGACACACGGAGAAGCGATAGACCTTAGGGTCACAGGACTAGAAGAAAGATGGGAAGTATTAGACAAGCCTAATCTAGATAGAATGACATATGGATTTAATTTCTGGCCAAAACAAATACTGTTTCCATTTACAAAACACCCGGCCATAGTTACTACATTAGCCCCAATCGTTAGAGAATTACTAGTATGAAGCTCACCTGTATAGTGGCTAATAAAAAAGATTTTTCTTTTGGCTGCATCTATAAGATAATCTGCGGACAGAGATATTACATAGGCAGAACTGTAAATCTATCATAGGAGAGTATGGACACATGTCATTTAAGTTAACGGCAATATGCCAAATCTATAACGAAATGGAAAAGAATAATCTTCCACGCTTTATGGACTCAGTAAAAAGATATTGTGATACACTCATCGTATATAATGATGGCTCCACTGATGATACAGTAAAGTATCTATCAAGAGGCTCCCATATGGATAGTTATATGTCGGAGATAATATTTATACATGGTGAGAAGAATAACTTTAAGAATGAAATACAGCATAAGCAAAAAATGCTTGAGGTAGCTGTAGAAATTGGGTCAGATTGGATTTTCTGGCTAGATTGTGACGAGGTTGTAGAGGCCAAGGGAGAGAGCGGAGGCATCAGAGAGGTGTGCGAAAACGCCGTCTGTAATGCTTATGGCTTTAAAGAGGTTAACCTGTGGAGAGACCCATCTTTCTATAGACTAGACAACTCTTACAACGATGGAGAGTTCTGTAGGCTGTGGAAAAATACAGGAGAACTATATTATGATGATAGACCTGGACTTCACCAGAGGCAATACCCCAACGGAATAGATAGGATAGATACAACAGACATAAAGGTTATACATTACGGGTTCTCAAGTGATGATAGAATCGTAGACAAGTATTTAACTTATAGGTCTCATGGACAGAGTGGTTGGGCTCTTAATAGGCTAATAGATGAGCGCACGCTGCGTGTAGCAAAGTCTAAGCCGGAATGGTTTAGGATTCAGCCAATGGAGGCTGACTTCAACCAGGTTTTCCAAGCGCCAGTTGCCATGAGAATAAAATGAAAAAAGCTTTACTCTATAGTCTCTTCTTTTTGTCGTCCCTAGTCTTTATATATGAAGTTCTAACCCCACCAGATAGACCTACCTTTCATGTAGAAGAAAAATTTGAAGACCAGTTTGCAGCTACATGCGCGGTTACTGTTCTTCTTGATAAAAGCTTCGATGGAGGAGGCACAGGTGTTCTTATAAGTAATGGAAAAATTCTTACAGCAAAGCATGTAGTAGATGTAAATAGAAATGGAAGAATTGATTTTGGAGAAAGAGATGTGCGGCTCAAGTTCTATTATCCTGAAGAGTTTTCTCTAACAGGCAGAGTAGTATATGCTCCTCCTGGTAAATTAAGAGTAGCAAAAGGATATGATTTTGTTGTAATCCAACCAGAAACTTCTATGAAGTCTAACATTAGGCTAGTTTCTCTAGAAGACCACATTCTTACTGGTGCAGGCAAAAAGATTTATACAATAGGAAGGTCGAACGGGGAAACTCTCCACATTACTTTTGGAAATCAAAGCACAGATGCAGAAGGGTTTGCCATGTACGATAGGACCACTCTCAATATTTGGTTTGGTAATAGTGGTGGACCAGTCTTTACAGAAGATGACGGACAACTACTTGGTATAATAATAATTAAAAGAGATGCCGGACCATTTGGTCCTCAATTGTGGTCTGGATACATGGGAGCAACTAGTATTAGGCTTCATCTAATGGAGCATAATGCTGAACATTACATCCAGACTATTGAAGATACAAAAGCTTATCAACTTCAGACCTTTCTTCTTGTGTCTTTAATTTTACTTAACTGTCACCTAGGAGTTTATTTTGGCCTCCCTGTTCTATGCAAAAGAGTGTGGCATATGCAAAGAGCTAATGCCGATGTATGAAAAGCTATGCTATTGTGGCGGCCCTGTTAAAATTGTTCAAGCTAAAAGTGACCAGAGAGAGAAAGTAAACTCTTATAGTAGTAGAGCATGGCTGAGGAGCAGAGAGAAGTGAGAGTTCTAGTTACTGGCGGAGCGGGATACATAGGTGACTCAGTAGTTGAGACTCTCTTAGAGGAAAATCATGATGTTGTTGTTGTAGATAGTCTGCTGTATACAGATTCATATATGAGACAGGGCGTCACGTTTATGCAGACCGACATCAGAAGTCCAGAGTTTGAATTCCTTATTGAATCTGAGCGTTTTGATGCAGTAATCCACCTCGCTGCCCTTGTGGGGGACGGAGCATGCTCGGCAAACCCTACAGAAACAGTCAGTATTAACGAAGAGTTCGTGGCCTTTCTGGCGGATAAGCTACCAGAAGAGATAAGACTAATCTTTGCATCAACCTGCTCTGTCTATGGCGCCAACAACAAAATATTAGATGAACAAAGCGAAACTAACCCACTTAGCCTGTATGCTGGGACAAAATTAAATGCAGAGAAACACGTTAGTAGACATGCTAATCATGTTATTTATCGTCTCGGCACATTGTTTGGTCTTTCTAGCCCTTTTGGCCGTATTCGTTCTGATTTGGTGGCAAACATCTTAACATTCAAGGCGTGTGAGGGAGAGAAGCTTACTGTCTTTGGTGGAGAACAATGGCGTCCCATGCTGCACGTTAGAGATGCGGGAAGAATTTTCGCCGAGGCTGTGTCAACAGACACAGTTGGTACCTTTATTCTAAGTCACAAAAACTATAAGATATCTGACGTAGCCAATACCATTTTAAATTTAGTAGATGGTAATGGTGGAGTAGAAGTAACAGATATGAAGTTCGAGGACCTTAGAAATTACCAAGTAGATAACCTGAAGGCACTGGCTCATGGAATTAAATCTAAAATATCTCTTGATGATGGAGTCGTAGAGATACTAACAAAGTATAAAATAGAGGGTCGGATTAAAAACCCCTGGCTCACACAATACAACAACGCAAAGTTCATTAAGGAGCTATCATGAGTAAGTCTGCAGTAGACTTTACACAGCACACAGAGACGCGACCCGAAGTCTATGACATTCCTATGTATCAAGATGACAGAGGCTTTGTTTATTGTGTCAGAGATGAGCTAATTAGCGACATGATTCAAAGAACATACGTTGTTGAGAATCATTCTAGGGGGCTGGTGCGCGCGTGGCATGGTCATCGCAGGGGTGACACCTATATGCACGTGCTTAGTGGTGCAGTGAAACTTGCTGCCATGAATATGGACAATGATGAGGATATAACATCGGTAGTTCTTACAGAAAGAAAGCCACAGCTATTTTATATTCCGGCAGGTTTCTATAATGGAGCCGTAAGTCTAACAGATAACACAAAGATACTTGTTTATTCCACTCTAACATTTGATATGGTAAAATCAGATGACCATAGATTAATCTGGACAGTTAATAAAGATATTTGGGGAGTCGATAATAGATGAAAGCTGTTGTTCTTGGAGATACCGGCATGCTTGGAGGCATGCTCAAGAGAGTGATGGAAGTGCATGGCATAAAAGTAGAAGGTATATCAAGAAAAGATGGACTATTAGTCAATCCCTCATACTGCATGGCGTCATTGTTAAATAAGATTCCAGCACTAGAAGATGCAGATTATATAGTAAACTGTATAGGTGCCATTAAGCCTGTATTTAACGATAAATCCAGGCTAAATGAGGCAATTTATACTAACGCATGCTTTCCTCACGACCTAGTAGAATGGAATGATACCTTCAATATTGGTGCTAAGATTATTCATATCACTACTGACTGTGTATTCGATGGAGTAGACGGTTATTATACTGAATCTAGCCCACATAACGCACTAGACAATTATGGCAAAAGTAAAAGCTTAGGTGAGTCAGAAGACTGCATGGTCTTAAGAACAAGTATCATTGGACCAGAGTGGGGAGGCAACAAAAGGTCACTTATAGAGTGGTTTTTGTCAGAAAAAGGCAAGACGACCAATGGCTATACGAATCATATTTGGAATGGTCTGACCACGCTTGAGTTCTCCACCATGATTTGTGACATTATGCTTAGAGACCTACATTCTAAGGAGTTATATCACCTATACTCTAATGATGTAAATAAGTTTGAACTGCTAACTTTTATCAATGATACCCTAGAGCTAGGCATTGAGGTTAGTCCCACAGAAGCAGCACAATCTTGTAATAGAACACTGAGAACAAGGATGAATCTCAACTCACTACTAGAGCCTCTAGGTATGTATAAGATGTTAGAACAGCAGGCAAAATGGATGGCAAAAGTTAGTGTTTAAAGTCATGACTGTGTTTGGTATTCGACCGGACTTCATACGTTCTAGTCTGATACTTAAGAAACTTAAAGCACACCCTAAGGTTGAGCTGCAGTTTGTCTACACAGGACAACACTACGATGAGAACCTCAAGGGGATTTTCTTTAGAGAGCTTGGTATCTCAGAGCCACAATTCAACCTGGACACCAAGGCTGGTTCACACCCACAACAACACTCCAAACTTATTAGTCAACTTGAGCCAGTAATAGAAGAGGGTAAGCCAGATGTGGTTATGTTCCTTGGAGATGCCAATGCTGTCATTGGATGTATTACTCCACTTAAGATGGGCATTCCTATTGCTCACGTCGAGGCCGGCATGCGTAGCCATGACTGGAGAATGCCAGAGGAGCGCAACAGAGTAATCATAGATAGAGTTAGCGACGTCCTCTATGCTTATCAGCATGACTATAAGTGTAAGCTTGTGCAGGAGGGGATTGACCCTACTAAAATCGTTGTAACTGGCAATACTATTGTAGATATTCTTGATGAATATAAGGATAGGTTTAATTGGCCAGTAGACCCTATGAAAAATTTTGAACTTGATTCATACATTTTAAAAGATGGAGTTAGCTTGCAATACAAGAAGTTTGCACTAATGACAATGCACAGAGATGAACGAATGAAGGACCATGTAGGGTCAGCGGATTTAATGATGGAGATAAACGAGTGGGCAAGTTGTCATGAAATTCCAGTTGTCCTTCCCCTAATGCCTAGACTCAAACTACTAATGGAACAATCTAGATTTAAGAAAAGACTAGGTGGTGATGGACTTACTAATTTTGTATTTACAAAACCTCTTGGATTCTTTGAGTTTGTTATGTTAGAAAAGGGTGCACTGATAGAGTTCACTGATTCAGGAACTAACCAAGAAACTACTGCATTACTTGGAACTCCATGTGTTGTATTAAGAAGGAGCACAGAAAGACCTGAGACATTCAAGAGCGGAATTACTGTAATGACAGATAAACCACACAAGATTTATCATGCTGCGGATTATGTTATTAGTCAAAAGAAAAATCCAAACTTCTCCCTTGGTGATGGTAATGCCGCAGATATTATTGTAACTGACCTATTAGATAGATTAAAGAATAACTTCTATAGAGGTGGGCGTGCAATAACCAATGCATTCAGAGCAGAGAACTGGAAGAGTTTCTAATGGATATTACAGTAGCCACACTAATATACAAGAGTCCAGCATACCTAGACTTTGTAATGAAGTCTCTTCTTAGCTTCCCTTCTAAAGAGCACAATGTTAGCTATTTAATAGTATGTAATGATGCTACAACTGAAGTAATTATCAAGGCTAGTGAATACTCATCCTATCTATCTCATAACTATGACCCTCCAATAAAAATAGTTGTTCATAAAAATGATAATCCAGATGACTGGTGGATTCAGAATGTTTACAATGCATGGAACCGTTGCCTAATAGAATGTGAGACAGAAGCAATTTGCTTTGTCAATAGTGATATGGCCTTTACAGATGACTGGCTAGATAATCTAGCTAAGTATAACCTGGACCAATTTATTCCTACATGTAGACTAGTTGAGAGTGAAAGAATGCCTAGCCTACCAGGGTTAATCTCTAAGAACTTTGGACAAACATTAGCGTCTTTTAAGAAAGAAGAATTTGAAACTTTTGCAGACTCAGTAAAAGAGGATAGTGTAGTAGAAGGGGTTGGAGCTTATATGCCATGCCTATTTAAAAAGGAAATACTATACAAAGCAGGAGGCTGGAGAAAGAACTGGAGAGGTATCCCAGGTGATAAGATAACCTTTGGACTTCTTGAGCAAAAATTTGGTATGAAAAGAGTGATGGTAAATGATAGCATTGCTTACCATTTTCAAAGGGGAGAAAGTGCAGAAGTCGGAGACCTGTAAGTTTCACACTTACATAATAGCAAGTAAGATGGTGCAGTGCTCCAATCCTGTAAGACATTTTTGGGAGTGCCATGTGTGTGGAGATAAGAAGTGGATGACTATGAATACCTTTAAGAAATACTGTCAAGAAAACTATAGGCAATACGAATGAAGCATGAAGAGTTTATAGAATTTATTGCATCCTACACTAAACCTCAAGTTTATGTAGAGCTGGGGACTTATGATTGTAGTACGTTTAATAAAGTAAAGCCACATGTTCAGGATTGGTTATATGGTGTAGACCTGGAGCCAAAAACAGATGAGTTATCTGGTGAGAATTTTAACATCTATACCATGTCAACTGAAGAATTTTCTGAGCTATGGAATGAAGATATACATGAGGATATAGACTTGATGTTTATAGATGCAGACCACAGCAAGGAGGCAGTCTTAAAAGATGTTGATAATTTTTGGCCCTATTTAAAAAATGATACGGGACTAATGCTTCTTCATGATACGTGGCCTCTAAATAAAGAGCAAACCAAACCCGGCTACAGTGGAAACTGTTACCTTGCTACAAAAGAAATTAAAGAAAAATATAATTGTGAACTGCTTACTATTCCTGTTCCATATGGCCTTAGTGTAATACGAAAAGTAGGAGCGGACTGGCGAAATGGCTAATATAGGCATGGAAGAGTTTATTCAGATTGTAAAGAACAAATTTTCTGAAGATGAAATCAAAACTATAGTAGAAGTTGGTGCACTGGATGGTGCAGATTCAGTTTACTTTAAACAATGTTTTCCTAACGCTCAAGTGGTAGCTTACGAGGGACTAGAAGAAAACTACAAAGCACACTCACCTAGTGGTATTGCTTGGCTTAATAAAGTTATCTCATCCTATACTGGAGAGACAACCTTTCACGTCAAGACAACTAATGGCATTCACGGTATCTACGATAGAGGTTCTATCTATGGTACAGAACAAAGAACTGTTCCCTGCTATAGATTAGACTCTGAGTTCCTACATATAATAGATGAATCAATTGATATGATGAAGATAGATGTAGAGGGTGCAACTTATGATGTCTTCGAGGGCATGGGTGACTTACTAGATACAGTTAAAATAATGCACATTGAGACCGAGACTGTTGCATACTTCTCTGGTCAGAAAATGTTACATGATGGAGTTTGTAATTTCTTAAAGACCCTAGGGTTTACGATGCTTAAATTAGCGGGAGCTAGAATACAGCACGGAACTCAATACGACTCAGTTTGGATTAATAATGAGCATCTGGATAGTTAACGACCTACTTACCTGTATACCTGACACTAAGACCTTCTGGCACATGCTGCTTGAGATAGATGGCACAGTCGATAAGACTGGCACGCCATTTAATAAGCTGGCTGAGACAATAGAAAATGACCCAGGACAATGCACTTTAATCATAAGAAATGGAACGTTTTTTAGAACAATTAATAGACCATGTAAGCAAATTGCATTAGTTCAAGACTACTATGGTAGAGATGAACAGCAGCTAGATGTGTGTAATAATTCTGATTGCATTGTATTTAATAGTGACTTCACTAGAGACAAGTTCGAGGCGTTTGACCACGTCAGGACAATCCCTATTGGTGTGAATCAAAATCTATTCAAGCCCATGGCTAGCTTTAGACAAAGGAATGACATCTTTGATAAGTTTAAAAGGATAGGAATATTTGTCGGCGACTACAACTCTACAAAGAATACTAAGTTATTCGAAGAGATAGCTAAAGCCAACACTATGATTGAGTTCATCTATATATCCAAGGCTGGTTATAGAATTAACCTACCAAATGTAAGAAACTATCCTGGTGGAGTTAGCGAACAGGGAATGGTTAGACTATACAATGAGTCAGACTTTTGCATCATGTGCTCACCACTAGAAACCCTGCATCTTACAACAGTTGAAGCAGCCTTATGTAACAGGCCAGTCATAGGCACACATACTGGTTGGCTAGCAAGTCATTTTAATATGGATGTGGGAATTAGAATAGACGGCGAGCACACAGTAGATAAGTTTTCTCATGCAATACAGAGAGTTCTTAGTAGTACGTATTCCCCTAGAGAACACATGCTTACTACTCCATTTACATGGGATAGCTGCAAGGCATCCTGGGAAGAGCTAATTAATGAGGTCTTAAATGAATCTTAG